CCAACAACCACCATAAACTTTTTCGGATCGTCCTCATCGGAAACTACCTTACCTCTTTTGGAACGAGCAACATTTTCTGCATCTTGTTTGTCAGTAATTCCTTTGGCAACTACTTTTCTTACATCCTTCTCCATCCCCACTGTATTTGTTGAAGGAGTTATTGTATCATAAGCTTCTGAAATGGATTCAGAAGTTATAACAAATCCACCTTTCTGTTTTACTTGTGTTTTTGCATCTTGAACAAAATCGTGTGCTTCTTGAAATGTCAAATTAGTTGCATATACATTTCCCTCCTTGTCTTTTACAGAGTACGAACCTGACTTTTCCTCTTCTTTAATTTCCTTCCCTTCCGGAATAGGATAAATCTGCTCTAACTCTTTACACCCACAAGTACACTCACTAACGTTCTCCAATACTTCTCCACATTCTTTACATTGACAGACAACGTTTTCTAGTACTGTTTCCTCCTCTTCTACTTTATTTTCCCATTGAGATTGAGGATTTCTATCATAGATCAATAAATGATGTTTGTTAGATGGTGCATTCCCTAACCATACTGATGCTACCTGAACCTTATCACCCTTAAAAGTAGTTTCTCCTTCAATAAATATCTTGGCCCCTTCCCTTGGAACATCTTCTCTGTTTAACTCCATGGTATCCAAATTATTTTGTACATGTCCCAAAAGTTCCTGTCCGTTCCCTATAAAATTGAAAGCGAAGACTTCTCTATCTGTAGGAAGAATAGATGTTTCTCCTTCATTGAGATCTTCCAGAAGTATTCTTGATTCTTGAACTATTTTCTTTTCAGGAATGGGGACTTTTTTATCTGCTTGCTTTATCGTATCCTGAACGAAAGTCATCAGTTTAGTTATGTCAATGCCCATCGGACATCTCCTTATTTATCTTTCTTTGTCTCCATATCTATCAACGTAGCTGTTTTTCCGTTGACGTCCACCCAGTGCCCTTTTCCTTCATCATCAAAATCAATAAGATCTTTAACCTTGTCTCCCATTCTCTCTTTAACCATCCAAAATGCAACTTCTTTCCCTTTTCCTGATTTGGTTATAGGACGAACTTCTATAGGAAGATCAGAAAACCGAGTATTGAGTAGTTTCTGAACTACTCCGGAAGAAGTCTCTCCTCGGAGAATAGTATCTAATATTTTTAACGCATTCTTATCTGACGGAATGATTTTCTTTCCAGTATCCACAGCCTTCTTGAATAACTTATCTACTCCAGTATAGGCAAAATTCTTAGAATAATCACCTAACATCTGTATTAGACGCTGATAAACGGATACGTCTTTTGCTTCTAAGATCGGATTCATTTTTTGATTCCTTATTTTGTACTTCTTCATACTTTCCTATAAGAATGCTTTTCAGAGTATAGAAAAAATCAACAGAAAATACATCGTGTTTAGGATAGCAAACATTTCTTTGCATTTTACAAAAACGAAGTTCTTCTATCTGATCACAAAGTTCTTCATCCTTTACAATAACTTGTTCAAAGGGGTTAAGCTTGTTAGTAACCAAAACATTATAAGTAACCTCAATACCTTCTGTAACACTTAAAATTGTAACCCCATAAAGAAACTTAACATTTCTTAAATTAGAAAGAAGCAAATCCGTATCTTTCGTACTGACTATCTGCTTCAGGATATCCTGTTTTACTTTTTTGTACTTCTTTAGATTAACTAAAACGTCAATAGCTCTAGAGAGAGTTAAGATTCTACTGGAACGTTTTACAGAAGGAAGAATAGGAATAGCAACAGTTGTAGGCGTCAGATAAGAACGAACTCCAAAGAGTTTTATCCAACTCATTGCATTTTCAGTCAAAGACTTAAAAGGATCTTGACTCAATAACTCTACTAATTCAGTCTGGATATTTGACATGAATTGGTTTCACTTTCCGTTTACTTCTTTTAGTTCGTAAATAGTTAAAATTTCCTTTAACTGGAGCTCCAAAATGAGAAGGCTGAAAAGCTATTGCATCTCCAGTAGTAGTTTCTTCTACATTATGATACTTAGCAAGATCAGAAGGGGAGGTACCTATTCTTCCACAAAAATAATCCTTTAAAAACTTTATAACATTCTCTTTTGGAAAGGCTTCAAAGTAGTTATCTTTCGTACTTAAATCAATAATATCCCATCTATCTCCTATATAATCTAAATATTGTTCTAGCTTACTATACTGTTCTTTTGTAGGTTCCTTAACCAAATCAATAAAAGGATGTTCAGCATCTAGTCTAATATTTCCCAACTCTAAAAAGTTCTCTATTAAATCTGATCGGAATCGTACACTTTTCTTCAAATCATCATACGCAAATTCCCCCACAACTTCATGGGCGTAAGCTCTGTCTCTCCCAATTTTGGATAAGTTTATCAATTCACCTTTAGCTGTTAGAAATCCTGCTTTGTTCCAATCGTCTGTAGTCCCAAAATATTGAATAACACGATCTGTCCAATCATCATACTTCTTGGCTTCTCCCATCTCCTCCTTCTTTTTCTTTGCTGCTTGCCACTTAACTATAGAACGTTTTGCTTCCTTATCCCTATCAGCTACTTTCTTCTGGAGAGTCTTTTGAACACCTTTCTTCTTCATACTTTCAATATCATCTAAATAATAGCCTTCCAGAAAGTCCACAAACTTTTTGGTCATCTCTGGAAGTTCCTTAAGAAGTAAATGAGTGTGTTTACACACAGCTCCGTACTGACGTGGATTTCTAATCCTGGGAGGACGTCTCTCTTGATCTCCGTATTTAGCTTTGTATTTTGCTAAACTCAAAATATAAGCTGGGCCCCAATATTGAAATGCAGGGCAGGAGCAAACTAATTTGACATCTGCTTTATTTAATATCAAATTAGCTAGCTTAGTTAGATCAACATTTGTTGTCCCTGGCTTCCAATATCGTTTATCTCCTACAGCTAACTTAATCCAACCCTTCATATTCAGGAACTTGACTAAAATCTGATACGTTTTTCCTACAGATGTTCCAGAAGCTATTTTAAATCTCCAGACGTCTGGATCCATAGCTGTCAAGTATGCCGAAGTTTTTACTCCTCCATTCTTCTGAACATTTCTTACTCTATCAGGAAAAGTAGGAAATAAACGGGTAATAGAACCCTGTTTTCTTTTTATGTCCCCTATTGTCGCTTCATTCAAATGTAAAAGCTTATTAGGCAGCATTTTCCTTCTTCTTATAAGATTCCGATTTATGTTTCTTTCTTTTTGCATCATCTACATTATAATATGTCTTTCCTCCATCATTGCTAAAACACATAGGATCCCGTTTGCTTTGGTGAACTGATTTTCCAGAATTATCAAAATCAGTTACCTCCATCCATTCTTCAGGATCATCAGTAAGTGGACTCAAAGGCTTACAATTTGCTAATCTCGTAAATAGTTCACTTGCACATTGTGCTGAAAATCCGGAATGATCTTGCTTACTAAACACAGTCATTAGTTCCATGACAGCATCACCCAACATGCCTCCATAATCAGAATCTTTATCAAACAATCCAGCTTTATCCAATTCTTCTTTCGCATAATCTGTAAGATTTTCATTTATATCTAGTAAAGAAAACAATTCCTGAATGGATTGTTCTGGATTGTTTTGGTCAAATCTATATCCTCTATCATCCACGTAAAGTTCTGCTACTGGCTTTTCCTTACTGGCTGAAGGAGGATTGTGAGAAGTATCATTGATTGTATCAAATTCAAACCCATTTTCCTCTAACCATTCTTTTAACTTTGGAGTTACTTTTCTGGCAGTAAATAGAACTGCCTTCAATCCCTCCTCACGAATAATCTTAACTGCTTCAGCAACTCCAGGAATAGGATCCCCAAATACATCCTCCTCAAAATTATCATGATATTGAGAACATACGCCATCAAAATCGAAACACACCCACCTATCATGAACAGATTTCTCACGGATATGTTTTAGAAGTTGTTGGAACATCACTCAAACACCTTAAGAAGTTTATCTATCAATTCGTTTTGATGATCAGAAAAATGCCAACGCACATCTTTTACTTTATCATACCATTCGCGAGCTGTATTCGTTCCTAACTCTTCAGACATAGCTTGCCAATCAGCAACCATTTCAGCTACATCTGTGTCTGACATATTACTAGCATCCACAACAGAAATAGATTTATCTCTATTAGTAGAATCTAAATTGGCTTTAGATTTATCTTCTAAATGAAATTCAGGATGGTGCCTGTTATTCTTAATATGATGTAAAGTTGCATCATGAATCGCCCGGTCATCTGTTTTATAATCTTCTTCTTCTTTCTCTAACTTCTTCTTCCAAGTCAACTCAATATAAGGAGTTAATTCTGGATCTTCAAACTTACTGGCATCATGACTATCCACCTGAAACACAAGTGCCCCTAATTCAGGATAAGCACTCACTATCTTTTCAGCAGCCTCTTGAACCAATCGAATATGATTATTTGTACGTTCAATAAAAAATTCGTACTTTTCATCATTACTGACCGCTTCTTGTATATGTTGTAGTAAACTCATAAACATACTAAAATCTCTTAGCTAAAGCAACCCATCGTGCCTCTTTGTTCAATGCAACCTGAAGTTCTTTCTTCTCCTCTTTCCCTTGATCTAACTGTTCCTGCCCATCATTTCTGATGTTAATAATATTGGATTTTCTCAAGGTGTTTCCTTCGATCATTCTGACTAAAGACAATGAATAGTATCTTAACCAGTTTAAAATATAATCATCTTCTATATCTTCATTATCTGTAATTCTTTTTGTTCCAATAACATACAAAGCGTCGTTTTGAGAAGGAATATTCTCATAATATAAATAACCGCCTACGGCTGGATCTGTACTTCTTTCCCATGTCCAACTAAAATTAGTCCCTACATACTGCCTGTAATTTTTAAAGGCCTCCGACATTATAATCAAATCAGTCGTAACATTATCTAATATTGTTATTCCTAATAAAGACCACATTGGATGATCGTTTAAAATCCACTCCGTATTTTGTGTAGGCCAAACTTGTACTACAGTTTTAAACTGAGCATCCATTTGAACTCTATGTTCTCCCCGAGTTGCGGAAACAACAGCACTAACCTTATATCCTGAATGTGTGTTCCAATAAGTTATAGCATTATCTATCTGCTGATAAATTGTATCATCTGGAGTTGCTAGTACCAATGGTTGGAATTCAGTCTTAATCCAATCCAATATAGAAGATCTAGTTGTTGTGCTGAGGAGAGCAAAGTAAACAACTCCAGAAACCGCTACATCTGACGGATCGTCTGAAAGAAGTTTTATGGAAAATATATCATTCTCGTTTAGATTTACTGCATCATCAAACATATAGATAAAACGAGTTATCCCACTTGACTTTGAGATAGAGGCACTATAGCCAGAAGATTCAATACCTTCACCACCTGTAATATCTCCAGAAATAGTAAATTCTGAATCTCCTGAATCTAAACTATATGTTGACGTTCCAACATCAACTCTAACAAATGTTTCAAATACATGATCTGCTGTATACGATCCAAGCTCAACTAAAGTAGTTAAATCAACTTGTGTAAATGCAACAGAAGAGTAAGTTACGTTTCTCCCAAATATATAAACTTCTCCTGCTACAGAAACGTCGGAGGGGTTACTACTACTGGCAGTTACCGTAATAACCTCTCCTGCTAATACAAGGATCTTCTTATAGAAATTATAAGGAAGTTGTATTTCACCAGACGCTTTGGTTACTTCTTCAGAAAATACTTCTACCTCTTCTCCATTTGTTCTCGTTATCCAAGCAGAAACAGTAATAACAGAAGCAGAAGTATCTAATGGATAACTAGATGTTCCAAGATCTGCTCGAATATCTAAAAGAACACTCTTCAGACAAGTATAAGAGATTAGATCGACGTCCATAGATGCAGTCAGATCTACTGAACTAAAGGATGTACTTCCTGAATTAAGTAACCTTGCCATAGTCTATTATCCTTGCCCACGTCTCCGACTCGGTTTGATACTATCTTCTTTGAGTGTCTTACTTTCAGAAACTAACTCATTTCCCTCAGCGGGGACTTTATTAGTACCTTCTTCAACATCTCCTTCAAAAGAAGTTCCATCGGAGCAGAATTCATCTTCAGGAATCAATGCCTCTTCATATGGAGGATCTGAAGGAAATTCATCTTCAATAACCGGAATATCTCGATTCACCCAAGCCAGAAGTTCTTCTTCTGAAGCAGGCACAAAACTTCTTATCTTTAGAAGTCGTGCAAACTCTTCTTCCGATCCACATGTTATGGTAAGGATTTCATTCTTCTCCACGGAGTAACAACCTAAAGTTGTTTTGATCCCTCCTGTTTGTAAAGAACGAATAACCCGACTGACTGGTTTCTTTTTGTTTTCCATAATAACGTCTCCACCTGATCTAAAAGATTTAAAGGGCGGGAGAATGCAACAACTCCCGCCCCACGAACAGCACCTACACGCCTTGCCACCAACAAGACGCGCAAACTATTACGTTGACAAACCACTCATGTCAACGTCTCCATACGTAAACATACCTTCATTGGTTACCTTAAATCCTGCTGAACTCATAAAGCCCTTCTGAGCCATGAGATCTGCTGTAACCAGTGTTGGCGTACTGAACAACGGGATATAAGGAGCGTACACAGCCCCGGCGAACAAATAGTTGTCACCGCGAAAACCAAGAACGTACCTATCCGCTGTCAAGAACGGATCCTGAATAACTAAACGTCCGTCCAAAGTACCAAGTTCAATTGGCCCTGTTGGGACCTGCTTGTCTAGTCCTGGAGCAGGTTTGAAATGATCACCCATCTGACGAATAATACGTGCTACATTGTTTGAAGCAACTATAAAGTTGCAAAATGCACGCAACGTCTTACTGTAGATGTTATTGGATCCGTACTCAATCCTATCCAGAAATTCGTACTTCTTCCAAAGCCATTCTTGTCCCGAACCAGGAACCGCTGTCCATGTTCCTGTTCCCGTCGCAGCATTCGATCCAGTTGCCGCAGTATAGATCTGATCCAACCCATACTGATCAACTTCAAACTTGATCTCACCGCCAAGGAATTTGATGATCTCGTCTTCCAAGATCAGTCCATGAGCTTTCTCGAGATCAATACTGGAACCAACGGAATACTTCGCCTGAAGTGGGAAGTCCTGAGCCGTTAACATTTCTGCACGCAATTGGATGTTCACTTCTGGAACAAGACTACTCCCACTATCTGCAGTATCGTAATAGTAGCAATAGTTCACTGTAACATTTCCACCACTTGTAGGAGTGGCATTTAATGTCACACTGAATGTTCCATCTACCTTGACCCATCCGCAAGGATTGCTGGTAGTTTCTGAGATCAACTGGCCAGGATTCTCCTTATCAGTAATAATCTCACTTCCGTGCGTAATTTGAACCGTTCCCAGCATCGGACGATAATCCAACGAGCCAGTGATGGTGTTGGATACCAGACTGTCATCTGCCAACGTTTCGTTCTCAACCGTAGTAACAGCATATCGACGACCAGCCCTGGTTCTGTCATGACCAGTCTGGGCGTTAATCATACTGTCTCCCGCAGTGATAGATCCCTTGGTCGTCCCGTACAAAGCGTCAAGATAAAACACAGCACCTTGACGTCTGTCCAATGCCTGAACAATGGCAACCTTGTTCAATACCAAACTGGGAATCAACGCTGCAATCACTGGAAGCTGAATCGCCATAAACTGAATGGCGTCTCCCGTAGTCGCTTCTTGCAACAGACGGCGGTTTCCACGAAGCCCAGTTTCGATCAATGCGTTCTCAAGGCACTGCGCCATATTCTGCTTATCGAAATCAGTTAATGAACCACCCCCGTTACCTTGCATCCATTCATTAACCGCGCTGATGTACGGATCCCACTGCAGAACAAGCCTTTTACGCTTCTCTGTAATATCACGCATACGCTCTTCTATAGCAACCTTCAAATTCATTATTTAGCACTCCTATTACCTAAAATACCTGTACAAGCTAAATCAACGCCATGTGCAATCTTAGATCTCATTGGATCTATTGTAGATTGAACAACTGTAACAACATTTTCAGAAATACGGCTAGAAGAATGAAGTGCATCCTCACGCAACGTCTGTCTGATAGAAGTTAACCGTTCATCTATCTGCTCCACTGTTTTACTTTCAACGAGAAGTGCTCGTGTTCGTTCAGGGAGTAGATCAAATGAGTCACTAAGAACAGCACGTACATAGTTCTCTAATAAATTTTTCCGTTCCTCTGTTCTCTCTGCCTCCAACTGTTCCAGTTTAGTTCTATAATCAGACTCCAGACTGACTATAGTCTGATCCATGGCATCTTTATCTTGCTTAATCTTATCCAATTCACTGACTAATGTATCGGTCTTGGCTCGTGCAATTTTAAGTTCTCCGAATGTTTCTTTTAGCCGCAACTTCAAAGCATTATACTTCTCCAACATATCATCACATTTTTCAGTTAATTCACTTGTCGTTGCTTTTAGTTTGGCTAGCAAGATTTTAGATTCAAGACTCCCTCTTCCTTCCAAACCTTTTATCTTACTGTTAAGATCTTCAATAATCTCCAAAGCCTTATCCCGTTCAGCACGAATAGAAGCCTCTTTGATTACTAAATCTATAGAATCGTTGACTTTTTTACCCTTCTTCTTTGTCTTTCCTTCTTCTAAATCATAGATATAATCAGCATCTACGCTGACAAATAAATTAGGAAACTGTTTTGTAACATCAGCTTCTCCATATTCAATAAATACTCCCAAAGCATGTTCTATATCCTCATAAGTATACCTCTTGTTCTCGTCCACTATTTCAACATGTAAGTTGTTTACAGTGAATCTATACGTTCCTTCATTAACATCACCCTCCATATCATTATAATGTTCATCTTCTTCATTAACCTTCTTCTCCTCCAACCTTCCTGCAATAATATCAGCTTCTGTTCTCTGATTCAAAGGACGTTTTTTTGGAGTTTCTTCCTTTTCTTTGACCTTAGGAGCAGATGATTTCTTTCCAGAAAGGAAATCAACTAAACTCCAATAATTTTCATAAATCAATTCAGTTATACTCTCATTCTTGGAATGTCTGTGTCCTGCCTTGACAGCTTTTTCCGGACCAAGCTTCTTCATTGCTGTAGCATAGGCAATCTGACGTTCCTTGTCAGTCAATCCGCCTTTCTTGTATCCCTTCATGACATCTACTGCCATACGATGAAACTTCTTTGTGTGAATTCCTTTTCCCTTGGGAGCTTTGATTCCTGCTGATTGATACATCTTCTTAATCTCTTCAGTCTCATCCAAATCTGGACTATTAATCAACTCCAGAAGTTCGTCAACAAATTCATCAGAAGCGTTATTAATCAATTCAGAAGAATTGGACTCCCACACTCTTCCTAAATAATCTTTCGTTTCTGCTTTGGACGAAGACAATATCCGTTCTTTGTTTTCAAGTATTGTAGATGTCAATTTCTTTTCAGCATTCCCATCCCAACCTTGACACAAGAAGCGAACCACTGACTTTCCATAAGATACATCTTCACCAGTCAAAACATTGGATTCATCTATCCGGAAGTCTATCTTCTGATCTTTATCCTTGGACTCCTGCATTGTTCGATTCCAGCGATAGGATAGTTCGTCCAGAAGATCCAATCTCTCCTTCTCCAATTGTTTCAAATATGGAGAGGAAGTATCATTTCCTGAATCTGTCATCCAATCCAAATATCCAAATCTATTGGCTAATTCCTTAACAGAAGCTGTCCGTGGATCTATTATAGGCGTGGGAATCATTAATGCACTGGTAGGGAAGTCCAGGCCCATTTCCAGTCCCGTTACATTTGGATCTATATCCCCTATACCAGGAATTGGAGGTTCTCCCATAACGGGTTCTCCCTCCATAGTAGACGGTTTGGAGGCACCTCCATTCAACTCACCCTCCATATCTCCTTCAGGTTCCTCTTTAACAGCTACAACTGGAGAACCGTCAGCATTATACTCCTCAGCAGCTTCACCTCTTTCTACTTCTTCATCATCTAATTCATCGTCATGTCCTATTTCTTCTGACATAAGTGCTTTATAATCAGAAGCAAACTTCTCACTGACAAAAGGTTGTATAGATTTTTCGTTTGTCTTCCATAACCGTCCCAAATAGCTAATTATAGCTTCTTTAGGAGCCACTTTGAAGTGTTCTCTATATTCATTCATCAATTTGACAAAATCTTTTTCCCGTGTTTCTGACCATTTCTCATCTATAAAAGCTAATAAACATTTGGTAAATGCAGGATCAGACTTTCCTTTAATAGATTCATCCAATCTCACAGAAGTTATTTTCTTCTCTGAAAGATCTTTCTTGCCTTCTCCCTTAATAGATTCACATAGCGATTTAGCAGAGTCAACTTGCAAGGATTCCAAAATAGCTACCGCAAACTCCTTGTCCATCTCCTTTTGATCTTTATTAATTGATTCTACCATAGCTCTTTGAACTTCTTCCGGATAAGGATTGGAAGTACTTGGATCTGCTGTAAAGTCAGTAGTAATATACCGATATGCTTCCGGAAGTACTCGATAGAACTTATTTCCAGCTTCATCTAATGCCTCCTCTAACTCTCCTTCTGCTCGAGTACTGACACCTACCCCACACCCGGACTCCAGCAATGTATCTATAATCCGTCCGTAAGGAGTGTCTAAGACGTCCATTTCCTGCATAACTCTATTAGTATCTTCGTCTATCCACATCTTATTGACGACATGTGCAGTTCGTTCCAGACGACTTTGAGACTCTTTGGGATGTTCGGCATCCCCATAAAGACATCTGTTATTCAACTTTTCTGAAACGTTAGGATCAGAAATAACCTTATCCCAGACATCTCTTTCATACATCCGGTTGTTAGCGTTTAATTGACCAATATTGCATATGGGATATACGACTCTACACAGCACACGTGGAGGAAGGTCCTGAGTTTCTACTACTTGATACTTCTCAAAAACCTTCTCTCTGTCGCCTTTGGGGATTGATGTAGTAACCATCAGAGTTACTCCTGTCTTTCAAAAAGTTTGAGATTGGAAATTTCTTTCGATTCTAATAACTTAAGTATGTCTAAGCAGATATCCTTAACTTCTCCGTCTGATTCATACAAGGAAATAGTGTCCTTGTCAAAAGAAAAATCTCTTCCACCTAAACATAACATACATTTATCGTCATGTTCTACAATAGAATAGGAATATGTTTTCCCTTCGTAATCCACTAATCCTTCATACTTCTTCTTAGGAGCTCCTAACTCTTCAGCTCCCATCTCAAAAGGCTCCTCCTCCTGAGCTATCTCTTCTTCAGTTTCTTCTTCTGACCTTTTCTCAATGGAAGGTACAATATATCTATCTACTAATTCAGTAGCTATTTCGTCCATATCTACTTCTTTAATAGCTGAAAGGATGAAACCAGGAACATCTGTTGGATCCAAATCATGCTTAACTGCTGAAAATACTTCTTCTCCTACGGCGTTTTGAATAATTAAATCATTGGGTTCTCCAGTATCAGAAGTTGCTTGTGTGATGTAAAAAAAGTCATCTCCCTTACTTCCTATATATTCTTTCTCAACACGAACTTCTTCAGGCTCTTTCGCTGCTGCTGGTTCATGGTTTAATTCTTCTGCTCCTGTTTTAATTCCTGGTTCTGGAGGAGGAGGAACTTCTTCTTCAGGAGGAACTTCACCTTCCATCCCTTCTTCATTTTCTGGAGGGGTCTCTTCTCCTTCTTCTGGTGGAATCCCTTCATCATCTACGGGAGTCTCCTCTGGACTGGGTTCTTCTGACATCTTAACTTCAGGCTCTTTTTCCCATGGTTTCTTTTTTGTTATTTTAGAGGGTTCATCTTGTTCATTGACTTTTGATTCATTAGGATCCGTCCGCATACTATCCAATCCACCAAATGCAGCAGAATCCTCTGCTGTATTAAGATCTTCTGTCATACCTACATCTTCTAATTCCATTTCCTCTCTTAACTCGTCAATTGTATCTTGCATAGTAACCATACTAGAAATACTACCCTTTTCTTTTTCTAAGGCTCCACGGATATGTCCCAACCAATAACTCCTTGCCCTAGTGTACGTCAAACCTTTTCCAACTGAACGTAATATATTATCAGCCTCATCTGTTAGATCTTTTAACTCGTCTTTAATCTCTTCTAAACGGGTAAGATCTATTGAGATTTTCTCATTCATTTTTCCAATACTCTTTCGTTCGTTTTTCTTTCCACTCTTCCTACTATTTCGTCTTTGTCCACAACTTTTGTTTTCATCAAACTCGGATCCATAGTGGACAAATTTTGACCAGATTTCTTTGAGCTGTTCTTCCGTGGCTTCGGCCAGAAAATCCTGTACGTTTTGTTTGGTTTCATCTAATTCTCCTGGTACATCTGTTGAAATATAATTTTTATGTATATCTGAAAGAAGGACTCCGTCAGATTGGGATAGCTCCATAATCCGCTTACGCATATCTTCCATATCGGTTACATTCTCCTTCAACTGCTTGTTTTCAGATATATCTATCCATACATCATTCAAATCACCAAAATCGTATAGTTGTTCCATAACATTATTAAAATCTTCTACATCACCAATTGTATCAATTTCTCCAATAATGTCCTCAATCTCGTCTCTCATCTCTTCTTCATATGGCGAAATACTATCCATAAACTTAGACAATGAGGCACGAAGAAGTTGCTTAAGTGTCTCAATAGTTTCTGGCTTATCCAACTTTTCATCATACATTTCCTGATACTTTTCATACCACGCCAACTCTATCCGTTTAAGCCAATATCGTTCTTCTACCTTACATTCAGGGAGTTCTCCGTTTCTTTGCCCCAACTTCCTTCTCAAGTTTTGCATCTCCTCTCCTTCTTCTTCTTCAGACGGAAATACTTTCTCTTCTTCAAAAGGTTCTTCCTCTGTAAAAGGCTCTTCTTTATATTCAAGTGGGTCTTGCTCTTTATTTTCCTTTATCTTGTACAACTCTGGATATAACTTCTCTAGAACTTTTTTGCTGTCATCATCAGCAAAATCCCACTCTTCTCTTGAACGGAAACGACAAGCCCATTCGTAAGCCAATTGGCTATTGAATGAGCCTGGTTTATACCTCTCCAACATAAAAGAGACAAATTGTGGCTTCCTCTTTTCTGAAAGTCCGGAACGTATAGCCATAGCGTCTAGCATACTTTTGGATGCCTCTGCCTTACCAGCATCAGACATTCCGGCATTAAGAGACACTTGTTCGTTAAGTGCATTTGAATTTCTAACAATATGATTCATTAAATCATTATTCATTTTACCAACTTCCTATATTGGATGTATCTCCTGTTCCACCAGATACGTCTGTCAAGTTAAAGAAATCATTATCCTTCCAACTAAAGGATTGTTCTCCAACTTTTGTATCAGTTAAAGATGGACTTGCTCCATCCTGCAAAAATATTTCCGCAGTGTACTCTCCATCAGAAATGGATGGCATCGTATACTCATACAAATAGCTGTCTGATTCAGACATAGGCAAATCATAATCGCCCCAATTAGCTGCAACATATGAAACGAAAGTACTATCAGAACTTTTCATATGAGAATCGTTAGCATCCGTAAGAATTACGTATAATGTAACCCCTGTTTCAGTATGTCTGTATCCTAACTTCGCCATACTAATCTTTTAACTCTTCTTGCTTAATTCTTTCACAAAGGTCCAATAGAACCATTGTAATTGCTCCTTCAGAATCCAATACCTGAACACGATCCTTGAGGAATTGTATTTCAGGCTTGTTAAACTCAATGGTGAATTCTTTCTTCCCTCCTTCAGAGTCTATTCCATTGGTCCATTCTACTCTTCCATCTGGATGAAAGACAATTCCATACTTCTCTTTTTCTTCTTCACTGAAACTTACTCTCCTGGTTATATCACTGACTAAACGCATAGTAGTCAAGTTTGCTTTTGCTGGAAACAAATGGGTAATTGAAATTCTTTCTGCAAATGTAATCTTCATACTAAACTCCTTGTTATGTGGCTTGCGTAACTGCTGTTATAATACCCCCTTTTGTTGTAATTGTTCCGTTTGATCCTCCTCCAGTCAATGGAGCTCCTACTGTGTAAGTTCCATCTGCTACAGGTGCTGTTCCTCCACACCTATATCCTACTGACGCTTCTATAGATCCAACAACATCCAAAGCTTGTGTTGGAGCTGTATTCTTTCCAATAGATAAACTACCACTGATATAACTATTTGCTGTGTTTATTCCTAACCCCCAATTAGTAGAAGCACCTATCTGTCCAGCATCAAAAAATGCATATGACGTTCCTATCGTAGCTCCATTGACAACAGCACATGATGCAGCATAGTAAGCATAGGCTGTAGTTACAGTGACAGCTCCAGTTCCAGATAAGGGCTTTTCAGAAGAAACTCCTCCCAACATACCATAAGCTGTTGTTACAGTAGAATTATAGGAACTTCCAGATTCGTTTGTACACGTAACTGTTCCTCTACATCCTACCATAGTTGTACAGGCTCTATTTGCTGTTGCCCCAGTAGGAGTATAAAACGCTTGGAAATTCAAACCATACAAATTGAATTGATTACCACCGCCTCTTGTACTATTTACAGCTACATTGACTCCGATCAAGGAAAGTGGAGCTGCGTTAGAAGTGCTGTAACAGTAAATTCCGGCTGTCTGTGTTCCTGTTTGAGCGGCAATCCCTACCCCTAACAAAGAAAATTGAGGGGTAGAAGTTGTTGCTATGTCTTGAATCGTATTGAGTTGATTGGATGTAAGTTGAAGATTTGTAGTATTATATCCAAAACTGACTACATTTCCTGTTCTGGATAAAGGATAATCAAAAGTCAAAGGATTTTCATAATTGATATCTACCCAAGATAACGTACTTCCATCATTAGTCAAGTACATTCCAGACGAAGCTGATTCTACAGTAGGAAGATGTTGTCCGTCCCAAAGATCTGCATTTAAGTTAACATTCAAAGTTGTTGATACACAACTATAAGGGGAAGTTCCTTGCTCAACATCAGAATAGTAGTAAGATGCTGTACATTGTTCAGTTATAGAGAGATCTCCATTGATAACAACCAAACCATTATCAAACTCTCCATATATCAAGGGATCTACTGTATTGGAGTTAGAAATATATAATGTATTACTTCCAGTCTCACTGTATCCTGCCTGATATCCTACAAAAACATTTCCTGATCCTATACAACTATAACCAGCTTGTGGTCCTATACCTACATTTGTAGTTCCTGTTACATTAGAATAAAGGCACTGATATCCAATTGCCGTATTGTAATTCCCAGTTGTTAAGGAGTATAAAGTTTCAGCTCCTATTCCTGTATTGTAATTCGCATATGTCAGAGTGTATAAAGATCTTCTTCCTAGTCCTACATTGTATGATCCGGTTAGAAGATTGTATAAAGAAGAAGTCCCCACTGCCATATTAAAAGAACCAGTAGTAATATTATATAAAGTATTATATCCTAAACCTGTATTCTCATATCCTTCTGGACCAAAAGTATTTTCTAATGTCCCTGCTCCAGCAGCTCCTATTCCTAAAAACAAGTTGCCAACGTAACTTAACCATCTATCAGTCAGAATATCTGAAGCCAAGTAAACATAACCACTTGTTGCACTTAAACTTAAATTCCCAGAGGATGCTGTAATACTTCCGGTGATTAGTCCATAAGATCCTAAATTTAAATTTGTATCAAACGTATGTCCAGCAGATGCCCAATTTAGTCCAGTTAAAGTACTGTGAGAAGTAGCTACGTATGTTCCTGCAGGGAGATTAGAGACGGATCTATAATCTTGCGTTTCGATGTAAGTTGCAGTTCCTCCTAAATTCTGCAAGAGTACACGAAATAGAAGTTTCATCTCTTTGTAGGGAAGAACTCCAAAACTAAGTGAAGTGTACGTATTATTTGATCTTGCATTTGCTAAGGTGACATCTACTCTTTGTCCCATTAAAAATGTTATAGGGGTATCAGGATCGTTTGTTGCAAACATCCAGTAAGCTACATAATTAGCAACAGGAACATCTGCTAAATTATTTCCGTTATTATACCGTAATGTTGCTCCGTTTAATTTATAGTATAAACTCCCTGGACCATCCCATTCATAATCTGCAGACCCATTCTTATAAAATACATAACAATTTGTCTGAGCATCTATATCATGCTCAAGATCCTCATCCCAAATAATTCCGGCATCTGATGAAAAAGTAGTATCCGTAAAAGATGTAGCAAATCCACTTTCAAACCTTGTCCCTACTGTTTCATGGAGATAGGTATGAGTAGCTGAATCCATGACTATTCCATGACGTTCATTCCCTATGATTCCTTTATCAGTAGTTGTATTGTAATAAATAAACGCTATAGTACAAGAATTCCATCCAGGAAAAGTAGTGCTCTGACTTAGCACACCTGAACTATCATAGTAAACAAAGTGAAGTCCTGTACTATCGTCTATAGTTATATCATCCGTTGACTTGGAGTATTTGACTCCCTCAATCCAAACGTCATGGTCTCCAGTAATTGTAAATACTCTTGTTGCATCCACAAAAGAAAGTGTAGTTGCTGCATATCCTGTAGATGTAAAGCCAGTTGGCTCTTCCGTATCTCCCATAAATGCATGATACCCATCCCAAAGATCAGCATTTAGATTTGTATTCAAAGTAGTAGAAGTGCAGGCATAAGGTTGTGTTCCTGTTACTACTACTGATTCAAAATAAGATGCTGTGCATTGTTCAGTAACAGTAAAATCTCCATTGATTAGAACTAACCTATTGTCAAATTCCCCATAAATCAAAGGATCAGCTGTATCCGAAATGTCAATAGCCAGTGTATAACTTCTATCTATATTGAATCCTGCTTGGTATCCTATGTAAACACATTTTACTAAGTTATTGGCCAGACACCCTGCCTGAAATCCTATAAATACATTATGTCCACCTGTACCACAATCTCGTCCAGCCCCAGAACCTACTGCCACATTTTTACTTGCTTCTGTATCTTTAATAACGTAACCTGCTGCATCGTCTCCTGCAAACGCTTTTGTTATAACAAAAGTAGTTCCTGAACCACTGACTAATGTATACCATCCGTCATAATGAGTAGTTCCTGAAATATATACGTAATCTCCCGTAGTCAAACTATGAGAAGTAGAAGTTGTGACTTGTGTCTGCCCTCCTCCTAAATCAGCAAACGCAGTTATAACCCGTTGAGGAGGAGCCATATTCCGAAGTGCTCCGGATCCTAGCGCCATATTGTAATAACCTTGAGCAACTCTCTGAAGAGCATAGTACCCTACTCCTACATTCTCAAAGCCAGTGGTCAACAAACTACATGAGAAAGCCCCAACAGCTGTATTAGTTGCTCCAACACAAGTAACTAACGAATAGTATCCAAGTGCCGTATTGAAATTAGAAGTAAGATTATTCTGTAAACTCCATGTTCCTACAACTGTATTTGCCAAACCAGTTGTTATATTTTCCCCAGCTTGGTTTCCTATTAAAACATTATATCCTCCAGTAGACAAATGACCAGCATTGTACCCAACAAGGGTATCATACTCACCTGATCCATCTTCTGTATTAACTCCCACACAAGTTCGTTGGGTGTCTTCAACATGAAAATGCATTAAATGGAGCTTTCCACTCACCAAATCAAACTGAGTGGTATCATAGGAGAAGGATGCTAGAGCTCTTTTAATTAGCATACACTAACCTTCATGCTCTTCGCCACCAATATTAGGAGTAGAATTATCTTCATCAGAAGGAGATTCAAATTCAACCTCTTGCTTGGAGCATAGACGGATGAGATTCCTGTCCATCCGTCCCATACTTTTTTGAATACCTTCTGCCCAATGTTGATGTCGAGCACAATTTTGTGTTATCTGTTTTATTTGAAGTTGTGTTTCTGTCTGGAGTTTAGTTAAATCATTACGCAAAGCTAGAACCTCCTTGACTAACCAGGTAATACTGGCAACAATAAGCAGCCCAACAATCCATATCAAAACTTCGTCTGAGCTTTTCATTTCTTGTCCTTACAATTAGATGACTTTTAGTTCCTAACATCATAGCACACAGTGAGAATTACACATTAGGCTTCTGGCCCCTTCATCTGCCATTGTAAGTATACGTTGGCATCTACTGAAGATTGGCTGGATTGGACCGTAAAAGAATCTCCAACATCTGTAACGTATCTTGGAGACCGAGCTTCTGATCCATCTACATGACCCCATTTTTGTCCAGCATGCATATCAAAAATGGGTTTGTTTCCCGAACGGAGAGTAAACTTGGAAGCAACATTACTACTAATCTCCATCCTCCATATCCATACTCGTAAATTCTCTTCACCCTCTACCAATGTAACTACTGATCCATCAGTGATTGGGATACGAGCATGGTGAACAGGACCTACTCCTGACAATTCTATATCTTCGAAAGGCATAAGCTAATCCTTAGAATACTTCTAAACTTTCAAGAATCTCGTTAAGTTCTTCACCAAAGAATTCGCCTATGTTCATATCCTCCCCACGACCTGATTCTTTTATCCGTTTGACTATTCTGGAGATGATATTTCTAAACTCCATCAAATCACTTTCCATTTCAGGATATTGATATTCAAGATCCTCACCTAACCGCCCTCTTCATCATCTCCTTCTCCCTCCGTCAGATCCTTGATAAGTGTCCCTTCTGCATCGCCTGTAGGAGATGATGGAACACGTCCTTCTTTGGCCATCTTCTTACCTTTCTTATCATCCTTCTTCTTATCGTCTTTCTTCTTGGCTTCCAACGTCCCTTGATTAGGAGTCTTTTCTTGCTTCAAAGGGAGCTTAGCCGTAGCAGTCTTTGGAGATTTTCCTGACTTGTTGTCCTTCTTGGCTGCTTCATCTGCCTTTCCTTCTGGAAGTTTATCTCCAGGATTGGGAGTTTTCTCTGGCTTCAACTTTCCAGTGTTTCCAGCCTCATGCTTGATCTCTTTGGGATTGTCACTTTCCTCGGGTCCGCCAGAGGAAGTATCTGGATTCAAACCGTAATCACCTTTGCTTCCAGATTCGACGACTTTGTCTGACCGCCAGATAACGCACTTATCATCAACAAAAGATTCATTATTCTTTTCTCTAACTTCAACAAAACAGTTGACGGGAGGCTTAATCTTCTTGGCCTCGTCCAAGGCGATCTTTTTGTCCAAATAGTACTTTGACTCCTCAACGTTGAAAACACGATTTCCATACTTGAGTACTCTTACAACGTAAGGTCGTTCAACATTGCGAGCTACGTTTTCCATAATTGCATTGGGGTTTATCATAATATAATTCTCCTTGTATGTAAACCAAAAACCTTATTCCTATTCAACCAATTCAACGATTCTTCCTTCAGAAATCGTCATCTGCTTTCCAGTATCCATATTCCGAATCTCGAATTTATGAGAAATAGCCAGATTGACAACAGTATCCTCTCTTTCCTTCAAATTACTGTACGATTCTGAAGTAGAAAGGATGTTCCCATTTTTATGCATAAGACGCCATCGTGGTCCGTCTTTCGCTTCAAACAATCCTATATAATACATATTATGTCTCCTTATTCCCAACCAAATCAAAAAACAGCTAAAAGAAGAACACATAGACTAATTTTCCTTGACGCCCTACATGTTCTGCATTAGCTTGGCTTTCTATTCTTCATTATCTTTCTTTCGCATAGGATGCTTTTTTATAAACCTGTCAAATTCAGAAGAGGAATAGTTTTTAATAATTTTATCAGCTTCCTCTCCTGTAATTCCACGAAGAGCTAACATCGATTTCCTTCTATTTCTTTCTCCCTGTGCCCTATTACGTTCTTTCTCAAAACCATTAGATTCATTAGATCTACTCTCTTCAACTACTCCCTCCATGTTCTGCATTGGCTTGGCTTTCTCTTCTTCATCCTCCAGGGACGGACCTTCTTCTGCTTCTAAATCTAAATCTCCGCCTTTTTCTCCTTTGGCCTCCTCCTCCATTTCCTTTAGACGAGTATAGTAATCAGGAATTTCATCTAAATGATTAGCTGCAATAATTGCCGCTAATTCTGGATCGGAGGTATGCTCCTCTTCTACAGATGACCCGATATCTAACTGCTCTGGATCATAATCCTGACGTTTCTTTTTAGGAGGAACTAAATGTAGATCACGGATCATCTCCTGATTAAAATCATTTCCTGTATCTTCTTCTCCCACATATTCGGGGGGAGTAACTTCAACAGCTTCCCGTATTTTTCCGTATAAACTTCCAAATCTGGTCATATTATTCTCCTAGATATGATCCCATTCCCAATTTTCAATCCATTCTTTATTGGTCTCATCATACCAAGTCAATTGAGGAGCCCACGCATAAGTTCCATAAACGTCCACTTGTCTATCTTCAGAATCCAAAGCCTTGGCTTTCATAGTAGTTCGATCAAAAGTATCACGAAATATCCTATAAGGCTTTGGAGACATTTTATCTCTTATGTCTTCCAAAAGCTCATTAAACATAATAGCACCTAATCCATAATATCATTTATATCCACAAACATATGTCCAACATCATCCCTCCATCCCCTCATAGTCTTAGTCCAAATTCGAACACGACGAGGAGTAGATGTTGCATTGAACATAAAATTTATAAGTTTAATAATTGGACCTTTCCTTAACCCTCCAACAGGTTCATCAGGATCAGTAGTTTCTATGTAGCATCCTACTAATGAATCAGGATGAGGTCCTTCTATTTTAACATCTGTATCTTTATCTATATCCCACCCATAAAAATGTCCCAACATCTTTATCTTTTCTAATGTATTAAGATGAATTACTTCTACAACCTGTTCAGGATGTTGCTCTACATTCATAAACTCTTTAACTGATTGAAGTAGTGATTGAAACATTATATTGCCTCTCAACACATCTACATCTTCTGCTTGTAATCCATAGCCTGTATTAACTGATTGAACCAGTTCTTCACTTCTTCAACATTTTGTTCCGATGTCTTAAAATTAGCATCTACAGAAATACTTACCCTATCAATTGGATAAGAAGAAGGATCAGAAGGAAAAATATCGGAATTTCTGTGTTCTCCATTTTTCCAGACAACCCAATTCCCATGAGGCCCACCCCAAGCAAATACATTGACATCTCCTGGAAGGTCTCTCCACTTATCGTAAACTACTGTAGGATCTTTAGAAGTAGTATCAGTAAAGGCTATTCCAGCATATGAGCTATCTCCAGCTTTCATAGAAGATCGAGTACCTTCTGGATGTCCAAAACATACAGATTTAACAGTGATTCCTTTAATACTATTTAACTGATCTAACATCCCTTCGTCAAGCTCCGGATCTATCTCCATTCCTCTATACAACTTACTTCTGATATCTTCTAACAACTGTTGAAACATATTCTACATCACCTTTTCCACAGAGACTCTGAATACTTTTCCTTGGGCTTTCAGGAGAAGCTCAGTCCCTTCTCGGGCTACTACTAAGTCTTCTTTACCAGCCCGAGACAGTAGGTCCTCAATATAGTTTAAAACCTTCTCCGCCTGCCATTCGTCTTCACCTTTTTTAGAGTCAGCTTCTTTGACTTGTTGGCATTTAGGAGGAATAGTATGTGTAAGTAGTTCAGTAAGCATGTTAATCTCCAGAGGTGCGGTTAGATTTGTTAGTCCTCAAAATCAATTGTATATCCCCAACTTCTTTCTTCTCCCCCACGAAAAGTAAATCCTATATCATCTAGTATCTCTTCAATAGCATCATCAACCAAACCTATTTTATTAGAAAGTACCTCATTACTATCTGCCTTAACAATAAGATTAGGAGTTTGATATTTAGCAGACATACTTATCTCAATTCGTAAACCAGGAATCTCCTTCTTATTATCAGCAACAAACTTTTGTAACTTCTCCTTCATCCTATCATACAGTTTCCGATTAAAACGTCTGGAAAGTAAGTAATCTGAATAGGATACATCTTCTTCTGTATCTAATAACTCATCTTCATCATCTTTCCCTGGCATCTCCTCAGCAGGAATCCCATCTTCTCCCATATCCATATCTTCCTCTTCTTCATTCACTGACTCCTCCATGCCACTTCCCTGAAGTCTACGCTTGATATATGTAGCAATGGCTTCATCAGTAGCTGTATCTCCTACACCATACTTCTTATATCTATTCAGTTTCTTAGAGGTAGAAGAGATGAGAGTAACTAGCTTTCCTTTGGCCTCATCTTCAATTTTTAGTTTAATATTCTCATAATTCTCTGGAGAAATAGGTTCTCCACTGTAAACATGGAGAACACTGTAAAATGTATCCACAACTTCTTTTATAGATTTATCATCTAATGGGCCAACAATCCCTTTCATCTTCTGAATAAACCCATTGAGGATCTTTTTGATCTCAGAAGTAGCCAAGGCTTTGTTCCTCTTGGAGGTTTCGTCATCATATAGCTCAAAGGGATCCTCACCTGCTTCTTCTCGGATAGTAGACTCTTCGATCTTACTCCGAATATAATTTAAAATAATATCAAAATTATTCATAACTGTTCTCCAATATATGATTAATCTTCTCAACAACAAAAGGAAGTAGAGTTCTATACTCCTTACGCCCATGCTCTACTTCGATAGCCACATGAGTCCCAAGGCTAAATAATCCTTTGAGGGCCACGGCACTGTCCTCAACTTTTCCCTCTGACAACGCCTTCAGAGTTTTATAAACGGATTTGCCTTTTAATGACTCAACTAATGTGGCCAGTAACGTCTGATTCTCTACAGCAGTTTTCTTCCCTTGCCCTATCTTGACTAACATAGATCGTTCTAACCATTCAGTCTTCCCATTGGAGTACTGAACCCTGTAGATAGGTTCACCCTCATCAGGATACTGGATGTCTACGATATGTCCTTTTTGATTAGCTCTGGGGCATTCTACTAAATCCCCTGGCTTCAATGCTTCGTATACTTTCTTTATCATACTAATGTTGTATCTTGTGTACAGCTCCCAAAATACTAAACAACATCCTGTTATCTTTCTGCTCAACAACGGAACGTCGAAAGTCATCACTGACCTTAATCTCTTCTTCCTCAGTAGTTTCTTTTAGCTGAAGAACTCGGTTGAGGGGATCCAGTAAACTATTCCCTGTTCCTTTGCCCTGAACGGGTTCGTACGATGTTTGTTTATCTTCCCTGATATCTTTGCCTTCGTTACCTGAATTTATCGTACAGGGATTGCCACAATGAGGGCAGAAATTAAATTCAGAAGAGACTCTTTCACTACAATGAGTACACTGACGTCGAGGATACTGACTGACAGGAGAAGGAGATTTTTTACCCAACGTCCTCCTAATCACTTCATCCCTGATACTTTTAGGGACTTCATTTTCCATTGCTAAGTGCCTTTTTAGCTAAAATGAATCTTAAGTAAAACAATTGAATCAACATAGAACTATCTTCATTATCCAGATATGAAACACAAGATGTCACTGTCGAAATACACTCTTTCAACTTCATCAATTCACGAATCATAGTTTTACATGATGGAAACGTCTTTGGAATAACTCCGTCTAATAAAGCTCGTACCATAAGTTCTTTACTTCTTTCGTCGAAGGCTGTATCCTCCATCATTAAATGGAATACATTTCCTGCTATACTTTTTGTTGATTCTTTTTTCATAAATAGTCCCAAGGGCGGGAAGGGTTAACCGCCCCTAGGACATGAAGAAGAGAATGTAAATCAATTACTGCTAACATTTTCAAACTTGGTCTTGACTTTCTTATCTTTAAAACAGGATTCCCACATCATCCTATCCTTATAGGTGTACGCCCGGAAATCTCCGTTAGAAGCAAACATGGATAGATATTTTCCTCCAACCCCTCCAATGGCGGATCTGGAGATATATTCCACAGCGGTCTCTATCATTCCTTTCTTGGCTTCAGTCAGGAGTTCTCCACCTTCTTTGACATAATCCTCTATATGGAAGTCTCCTATCTTAAGGATCTTATTGGATAGAAAAGACACTATTCCTTCTTTATCAAAGTTAACGCCCTCCATCGTATTTAACATATCCATGAACTTGGCTATGGCATCTACAGAAGAAGACAATGTTTCAACTATATCTTGCTCTTCTGCAGTAGAAGTTTCGGGCATATTTACCTTAAATAGTTTTGTATCAGGATCCAATCCTAAATAAGAGAGATGAACCTGACACAATCTAGTAATCCCTTCTATGACTGCCCTTTGAAGTCGTCTACTACTCCTGGCAAATCTTATATCCAACTTCTCAAGAGATGTTGCTCCTAATGCTCCTGTTGACTCCTGAACATATCCTCCCAATAAAGATAAAGGAGTTCGTAATGAAGAAGCCAGCTGGTTCCTTAATTCTTCAACATCTACTATCCATCGAACATTGACATCTCCTCCTATTTTCTCAATATCAAGATCATTGACATCTCCCCATACAGGAAGGATGATGTCCTCCATAACAGACATCAACTGCATCTGTTGATCAAAATAAGGAGAAGAATTTCTGGTATCTATGGCTCGTGCCTTTTTCAGAAGTCCTACATACTGATCGAGAATGGAGTCAACAGCTTCTATATTCCCTTCATCTACTTTTAGTTTATAAATGTACTTCTCAACTCCTCTTGTGGCTCGTGCCATAAGTAAACTATCTTCGGCCATCCTCAATCGCTTATAAGGAGTCAAGGCGTTTACCAAAAGACTAGTGCCATACTTAGAACTCATTTGTCTGTTATCGGAACTTAAGAAGTGTACAGAACTAAATTGACTGAATAAAGGATCCCCATGAACCGATCTCCTCTTTCTACTCCCTAATATCCTAAAATGAATATATTCCCAAGGAGGAAGAAGATCTGATTCTACTGCAGCAGATCCACCAGTTGGAATAGGAGTCCTGTAGAACCCTAAAAGAACATTCTTATCCAACCTACTGATATTCATAGGATGTTCATCATCATTGACTCCTATGATACCCATTCCTGGAATGGCTTCTGGCTTAACAAAGAGATCTCCATAGACTCCAGTAGTATAAGTCCAATCATAGATCTTCTCTTCAATATTGATCTGTTGAAGAAGATTATTTAGTTCAGTCTCATACTTCTTATTTTCAGAAGTGATCCAAACCGTAGCTCCTCTGATCTTATCATAAGTAGTAACATAATCAGCATATAACTCTGCAGCAGATCCTACCATCCAATGCATTAAACTCCGATCAAGCTCCCTATATACCATAATCCTCTCAAAGTTAATCATGGTGCTTTTCATCATCAGATCAGTCAAGTCTGAACTAAACTGTCCAAACTTGGCTAAGACTGACTTCTGCTTATCATTTAATTCTTTGGGAGTAGAATTGGCTATATCTTCTACAGCTTGCGGGGTCATCGTAGCCGGAGACGGAAATACTTTTCTCAGCAGCTGCATCAACTTATTTGCCATATTTACACCGTCTCCTTAGACATACGTATACCCCATTTATCCTCTCCTTTTTCATTTAATAAACAAGGGGAAAAGGTTGTTTTAGTATGCCTTTAAAAAGTACATATTTTATAAATGCTTATAAAATAAAGAGTTATAAAAGAGGTATTTAAGAAAATGTCCTTGATTTTTATAAAATTATAGGTTATAATAAGGATATGGTTAAAATACTACTTATTACAAGTTCTTATACAGGAGAAAAATGATAAATGTCCATTACATATGAATGGGTTTGTGAATACTTATCAGAAGATGATGAAATACTGGATATAGATCATTCTGATAATCCTCATATTTGGGATGATATAGAAGATAAACATGATGTTGCTCTTGTCAGAGAGTCCTTTTTGGCAGGAGGAAAAGTATGGGGCTATGTTAAAGACGGAAAACTTCCTGAGTTCTTCTCTGATTTGGCTGATCACGTTACTTCCATAAAAGTACCCAAAAAGTATAAAAAACAGTTGCAGGAGAAGTAAAAATGGGACGCATGAGAATAACTATGAGATGCCATGCTAAAGGATGTAGGAATTGGATAGATGAGTCTATGGCACGTTTATGTAGGCCGTTTTGGTACTATTGCTCCTATGAATGTGCTAAAAAATCCGGAGCTATCCGTACACTTACACAAGAAGAGTATATCCAGCAAGGTGGAGTCCCTCATACTAATAAGCATATAAAGAAGTAAGGAGAACCAGTATGATCCTAGATACTTTTATATTAGATTCAAAAACTCAATACCTAGGAGACTATAGGTCGTATACTCGAGTTGTACCAAACTTTTCTTGTTCAGAAAATACATCTAAAGATGAGTTCATATTCCTTTGTGAGGAGGTTTTTAACTCAGGTATTCGGAGTGATTCCAAAAAAGATGGTACTTTTGACTAACAATGCAAAAAAGTCAAAAAAGGTTTGCTTAAGAAGAATTTCTTCCGGCATAGACATGTTTACATTTTATGTTCCTTCAAACAAAAAAATAAAGGCAATAGACTATAATATGTTTAGTGATACAGTAGACGACTATTTAGTAACTATATGGAAAAAGTTAAGTAAAACAGGGAGGACTTGTCATATCTTTGTACTAATAGATGAAGATGCTGAAAAGTTTATAAAAAAGTATTTGACGATAAAGAAAAAAAGAGAAAGACTGGTGAAGAAATGAAACCAAAATACAGTAAAAAAGATTCTCGTGGTATGTTGCAAGTCGCTTGTTGTGAATGTAAACGAGGAGGCAATGGGGATGCTAGTTGTTCAAGCGGGTGGAAATTAAAACGTTGGAGGTATCTAGGGTGTTTTAGTGGAGAGTTGCTAGACAAATATTCTGTTGCTGTGTAGAAGGTGAAGAAACGAAACGATTGATTCACAAAATTGCTCATCTTCTGCATTGGCAGCGAGGGTATACTATAACATGGCGGAACGATGACAAGTTATGGGTTGGTTTTATGTGTAAAACATGTGGAGAGTTTTCCGATATAGATAGAGTGCCGGATTATCTGATGGAGGACTGTGTATGATGGATCTAAAGATCAACTGGGAACTATGTACCGAGAAGGAAATCCTCAATGCTCCAATGGACAAGCCTTCGTTCGAGAAGTGGCTGACGGGGATGCAGACTCCACAGAGTACGCTGGCATTTTATAAGGACATACAACAATGGCATTGCGCTATGTGCCACACGTGGTTATACAGCAGATCGAGTGCGAGAGAACACAGGTGCCCTCTTCCCCCACTCGCCATAGTGTGGGAGGGAATGAAACAGTCGTGGCACGGCATGGAAAATAGATTTTATTTACGTCCGGTGGCCAGAAGACTATTGGGCGGTGATATGATTAGCATGGACGACGAAATGATAGATGGCTGGTTTGCATGGCAAGCAACAAACCAACAGAAAATACAATGTTTCCTGCTCGCCATGCGTCGGGCGTGGGTGAAAGGACAGACGAAATGAACCAAGCAATTGAAATGTTAAGGCATGCAGAAATTAACTTTCGGGATACAATGCCTAAGATGAATCCTCAGTTGAAGGATCATCCCATATATCAGTTGGCGTTGATGCAACTACAAGAAGGAATTTCCGCTGTTGAATGCCATCGGTGCGATTTGCCGGACTCTGTAAAGGAATCATTAAACTCTGGTGATGGAGTATATAGACCATGATTAGCTAATTCCGAAGGATGACCTAATGGTAAAATATTAGATCATGGAGAATAAAAAATGAATTGTCTAATTATTATTACATGGATAAATCCTATGGAAGAAATCCATGAAGCTTGTACTTATACTGAATCTGTAGTTTCTTTATGTCAGTGTTTAACAGATTCACCCTCGTGCGAACACTTTACTGTTTCATCCTGTGATAAGATAGAGATGGAGAAAATACAAAGACTCCCAAAATATGTACGGAAAACAGACGATTTTTGGCCCGAACTGAAAGTATAGAAATGAATAAAAAGAGACCAAAACTTATTGCTTATTAGAAAGGAATTTCTATGATTTTAGATACCTTCATTTTAGAGAGTGAAGATGGAGAAGAAATGTACTATGTTGATTCAAATACAAAGATATCAAAAAATGAAATTGTTTTGTGTAAAACTTATTTGATTCTTATATTTGGGGTAATTCCAAAAAAGATGGTACTATATACTAATAGATCAGAAAGATCTATAGAAGTACAACTTACTTCAATAGGTAGTTTAGAAATTTTTGAATTCTACATACCTTCATACAAAAAACCAATCAAAAATCCTTTCTTTGACGATTCTGTAGATGATTACCTATCTACTATATGGAAAAAATTGGAGGGAGAAGGATGTACTCGTTCAGTTCATATTTTAGTTGATAAAGATAAGACTTAATCATCATCTAAAGGACGTTCCCATCTTGGACGTAAGTACCCTTCATCATTCTTCTCCATCAACTCTTCGTTATATTCACGGATCTTCTCCAAAATCTTTAAGACTCTTCTTCTTGCTACTGAGGTACCCATTCCTAACTCCTTTCCAAGATTAACGTAAGTAACTCCATCCAGTGCTTTTCGTACGATTATAATAAAATCTTGCCTGGTTATAACCTTTTCCTCTATCATCCGTCTGAAGAAGCTAAGGACTCTACTATCGTGTTCTTCAAAAACTTTGACATCCTCAACTAATCTTTCTGGAAGATCAGCAAGGAGAAGTTCTCGAGTTCTATGAGGATAGTATAATTGAATTTGAGACTGAACATGCCTAAAAATTAACTTCTCCAAATCCTCGGAAGACATCCCTTTTTGAAAGTCAAGAAGTGCAGAATAAACTCCCAAAACACAGCAATGATATAAATCATGTGTATTTATAGACCGTAGATGTCTCCTGTACCTCCTTAAAGCTTTGATAGTACATAAAAGAAGTTTATCTAATCTTTTTAAAATTAGTTGAAAAATAGTAGAATCATTAGAAGACTTGTACTTAAGAGCTAATTCCCAAATTACCTGTCTCCTAAGATCGTCCAAAGTAGAAACCTCTCAAGATGAATAGAATAAAACCCGAACGGACTTCCCAGGAGTAGAATCATAGGCAAAAAGGAAGCCGTTCGGGAGGCACCGATATCTACTTAGGAAATTCCATGTTTCGTTTTGGTGTACTGATGAAGAGACTTCATAGCCTGAATTCCCTGCTCCTCAACAGCCAAAGCTTCCGTCAGATCCATTTTTCCAGACTGCTTGCTTAAAATAATGGTTTTGGTGATAACAAGCTCACCAGTCAATGAACCTTCTTCTTGCTGAGGAAGTTGGATATTACCCAAAATCTGCTCAACAGCAGCTTCGTCCTTCTCACTCACGTCGCCCTGGAAAAGTTCGTTTCTGAAAACGACTTCACCTTCCTGATTCTTAAATACTAACTGTGCATCATAAGTCATCATACTAAGACTCCTTGTGTAAAAAAGGATTATATAACACTATAGATGGCTCTCCATCTATTCTTCTGATACATTTTATTTGAAAATCAGAAGTGAATCGTAAAGCTGCTTTTTCACATACTCCTTGTTTTCCGTATCCTTTGGACCAAACTCGGATCTGACGATGCCCTGAAACAACTAACCAGATGTACTTTTCTTTTTGTACTTTTCTGATTTCTACTTCATACTTATCTTGAAGTGACACAAGAAGTTCCTAAATAGAAGTATGATTTAATCTACATATATTATGCTGCTCTGAAGCAGCCCGGCGAACTGAACGAGGAGTTAATCTGTGATTCCTTGGCCAATTCATTATAATCTTTTTATTCTCACAGACAACCTGAAAATGTTTTTCACTTAAGATATGACCAGGCCCTTGTATTAGCCAATGATTTCTTTTAAGGATGCTCAGTATATTTTGTGTCTTATAACGGGAGATAATAGAAGAATCCCCGTACACATACTGAGCAAGATCAATAATACTGACGGAATCAGGATTCAAAAATAGTAGAAGTTTAGCCGTTAACAACATTTTCTTTTTCCAAAGGAAGATCAGGATAACCTTGACAGTGATTATCAAACCACTTCCTCCAAGCTAACGCCCAATCAATCCTATAAGAATTGCAGTCCAAAATAACATCACCAACACAGTTAAATAGAGGACAACGACAACACAAGTTCCCTTGGTCAAAAGGTTTTCCCCTCTCCGGACAGAAAGAAGGACAGATTCTTGGAAGTTCTACTCCACCTACGACTAAAATCCCAAGAATCAATGGGCCTACTCTACTCCAATTGACATATCTTCTCCCATTTTTATCTACATCATTAGATAGTGGACATCCTATTGCCTGATCATCAACGTAATATGTTGCATAGGCCTTTGGAGAATCTGTCCAGCGATGTTGTTCTTTATTCTCATTAACCTGGTTAAAAACAACTCCGTTGGCTTTACAAAAATCAAGAGCAGGAGTCAAAACATCCCCATTTGAAGTATTTGTAGAACGCATAGTCCACAATATTAACTGAGCTCCTTCTTCCTTAAACCGTCTTAGGTACTCAAAGGCCATAGGAACTGGCTCACCCAAGTATGGATAATCCATACAAACGACGGTTCCATCAAAATCAACTGCTATTGTAATACCTTCAAGTAGTTTTCTTTCTTTTCCCACGAATTTTCTCCATCAATATACGTCCATCATCTTCAACAGCCCCTAACTGAACTGCCTTTCTCCTCTTGTTTTCTGTTAAATCATAATGAGAATAACTACTAATAGGCTGAAACCATTCTGCCTTCAAGCCTAATCGTTTGGCAAACGTATGTAGTTCTTCAGTAGTATCAGCAAAAAGATGGCAAGAACTGGTAGATCTCCAATTTTTGTTCTTTAAGCAAGTACGCAACGGATCTACATATACAGTCATTTCTAACTTCCTTGAACGGAACTGACGTACTCTCTTGTGGTTTTATCCTGACTATTATTACAAGCTAACTTCAACAACTCCCTGACTCTTTTTCTGATCTTGACAGTCAGTGCAGTGGCCTTATCCGTTAAATTGTCTGTTGAAGTAAATGTTATGTCTGTTGCTGTTATAAAATCTTCATCTGCAACAGCATCCTTAAATTCGTCTATTCCAGTGACTATCTCCGAACTAGCTGTTGTATGTTTCCCCAAAGTTATCTTCGAGAATATACTGGATATTATTGTCCCCAAAACAGGAATAACAGACATTATCCATTGAAAGATAGTTGCAGCTATGGTACTGGTCGCAGGAATAAAGAACATAACACCCAATGCTAAGAAAAACAAAACAGAAACTACACTGATTGTCCAAATCCAATTGACAACCCAACTCCATATTCTCTCCAAAACACCCCAATTTCTACTCCCACCTACTGAGGTTCCATTTGTAGTCAGTGGCTGAACTCCTGATCCTGCATCGTTAGCTCCTCGATCTGGACCAAAGAGACGGAAGAAGTGATTATCAGATTTTCCTGTAGATGATGTTACTGAATTGTTTGTTTCCTTCTTCCCTTCTGTGACTGTCCGTGTAATAGTTACTTTTGTTCCAGAATCTTGAACCAATTCACTGACTCCATTGACGACCTGTGAGATCTCATTAGCAACCTTGACTTCTTCTGGAACAGGTTTATGAATCTCCAGATAGTTTGCTCCTAAAATTCCAATAGCTATTCCCAAAAGAAGTAGAAAACCATGTGTAAAATATTTATTCATAAAATGTCTCACTTTCTACAACCTTGAGTTGTATTAGGTTCCACAGTAATAGTCCACGTTGTCGTAGGCCCTTCTTCCTTCTCTTGCATGGTCTCATCAGATTTGGGACCGTCATTGACAACAACAGCTGATCCACATCCTATACATAAGATACAAAACAGCAACAAAATTAGATATTTAATCATGGGTATCTCCTTATATGACTATTCTGCTTTTGTAATAGCAACACCACGTGGGTGAGTTAGTACGACATATGATACTTGAGTTGGTTCATGTCTAACTAATAGAATAGAAGTTAGACAGTCTAAATCTTGCTTACTTCTTATAGTAAATTGATCCAGAGGAACTTCCTGTTTGGCTTCACAAGGAGTACTATATATGTAGTCTTTTACTATACAATCTGGATTACATTTATCCTTTACCTCTAAAAGATTTACTATAAATATACATAACCAACTTCCTAAAAATGCAAAAATAAAAATAAGGGCATATATTTTAAACGTATTACTCATTGAAAAATCTCCTTCTTCTTAGTGGAGTTATAGTATTGCTCAAATCAAATTCCTTCTTCAAATTATCGTAAAATTTCTTATCTCTTTCGAGATCTCCAGAAATTTCTTGTACTGGACAAACCATAATGCCATCGTTTTCATCCTCCAACATCATATCTGCCCAACTCCTATGAACAGAAAGAAGAGCAAAAAACAATTCAGAATAAGTTGGTTTATGCTTTTCAATAACTGCTCTAATTGCTTCGTCTAAATCATTCTGAAGTTGTTGGCAATTGTTGACCCTGTCCATCTTCTTCTTGTGTTGTTGATCCATCGTCTACATCTTTTCCAAGTTGTTCTAATCTTTTCACTTCTTCCAGAAAGGATTTTAAATATATTTGTAGAGATTCTCCTCTTCTTATCAAATCGTCTGTATATCCTCTCCTAAACTCCTTGACTTTATCTGATACCTGACGATGCAGTTTCCAACTACTACAACCCTCCAAACCTAATTCAACTAAAATCTTCTTAATCTCTTCAAAGGTTTCTATTTGATTTTGAAGAATCCTATTTTCTCTTTGAACTTTTTCTATCTCTTCTTCTACTCTTTTTCTAATGGATAAAGAAACATGATAACCAAACCTATGATCTAATTCCCTTTCTTCTAACCACTCTTTCCAAAATTCTTTCTCTCCATGTTTATTTGATATTTCAGAAATGATCTTTACCCTTGAAAAAAGAATACTTCTCCAAAACGTTTCAGGAATAGTTACTTTTCTATAAGGAGCTTTCTTCTTTGTATATAATCTAGTCCCTGTTTTTGAAGTCCAAAGAAGCCCACAATTTTCGGGCACTTCATTTACTTCTATTAAGTGAGTAGGACAAGCAAAGTAAAGTTCATTACAATAAGGAAGATATGCAGTCCACTTCTTATCATTTAAAAAGTCTGATCGATTAACCTTAATCTCATACCCAGTTAGTAAAGGATGAGACCAAGACTTTTTCATAGCCCATGCATCTATCCTAGCATAGTTAGCATTGCATTCAGGAATGAATACATCCCCGTTATGCCTAACCCTTAATAGTTGTAGGATATCATTAGCATTCATTTGCAAGATACTCGTCAAATAAAATAGGAACTCTTTGTACTGCATCTTTAAGGATCATAAAAGCAACTTCACGCATCTGAGGATGAGCAGATTTGGATGTTCTCATCTTAAAGAAGTGTCTCCATTCCCGTAAGTTAGCTGTCATGACTATTTCTGTCTTTAAAGAATTAGGAAGAACTGATCGAGCTTGCTGTGGAGACCAACCAGCATTTATCAATACCTTATATGAACTCTCCGCCTTGTTCATAAGAACAAACCATACATCCTCTTCTTGAAGTTTATCAGAGCAATGATAAGATCCATAATTGTCTTTAGAATACTCTCCTTCCTCTATACATCCACACCAAGGAGGTATAATAAACGTAACTCCTCCTGAATAGTTGCAATACCTTGTACTCTCTTGACAATAGGAAAATAGTCTATGACGAACTATCTCATGCGTAACTCCTCTATCACAAACTACTCTATAGGTCATAGATGCGTGTTCAATAACTGCTTCATGCCCTCTCTCTAACAACTTTTTAACGAAATTCTGATTGGATTCTGGAGTTATCTTATCTTCAGATTTGTAGCAAGTTCTTCCAGCCTGTTCTATTAACTCAAGAGGAAGATTTGTTCCTGCTAAATAACAAACAGACGGTTTTATAAGAATCATTTCATTCTCCTATTCATATGGTAATTTTGTATTTCCGTCTACTTCTTTAGATTCATTATTGATATAATAGCTCAAAATAATATTTGCAACTTTTCTATCTCTACATTTTGCAAAAATAGTTTCTCCACGGACTACTTTGTACATTAGAGGAGAATTAGGATCCTCTTCAATATGATATTTCCAATATTGGTTTACATCTGGATTAGTCATTGCAATACTCGAAAAACACTCCACGTGACACTGTACGTGCTACAAATCATATATGTGATCTTGGTACATGAATCCCGTCATCAGAGCTCTTAAAATGACGTTTAGGGTGTCGTCCTTTATGAAATTCTTTCATACACAAATTAGCTACGTCTACTAAATGTTCCAAATTTCCGTCCTCTTCATACAAACGAAGACGTCTGATATTATCCCCAACAATATCATAATTAAAAGGGGTAGGATCAGAAAATAACTCATAACGAAAGGAACCCATAATTAGGCGATTCCTCATCAACTGCTCAAATAAAGAATCCCACTCAGTCACTTGCAATGATTCAAAAGAAGGATGATTTCCTACTTCTATTGGAGGAAGCTTACAAGTCCACCTCCAAGCATCTATAAAAAAGTCTTGAAGTGATTTCATATTAGAATCTACTGGGCCTCCCTAATTTTTTAAGCATTCCTTGAAATCGTTTCTTATCATCACTAATAACTCTCTCCTTATTAACTGTTGGAATTTCTTTAGCTAATGCAATTCCTGTAAGATCATTCATTAACTTTTGCATAGTATCCATTTTTCCAGGAGAAGGGGCTACCTTACCAAGAATTTTCTCCATCTCCTTGACATTTGGAGGCGTAACCCCTTCCCACAATGCAGAGACAACGGACCCCACTGTACCGTCAGCCATATCCTTACTCCCATCCATAACTAACTCTTGAACATCTCCATCCTTGGCAACTTCTATTTCAACAAACTTATCAGGATGATCAACTTTCCCTTCTTTTTCGTCATACTCCAAATTCTTGAGTTCAATATGAAGATATGCATTCAAACCACTAATCCATCGATTCTCAAGAACTACATTTCTAAACTCAAGATACGCCTGTGGAGTACGATCTAAAGAAAGGTATTCACACGTAATTCCAGCATCTCCTAAAATCTGTGCAGTATCAGTAGAAGCCAAAACTAAATCTGCTGTGAACTTCTTAATATTAAGTCCTCTACTTCGTAAATCCAAAATCAACTTACGAACTTTGAATGCAGGAACCTGATCTCCAGGAGGAGCTTTAAAGCGAATTGTAAAATCTGTCTCTACAACCTTCACTCTTTTTTCAGTGAAAGATCCGTCAGCTTTTTGGATCGGAACCTTTCTCCATTCTTTAACATGAGAACATCCTAATCCAACACAATCTCCATCCCCTGAAAAGGCTATATCTTCGTGAATGTACCGTGGAACATTCAAAGGAGATCGTAATTTAGTCAGATCAAAATACGTAATATAATCTTTTTGGTCTTTAAGCCCAGTGTTTATAACATTTGTAGAAATAGGAGAGACCTTTGTCTCATCATAACATTGTAGAAGAAGTTTTTCAGAATTAAATAACTTTCCTTTTCTGGATGCATCAACGCTAACTCCTGCAATATCCCGAAGAGCTCCTACTATGTCTCTCTCAAAATCATCCCTATATTCAATGGGAATCCATTTTATAGTTGCACCTTCAGAAGAAGCTTGAACTGCTTCCTTATCCGTTAGAATTTTAGGTGGTGTATAAGCATCTCCTATTTTGACAGCAAATTTCTTACCACAATAATTTGTAGAAGGTTTAGCATCCCAGATTGCTATATCTACAACGTAAACCCTATTGGATCCTTTCATCTGCTTAATGAAAACGTTCAAGAAAGACAATTCTTCTTGTTTGGAGGCAACAAGCCAAAATCGTCCCAGACTCTCACCGTTGATAACAAATCGTGATTCAAAACGTCGGGCAGTAGCATCATAGGCTTTGAGCACTCTCTGCTTTTGCTTTACAGATTCATTTGGATCATCAACTTCGTCCATCACTGCTGTAATGACGTTGAGTCCAACTGTACCAAAACCTTTGCTATAAGGAGAAGCTAAAACATATTCAAACAAAGGGAAGTTAACAATTGGAAAAACTTTTCCTGTTACACTACTAGACTTATCTATGAACCAAGGAGACTTGAACATAAATGATTGAAGTAAACCAAATCCACGAGACTTCCCTAAATCCTTAGTCAGATTAAAAAAAGTAACTGCCATCTTATTGGCATCAGAAAGGTCAAAAAATCTCCAAGCGTTCTTTAAGCATAATAGTTTATGAAGTGTGTAAGCCATCCCTATATATGCTGCTGTAGTTTTTCCTGTTCCAATCGCCCCAGTAAGAACTATCAATGTTCGACTGTCTTCATTTAAGATTGTACCTAATTCCGTTTTCCAAATATCATAAATAGCTTTTCCTCCATTTGTTGACTGACCCAAAAATTTATTATCACATATAAATGTTTCTATATCTACTGGACGTTCTTTGTAATCTTTCTCATATAAGTAGTCTAAATAGGAAATTACATTTTTAGCCATTTCCTTCCCCTCCTTTTATATGCTCCTCCAGACGTTTTCGGAGTTTCTCTCGTTCCATAGGAGGCAATCGTTCTACATCTTGAACAAATCCTTGATCGAGAGGAAGCTGCTTTCTATTCCCATCTACAACTAAAACATTATTTCTAACTATAGATGTAGGAGGAGCATCTGGATTGACGTAACCCATCTTCTTGGCAAACTCTACAATAGCTCTGTCTTCATCCTGAAGTTGTCCAACTGTTCGAAATATAAGATCGTAAACAACAGGCAAACCTACTATTTTGGTTTCACATTTTTTATTACAATTAGTACAATGAGGAAGAGGCTCTCTTCTCTCCTTCTTAAGAAAAATAGGATAGTAACAACATTTTGAAACTATCAATTTGTTAGTCCCATCTAACCTGTTTAAAAGTTCTTGAAGATGCCCTACCCTACTCTCATACCCTATGAGAAGTTGCATCATAATAGATTGTGAAACACCGAATGCAACGTCTCTCTCTACTCGACCTTTAACTTTATTGGCATAGGATCTTCCTACTTCTATAGGCCATCCCAGTTCTTCACAAGTAGATAAAACATTTCCCCTGTGCTTCAAATAGCACAGACGGAACCTCTCCATAGCTTTAAATTGTTCAATTCCAGTTGGCATAGTTATTCATATGTTAGTATCATATTAGGATCTAAAATTATTTCTCCATCACTACTAGCACTAGGTTTGGATCTCAAAGCATTTCCAATACGCACAGGGATATTATCTCCAGGGAAACATCCTCGAAGATATTGCTCCTCTACTGGATTCAAGTGAACTTCATAAATTCCAGCTTGCTCATCTATAGTCTTAATATGCATATCTACTCCTATCCTTCAATCCACCAAATATCCTTTTCACCACATACAACAATTGGATATTCTTTTCCATCCGTACCTATCACTGGAAGAACCCAAGGAACTGAAGAATCAAACTTAACCACACATCCCACGTTAAGATCCTGATTAACTGATCTAAACCCTTTAGAAGTATAATAGCCAGGTCCTATCGAAAGTAACACTCCCTTTCCTTTCTTATAAAACTTCTGGTAGCTATCTGGAATCTGTACTATTCCTTCTCCATAAGTAGTTTGTTCAGAGAAAGGAAAAATAAAGGCTATATCCCTAATAGCCTTAAAAGGAGATCTTATAGCTCCACAAGTATCACAGTAAAACGGAATATTATGATACTCTGCATCTAATAAAGAATTCACTGGTTCATACCAATTAGTGCATGAGCCTGAACTTTTAATAATAACTTCAGCACCGCACATGGAACATATCATCGACAATTACTCCTTTGACTTTTCTGTTTTATCTACTACTACAAAACGTTCTTCTTTAATAGACTGAATAATATCCAAAGTGTCCTTCTTTATCTGTTGTCTAACTTCCTCTACAAGTTCTTTTCCTGCAGCTACTCTATCTATAGTAACCTCTTGTGCAACTAACATTCCTATAACAGTCTTTTTTCCAGGAACAAGTAGAGCTAATACAAAAAACACGGACCCTAAAATACATAAAAGTTTATACTTCTTTTTAAGCAATAAGTGAGCCTTCTCTTCACTTTCACGAGAGCCACTATCAGAAGAGATAACGTAATTTACGAGCAAGACAAATAAAATTAAACAACAGCATATAAAAGGAATGTAAGTTATAATAGATATACTATCACAATTCCCAACCAAATATACAATCCAGGGACTTACTATAGGTTCCATAATTTTACTCCTTAATCCAACTAACAACATTTCCAGGAGTTTCTGCAAAATCAATACGAACGAGCCTTAAAGCATTTCTATCCATAGAGGAATAAATACCATCATTCTCAATAAGAGTAACAAGATCTTCCACTATTACTTCTGCTGTCGGAGGATTTTTGAAACTAACAAAGTTAAGATCAAAAAATTCTCCCTTATCTTCAGGAAATAACAAGTCCAGTATAGGATCGCCTTCTTGAAGAAGAATAGTATGGTCAAACAAACCTACTAACTTCTCAAGCCAACCAAAGGTGCCAAAATCAATGATCATCCCATCTTCTTTAACTGAACCACTAAAAGTAATCGTAAAAACTCCAGTATGTCCATGAAGATTTTTACATTTTCCTGGATGATCCTTTAATCGATGAGCATAATCTACTGAATAAGTTTTTGTAACAATCATATCATTCTCCTAAAACCAAATGACCTATAAAAGGAAGTCCTCTATACATCTCCTTAAAATCCATTCCACACCCTACTAGAAAACGTCCTCCATTATAACCAAATCCAAACATATCAGGACCTTCCCCAACTTCAACTTTCCTAATTGTATCATTCTTATTAACAAGGGCTATAGTAATTATATTCTTACACTTAAATTTTTCTAACAACATTCTTCGTATAGTTAGTAAAGTCCTTCCTGTTTCACAGACATCGTCTATAACAAAAACAGTAGCATCTTCAAAATCTTCTTCTTTCAAAAATAGTTCATTGTATACAAATATGTCAGCCCCAGAACTAATCTCCCCTTCTAGGTAGCTACGAACTCCTATATATCCAATTTTATCAGATTCTTTTAGAGGAAATCTATGGAAAAGTTCGTGAGCTACAAAAGCTCCTCCCTTGAGTATAGGAAGAAAAATGTTCTTTTCCGTTAGTTTTTCTTTAATGCTATCTGCAAGTAACTTTAATCCACAATCTAATGTAGATCCATCTATGAGAGGTTGAATAATCCAAGTTTTAGATCCTTGTAACATGGCTAATATCTCCTTCTAATGCTACTTCATAGGTAACATCAGCAGTGGCTATTAACTCCTGTTCGTGACTGACTATGATAAACTGAATCCCCAACATAGTACTCAACTCTTTTATAATATCACCAAAGGCAGATTGAAGATCTTTGGAAATAAACTTTCCTGGTTCATCCAAAATCATAATATTAGCTGAACGTGGAGTAGTAATGGACCAAAGAACAATCCTTAGTACAAAAGAAACAAGATCAGCTACGCCTCCACCTAACTCCTCACGAAGATTGTAACGAACACCATTTCTAACTACATACATGTAGATTTCTGGCTGATTCCGAACTATTTTAGACTCCATCTCAAAAGAATGAGTTTCTCCAAATACAACTTTAAGTGCTTCGGAAACAAGATCTTCTACTACATTCTTAGTCTGTTCCTGACAAACAGACCCCACTATGTTCATAATATCCCGACACTCAAGAATATCGTTGAACATCTGCTCCCCCTCAACAAGGCTTTCCTGAAGATCCTTCTTCCTTTTCCTATAATTTGACAATCTATCCTTTGATACAGCTAGAAAATCTGAAAACTTACTCATAAGTTATACTACCTTATCCATAATTTCCTGCATATCATCCGCAAGTTGTTGAGCCTCTTCTTCTTTTCGGACTAGTTCACTCTCTTTTTCCTTAAGAAGTTTTTCCGCTTCTTCCACAGAACTAACAGAAAAACGCTCCTTTAACTGTTCCAGAATGGAATCTTTTCTTCCTTTCAACGTACTTTGTCTCTCCTTGAGATCTTGAAGCTTATTAGCCGTTCGCTTTAAACTATCTACGATTTTGCTTGTATCTGACATATCACTTGTTCTCCAATGTATACGCAATAACGCTGTCTAACAACGTTCTAACTCTGGAACAAACTTTTTTCTCCTCCAAAACAACTCTTAACGCTTCTCTCCATGCAGCTCTATCCTCATTATTTGCCCGCAACTTTTCTATAAACTCAACAACTTTAGAAGAATCTTCTTTTATTGATTCTGTTTTTGTAAAATCAAAAACATCTTCCACTGGTTCAACATCTAATAAAATCCACTTCAAATCCTTACTATCCGTATCAAAAATAAAGACTCCCGGTTTATGTTGAAGGTCAAACTCTCCTATGGTTTTCCTCATTAAACATCCAGGATTACAAATAATTCTTCCCTGATGTGAATCTTTGAATGTATAATGGTAGTCCCCACAAACAATCAAGTCATAATTAGGATACTTTCTAAGGTAATCTCGCGGACCTTTTAACTCCTGTCCTGGATATAATTCTCTATCTCCTATCATATCATGAACTAAAAGTATATTAAAAGTATGTTCAGATTCTACTTTTGGAACCTCACATCCAAAGCAAGCTCCATAAACATAAACACAATCACCACTTTTCCCTTCAATTCTAGTACAAGGATCTCTAACTACTTTAAGAACTGCTGCGGCTTCCAAAACTGCAAGTGGACTCCTTTCAAAAGTTTGCCAGGCATGCCCGAATATATCATGCTGACCAAAAATACAGTACATTATATTTCCCCAATGTTTCAAATCTGTAATTAAGTTAGATTTAACATAATTAGAAACGTATGGACTGTTAAAGAAATCCCCTACTTGAAGAATAGCATCACACTTCTCTTCTCCGTAAATACTAAATATCTGCTTCAATTTACATAACTGTGTTAAAAAGTAATCGTCCTTTCTACGATCTGGACCTCGTTCTTCAAAATGTGTGTCGCCTAAAAGTAAAAGCCTCATTTAAAAATCCTCTTATAAATTTTCTCTATCCAACTTCCTTGTCTTTCTGTCAGGTTTCCTTCCCATTCTGTTTTAATAGAGTCTAAAAATGTTATCTCTTTATCCAAAAGTCCCTCATCTGCAGATAATAATTCGTCTACCATATTCCGTAGATTCTGACTATCCTCTTCTGAAAGAAACTCAGACATTCACCTTCTCCTTATCCAACAAAATCCTCTTATGTTCCTCACTTAAATTTGTTTCACAATAAGGACATACGGTTAACTGTTCTAAAAAAGACTGTTTAAGTTTTGAAGCTTTGCCAATTTCACAGGCAAGCTCTTTAGAAGTTTCTTCAATTTTCTTAAATTTTTCAATGAGACCGAAGAGATCATCCAAAGACTTATCTAAAGTGCTTATCTCTTTACCCAAGGGTTCAGCCTTCTCTATAGAAGAAAAGCTATCTGAAGATAATGAAAGAACTGAATGATTTAATCTGTTATAATCTTCTACCAATCCTTGTAGATGAACTAAAGACTTCTTTATAACTTCTATCTCCAACGGTATAACTTTGGACTTTTCTAAAACTGATGTTATATCAGGAAGTTCCACCAAAGTACTTTCTATCTCCTTTAATTCTCTGATTAATTTGTTAAATTCTAAAATCTCCTTCTTTTTGGTAGCTGTAAGATCTCTTGCACGATCATATCTATCTAATAACTTTTCAAACTTATCAAGGTCCAATTTCTCATAAAAAACTATATACTCATCTACCTTCTTTTCTTCCTCTTTAAGATCTTTAATCTTATTCGCTTCTGATCGAGACCGTTTGGTTAGTTCATCAATAACATCCTCAACTTCATCTAAATGAATTATACTATTGAAATAAGATCCCACTCTTCCTGGACTATCTAGTACAAGAAAATAAGGATCTAACTGTTGTTGTACATTTATAGGAGAAATCCTTAATCGATCATTAACCTCTTTGGGAACGTCCGATCCCATAGCTGTAAATTGAATACATGACTCATTTAAAACTTTAGGATCAAAACTAATACTTTCACTGGGGCCTACAATATATAAGTTCTCCCGTTTAGATCGAAGTCTTCTGACAGATCCTTTATCTGTAGCCAGAATAATATCACAACATTCTTGATCATGACGAATAAAACTATCTCCAAGAGGTCTATTATTGATAATCCAATTCAAAGCTCTTAGAATAGCTGTTTTCCCGTGATTAGATGTTCCAGTAATTAAAGTAACACCAGGAGAGAATTCAACAAAACTTTCCTCATGTGATTGGAAGTTTCTTATCAGAAGTGATAATAACATAAGCAAATCCTCTAATAATGTTCTCATCCTTCGTAAATAAACGGAAGATCCAATAATCGTACTGGATTACTCTTAGTTACTTTTGTATATACCTTCTTCTGATGTTCAGGAAGGTCTGCAAAGGATAATATCTTTCTATCTAAATATACCTTTTGACTTACCAAATAAGATAAATTGATTGCATCTGCCATATCTGTTATAGGACCGTCAAGATCTACAACAGTTCCAGTATAAGAACGATTTACTTTTCTTTCCTCTGAAAGAGTTAGATCATCTAATATAGTTACTTTTGGCAGTATTCCCGTCATTAACTTTTTAGCCGATTCTATCATGTTCTTTTTATAGGCGTTTCCTTTTCCTGTTGCCCATAATTTTAAAGAAGCAGGGTCTATAAGAAGTAATTGATACCCTTTACTCCAAAGATAATGTTTGACAGTTCCCACCAATTCTGCCAACTGATGACTAGAATTAGTTCTTGTTGTGTATGCATAATCTTCCAATCCTACAAACCATTCTGATGAAGAAGATTCCCTATGTTCAAGAAAGTAAGTTATTGTACTAAATACTTGTTCTCTCCTTCTTGCCTGAAAACTATCGTCATCTTCTCCCTTCTTTTTACTAACACTAGTAAAAACATAGACTCCTGGAATATTTTTTATAAACTTTCTTTTGCTAGAACTATAGCCAAGTGATATATGTGTACTACTAGCACCATTTCTGAAAGCTATTCCAAAATGGTTAAGAGATAAATCTATTCCTATAAAATCTTTCATATATCACATTCCTTCTCAAACCTTTCAAGATTACTTCTCCATTGTTTCTCCAACTTCCTAAACATAAAATGCATCATAAAAAATAAAAAAATAACAAAAAGCATAAAAAGAACTATAGTGCAAAAAACTAATCTAGCTTCATTACTTAGTTGCATTTTTCCTGGCATTCTTGTATAGTTTGCATCTTCTTTTAACTTTTCTCTTTTTTATACTACACCAACCTCTTGGAGTTATACGTTCATAATAATAACACGTATAGCATCTGGGCACCTTCTCTACTTTATAATTTATTGCCATATCCTTGGTTTTCTATCTTCTGTTTTATGGTACTCTTTCCAACATCTCCATACTTCTTTTCGGAGCTTCTCTTCTAAACCATTTTCTTCTATATGTTTAATTAAATCTCCTACATAAAATTTCTTATCGTCAAACTCAACCCTTGGAGATTTTCTATTTTTGGAATCATCTTCATCTCCTCCTTCATCTTGATATAACTTAAGGAATTCAACGTTACTGGCTATATCATCCAATCCATAATCCCAAATAATCCTGAAGCTACTTTTCTTAAATGGAGAAGCAATCTTATTCTTGACAATTCGAAAATCAACCCATATCCCTATCTCTTGCTTCCTCTTGTTCTTAACACTCTCAGCATGCTTTAAATAAATTCTAACAGTAGAATAAAATTCAAGAGCTCTACCTCCTGATACAGTTTCTTTTGGACCAAAAGTAACTCCTACATTATCTCTGGTCTGATCGATAAAAAATACAGAAGTATTGGACTTTGCAAATTTGGATAGGTACTTTCTAAATCCTTTTCCTATCTGCTTAGCTCGAGAGGTTCCATAAGTTCCATCTGCCATATCATCTTTAGCTTCTATCTCAGTAGGTAAAGATGTCAGACTATCCACAACAATAAGTTTAGGTCGAGGATCATCTAATTCTACTATCTTATAGAAATATACATCAAATAACTCTTCTATTGTAGTAGGCTGTTCAACAGGATCACATTTCTTCCACCAATATCCATATCGCCAGGTATCTATATTATTACAATCTAATCCGAATAACTGTGCCCATTTAGGATCAAAAGTATATTCAGTATCTGCTAGAAAAGCAACTCCTCCCATCCGTTGAATCTGTCCTAATATAAGCATACCAAGAACTGTCTTACAAGTAGATCCTGCTCCAAAAGTTTGTATGGTTCTTCCCAGAGGAAGACCCCCTGGAAAAGAATCAGCAATGGCTATATCTAACAATGTACACCCTGTACTGATCCATCCTTGGACTGGAGGAAGATCTTCTACGGCTAATTCTTCTGCAGCTTCTTTCGCTTCGTCAAGAAGTTCTCCTCGACGTCTTCGTTGTGTTCTTTCTTCCATAGCTTAAATTTCCAAACGTTTTATTATATCCCTTACTTCTTCTGTAAGGTTATGAATAGCATCAGTATGATTTGCTACTTTTTGTAGAAATACAGAAAACTCACAAGGTCTTTCTTCTCTAACTTCAGGTGTTGCATTAACAGCTACCTATTGAGTACTAACAACGCTTAATCTGCGAGTAAGAGTTTGAATAGCAGACAAAAGAGAGGAATATTCAACTTCTTGTTCCCCAAACAACTTATCTGCCAGAGATTGTTCCCTTTGTTCCTTCGGTCTGTCATCTGAAAGATGTCGTACTCTATTTGTCATCGGAATCTCCTTCATTTAAACTGGTTCGTCTCCTTCTATTCCTATCCCTAACTTCTCCTATTTTTTCTTCGTCAGCATTCTTGACTTCCCTGGAAGAAACAGGCTTTGTATTTTCAGAACTGTAGTATTGGAATATAAACAATTGAACCAAATCTCTCAGCATAGACTTTCTCTGCTCAACTGTTCTCAACATACTCTCCAGAGCTCCTGATACCTCCATAGCGTCTAGGTATAAATCTTTAGCTTCACGGTATGTCTTACTATTGACAATAACATTGGAAATAGCATTTTCCGTAACTCTCCCTGAAATACCAAAATTTTCAGGGGAGTCTCTAATGGTTAAATCTAACTTGGAGTGAAGATTTTCTAATTCTTCTTTTGTTCGATTGACATCAGATCGTGCAGAAGCAGCTGCTGAACTAATCTCTTCAAAGAGAAGAGGTTGGAGAACACATTCTCGAGTGAGATCATTCTCATTGATCCGAAGTCGTGACTTTATACTAGCTATAAGTTCGTGAGCCTGTTCCTTACTTATCATTTTGTCCTTCCTGTTCTCTCATACGTTGTCTTCGCTTTACTCTTTCACTTAAAGGAGCTTCATCTTTAGAATCTCCATCCGATTTCTTTTCTCCTTGAGGTTCATCCTTTTTATCAGATGGTTCGTCTTTTTTTTCGTCGTTTTCTGATGAACTTCTATCATCCTCTCTCCCTCGACGGCGAGAATTATCTTCTCCATTATCTTCTCTTCCCCGACGCCGGGAGCTAGCATCTTCATTATTTTCTCTATCTCTTCGGGAACTACGGCCCCCTTCATCATCTCCACTTCTCCCACGACGTGAACCAGTATCCTCATTTTCGTCTTCTCTTCCCCTTCGGGAACCTCTATCTCCTTCATCATCATTTCCTCTTACTCTGCGTGAACCTCTATCTCCCTTATCTTCTTCCCCTCTTACTCTGCGTGAACCACGGTCTTCGTCCCGAGAACGTGTAGTAGTTCCAAAGAACTCTTTCTCAATCTGTTCATAAGTAACATCTTGAAGAATCTCTTCAAACAACGGAAGATCTAGCAACATTTCTTCATCTATAGGATCCCTTCCCTCCAACTCAAATCCTTTATATCTGGTCTTCAATCGTGTTCCTGTTCGCTCAAAACAAACTGTCTTCCCTTCTTTAGGATCAGAGATATCGAAACTATCCCCTGTTCTCTTATTATGACACAAGGATACAATCTCATCCTTAATACCAGAAGAGGCATCAAACCACTGAACTCCTTTCTCTTCAGTAGACTGACTCTTAAAATCGATAACAAAGAATAAATATCGTGTGCTAGGACGAAGATCGTCAATCAACTCCTGATCTTCTCCGTCTTTCTTCATATGCATAATTTCTTCACAAATAGGACATTCTTTTCCATACGTTCCTTTTGGACAAATAAATACCTTGTTGTCAACACCTATATTGTTATGTACAACAACTTTTTTTCCAAAAAATCCTTTTTGATCAGGATTACAAACAACAGCAATAAAATTTTCTCCTGGAATGGCTTTATACTGTTCTATTCCCATTCTATCCAATTCATTGACCTTGACGTAAGTATATGCTGCTCGCCCTCTTTGTTGTGATTCACGATGTTCGTCATCAATCGCTTTTCTTCTGTCTACCATTTGAAATCTCCTTCAACTTCTGTGTGTAAAATAGTTTGACTTCATAGTAAGCCAATATAACAGCTTTAACGATATAATATGATAAAACGGTACACGTGAGTATACCTACAACACCTATACATAAGTAAATAAAAATAGTATCCGTAGAAAGATTCATATAATTTATTCCACAAAACAGGCTTGCACAATTTCTCCCCCTAATTGTGCTTTACCTCCATAGTACGTAGATTGACTAAAAATTTTAATTAACTCAACGTAATCTCTTGTATCTTCCTCTACATCACAACTCTCTAATTTCTGCAACAAACATGATAAAATAGTTCGTCTTACTTGTTCAGAATCTGCGTCCAACGTTTTATGAATTTCTAAAGCTCTCTTAAACTTCTTTTTTCTATTTTTGGGAGCAGAGCAAAGAAGATTAACCAACTCCCAAACATTACTATCTTCCTTTGTCCCTCGAGATAGAATTTCAATAATTGTTTCTTCATCTTCTATAAAAAGAATTTGTTCTAGTAAAACCAAAGCTGCTCTTGGAGATCCCTCACAAACAGCTGCAATAGCCTCCAAATGATCCAAAGGTTTAGTTGCTTCTATTTTCTCCAAAGCAGATTGAAGAATTTTAACAATTCCTTTTCTCCCCAAAAATTCTACCTGATAGGTTGTACACCGATTCTTAATTGTCTTAATTAGATTCTGCGGTTCTGTTGTGCAGAAGAAAAAGTAGCAATGTTCAGGAACATCTTCAATAACTTTGAGTAATGCTTGCTGAGCTGCACTGGTTAACTGATGACTCTCATCCAGTATATAACACTTGGCTTTCCCTGTAAGGGGTTTGATTGCTGCATTCTGAGCAATAAGACGGATTGAATCAATACCACGTGTATTAGCTGCATTTAACTCTTCAATCCCTAATTCCTCACATCCCATTTTAACAGCCATGATCCTGGCTAGTGTTGTTTTTCCACATCCACTTGGACCACACAAAAGAAAAGAATGTGGACGGTTGGAAGGAGATTGCTCCAACATATCTGTGATAGAAGCTACTGTAGCATCATTACCACATATATCTTTTAGTTCTGTTGGTCGAATCTTCTGATACAACATTAGATTTAATCACTCCTCCATAAATTTTAACAATTCTTTTCTATTCACCAATATACTCCTAATTGTACATAAATAATATATACAAAACCTTCTTAAAATTTTAATTTATACTACAAGTTTTTTCATATTCAGCCAATCCTCTCCTTTTTCCCAACTGACACTAAGAGGAACGTCTAATTGCCATTCAAACCGTTTGGATTTCATAATTTCAGAGACAACTCCTACAACCTCTTGGATCTCATTGATAGGACAATCAAAGAGAATACTATCATGAACTTGAACAATAGGAACAGCCCTAAGTCCTTGCCGTCTTAACTTTCCTATTAACATCCCATCTATTCTAATTAAAGCATCTAATGCAAGATGGAATGAAATTCCTTGAACTGGCGTATTATATAGCTGTTCTACAGAAAGCGGTCCAAATCTCCTATATCCTGATAAACCTCTTATATACCCATACTCTTCGTAAAACGCTCTGACGTTATCTTGCCATTTCTTGACGTCTTTGTAAAGTCTCCAAAATTCATCCCATTTCCCTTTAATATATGCCTCCTCCATCTTCAGAGAATTAGCAATGGAAAACGGCTGTGCTCCGTAAAAAGAAGGAAATACAAACTTGTTCTTTCCTAAAAATCGTTGCTCCTTATCTACCTTTGCAAATGGAACCTCAAAAATCTTAGATGCCCATAAACGATGTGTATCAGAAGAGTCTCCTCCTTTAATCTCATTGATTAGAGTTCTGTCATTGGAGTTCATTGCTATTCCACGAACCTCTAATCCGTCATAATCAACCTCCAAGAATACATTACCCGGACTCGGAATAATGCACTCCCTGATTAGTTTAAGAAGATCATCGTGTTTAGGAACGTTTTGAAAATTAGGATCTGAAGATGAGTTATGTACACATATTTCATTTGCTATAAAATTATGTTCCCCCTCAACTTCTATATCGTAAACATTGACAGAAGTATTCAAGATCTCAACGTCAACAATTTTGTGATTATTAACACTAAACGTTCCATATTGATTTGCCCACTTCCTAGGAGTATTCCATTCTAAATCTCTTTGTTCATACAATCTACGCAATTTATAAGGATTGACACGAAGAACATGACAAGCATAGTCATGTCCTTTAGTATATAATCCCTTTAATTTACCCAAAGAGATATAGTAACCCTCCTTTGTGTATCTATCCTTAACATTTTTAAGATTTATAGAAAAAAGTTTCGCTTTAGATTGTATAGTTCCATGTTCTAAATCAATAGACGTTACTTTTCCAGAATGTTCAGCAAGTAATCGCAAGAAAGAAAATTTAGAAAACGAAATCCAATTCCCGTTTTCTTCGCCAGTTCTTCCTAATTTAGTTAAACCTAATTCGACATTTTTTCTTCTATTAGATAACGCTTTCTTTCTACTCTCTTCATTAAAAGTACAATGTAATAGTGAATGATCACTTCTAGCCTTTGCTATAAGATTAGAAGGTACGTTATTATAATGATTACCGTCAATATGATGGATAACCATATGTTTGGGTAAAATAGTATTGTTTACATTTTCATACACAAGACGATGATCCAACAAACCAAAATGCTTACCAGTTTGTACAACATTATCTCCCATTCGCCCAAGTGATAGAACCTGGACTCCTGGAACGTGCTTATTTTGTTTACCACTTCTTACATTTCTATTGTTCAAATACTTAGCTTCTAGATAAGTTCCGTCTACTAATCTAACTTTGTGTTCTGGTGTTACGTCTAAATAACCTTTTGTTCCTCTAGAAGATTCCCAATGAAGACGAATAATTTCTTTATGACCTGTTTTTCCTGCCCATAAAACTTTTTTAATACAGACATCTAAATTACTATTATAGCAATAAACATAATCTCCTTCTTTAACATGTTCTATAGGAATACCTTTAGGATATCTATTAACATCTCTAACTACTTCTATATTAGTTCCTTCAGCAATACAACTCCTGTATGTCTCTGCGACATCCAAATGAAATGAAGGATGGATCTTCCCATCAGAACAAATATGTTTCCTAAAATTATCTATCTTATCAGAAAAACTTTGCACCTTTTTAAGATCTATAAGAATCTTCAGAAAAGTTCGAATCTCCTCCTTTTTCGTTTTAGCATAAAGCTTCTCAATAACTTCTGCATCCGTACAAGGTTTTCCTCCGCTTGTTGTCTTTATAGATTTATCTCCATAGATCGTAAATAAGAGCTTTGCTAATTGATCCCCCGAACGAACGTTTAAAGCACTTCCAGTTTCTTTTTCATACTTCCTGCATGCTTTACAAAGCATAAGAGAATCTGATAGTTCTTTTACTTCGTCCTGTGCATTATCCTTTAACGTATTTAGCAAGCGTTGATCTATTCTGACTCCTCGTTCTTTTAGATTAGCCATAGTAACAACACCCCTGGTCAGAAGATCATTGAATTCACGAAGTCCACTATCCATCTTCTTTATATTAGTTCTGTAGGAAAGAAGTGTGTATCTGGAATCTAAAGGATTATATATTCCTATTTTCTCAATAGGTTCCTCTGACATTCTTTTAGTATTTACCATTCCCTTGTAGTCATCTCCCGTTAAAAGCCCAACTTGAAAATCCAAATCTGCTGTTTTCTTTCTACAGTAAACAACATGATGAGCTACCATAGTATCACAGCATAAATTATTCATACCCTGCCCTACATGAATCCTACTCCAAAGCTCCTCCATATTGTAGTTCTGAACAACTTTTGGAGCATCACTGGCTAAAAATTTACGCAAAGCCAGGTAAACGTGAGCTACTTCTACTTCATTCCATCTATTCATTCCAATAGGAATACAATACCCTATTTCCGGATCATTACTGACACCTACCGTTAGTAGCCTAGCATCTTTATCAAAAGCCGAAATACAGGTACATTCATAATCGAACGAAACAGGATCTTTCGACTGAGACATCCTTTCCAAAACTTCTATACATCTTTCTGAATCTGGAACAAGGATACATCCTTCCCTACTTAAAATCTTTGGAAACTCTCTTTCAGAATAAAATATAGCATCATCTATATCAAAGGCAAATATTTTATCTCTTCCTACTACCTTCTGATGACGACCATCTCTTTCTCTCAAGATAGCTGCTGGATGAAACGTACTAGATAACCAACACTTCCATTTTTGAATAGGAAAAACTAATCCATGTGTCAAACCAAGTCCTGGAGTTCCTTTTCCCAAATATCTAAACAAAACGTTTGTAGGTTCTTTTCCCAACGTTATAATCAATCTTGGACGGACTTCTTCTATATCTTGAATCAGTTTGGATTGACAGCTCAGGATTTCGTCCCTTTTAGGATTTCTATTCTTTGGAAGTTTACAGCGAACAATATTAGTTCTTGAACAATCCTCATCTAAATCTATATTTAAATCTACTAATGTCTGACGTAAGAATTCTCCAGAAGGTCCTACAAAAGGAATATCGTTTTTATCTTCTTCAGCTCCAGGAGCTATACCAACAAACATAATTCCTGCTCTACATTTTCCATATCTTTGCATATCAGGACTGCGACAGGTTTTATCTAATCCGCAAGTAGAGCAGTTATATATCTTCTTTTTGGAGGTCCTAGAAGATTTAGATAATTTCTTCTTCTCTTGTTTTTGTTTCTCCTGCTCAATAGCTAGGAGTTCTCTTTCGTCTACAAAAAAAGCTTTTTGTGCCATCTTATCGAATCTTTGCTAGATATTCAAAGTTTTTAGAACGGATTAAAATTAACTCATTGGAAGGACTGAAGAACAATTCACTTCCTTCTTTGATAGCCATTTTTAAGAAAACAGGGTTGATCTTAAAACTGACTAAGTCATTAAAGGATTGTATAATATCAACCTCCTCAACTAAACTCCCTACATTTGGATCTACTGTTTGTAAGTAAGCTTTGACTCCCTCCAACTCTATAGTTGTGGAACGGTCTATATCCAAAACTCCCTTTTGAAAAACAATATGTCTTTCGATAACTTCCTTAAGACTTGTTCTATCAAATCCTACTGCACAAAGATCACCAAAATCAACAAATTGTTCAGCAACTAAAGGAAATTTGCCAGAAAGTGTACATCCCTCCAAAACTGTACTAGAATCTACAAAAACAAGAATAGTATCCCCCTTCACAACCCGAATAGTACTATCCTTAGTCCAAACCTTCTCAAGAATTTCAATGAGTTTGATCGGGAAAATCATTCCCTTTGTCTCACAATCATAGCCAATAGTATGACGCATAATCTGAAAACGATCTGTTGCGTAAACATATTTTTCATCAACATATACACCACACAATGAACCTTGCGTTTCATCTCGAGAAGCTGCAAACTTACATTCTCCCAAAGCCTTCATAAACCCTTCTTCAAATAACATATCTACTGATTCCTGTGGAGTATAGGAAGGAATTTTAACTCCTTTAGCTTCAGAAACAATTGTAAATTCGCCTTCTATCTTTTCAGCCACAAGAATAAGTTTATTGTTTTCTTGTTCCAGGGTTATATCCTCATTCTTTATATTCTGCAAGGTTGTCAGAAAAGCCATCCCAAAAATAGAACAATCGACTCCCGTATCATACTCCAGTGTTTTTTTGATAGAAGTTGCACCATCAGTAGCAAACAAAACATTGTGCTTAATATGAAAACATTGGAAGGCAAGAATAAATCCACTTGTTCCCAAAGAATTAGCTACAACTTGAAGGTCCTCAATAAGTTTCTTACGCTTGATTGACATTATCTAATAAACTCCATAAATTGTAAAAATTGTACACCTGTTTCATGCTAGTCCATGGAATAGCTAACACATCCCGCCGTCCTCTTGTTCCCATACAAGCAGTCCATTCTTGGCCTTCAAGACGTTTAATACTATCTTTTTTAATATAAAAAGACTCATATCCTGTAACTCCACCTTCAACAATATGGAGGCAGGGAACTTTCTCCTTTTCATAGTTCTCTTGAAGCTCCACTACTATTGTTACAACAACTTCAGCAGGATCAAAATCATAATGAGATATAGGCGTTCTAATCCCTTTAACTTGAATAGTCTGACCTAAATTAGTCAATTTAGTAAAGTCCATACATTACACCTCAAAAGAAACTCTTAGAACTATTTAGATAAACGTCTTCATCAACCTGAACACCTATCCTTTGAAGTTGTTTATAATAATGAAGATTAGCCTTACATCTTTCAAAAAGACTTTCAGAAAGCTTACCTTCTTCTACTCCTGCAACCTCGAAGTAATGAAGAATGGTCTCCAGTTCCTTCCCTGTAAATGTATCTCTGAATGATCCTCCCTTCTTAGTTCTAGTCTGCTTGACGTTGATTCGACTACTCACACGAACAATTGTAGGTATAGCAGCATATAGAAAATTTCCTGTTGCATTTTCATATGGAGGAACCATAACGGATCCGTATGCTGCATGCTTAATCCATGTAGTTGAATCTATACTATACCAAGGATATCGCTTTATTAAGTCAAAAGATGTGGCTGCAAATCCATGCACCTTAATCATCTGTTTAGATTGACTTAATCGTTTAAATACTTTATCCCCAAAGGATTGAAAATACGATTTCTTCTGAATATCCGAACCTAATCCTGATATACCTATATAAGGATAATTATCAACATACTTATCTAACCATTTAAAATCTTCTCCAAAATGAAAAACAGGAAGAGGTTGAAGTCCATGGGACTCCATATACTTTTGATTCTCCCATGTCTTCTCTGGATTAAAAATAATATCCAAATTGACATAAGGATCACATTGTGTTTTATACTTATGACAAAACTCTATATAAGTATTTAAATAATCCTTTACCTCTTTCTTATCAGCAAAGTCAAAGGACTTCATAAGTTTGGAGGCCCCACTCTTCATACCGGCAAATTTGGTCACTTTAGTATGTTGCATCCAAAACTTCTTTGCAGAATGAAATACTCTAGTATTGGTATCTAATTCATAAAAGTCATCTAAATCAACTTCAATATGATCTGACTTCTCCTGACCTTCCTCTTCTGCTTGGTTCCTGGCATGAACATTCAATAAACTGTGAGCTCCAGAATCCAAGAATATGACTAACTTTGGGTTCTCATCCAAAAGCTTCTTAACAGCATTTGTCTTCCAATATGTCTCTAAAGTATGCATCTCCCCCTTCATTAAAACAGAAAGAAAATGTTCCCGATCCTTGACTGAACCAGACGTCAACATATTAGCCATGTATATTCGTTGAACACCAGAAATCACGTAACTCTCTCCTTATCTCAAGAGATGATAGAAAATAGAATCTAGAGCATTTCTTCCCTTCATTTCCAACTCGTCTTTAGTTGTTTCCCACGATGTACGTTTAATGATATCGTACTCTTTCATTGCCCATTCTACAAGAGAAACAGCACTATTTGTGGATGTACTAAAATTATAATACCTAAAACATTTTGGATACATTTCTTCATAACTCAATCGATCAGGAACAATAGGAATACATCCACAGAATAATGCCTCCTGCATAGCTATACCCCATGTCTCCTGCTCTGCAAAAGAGATTGCTACCTTAGCCCTTTCCAAAAGATTATAGTACTCATGCTTAGTCTTACAAACTTCCTTACTCTTAATAAATTGCCAATTTGGATATTTACATTGTAAAGCATATTTAAGCTTATCAAACTTATCAGGTCTCTTTTCTCTGTCTAAACGATGTGGAAAAATAATGATATTTTCTTTCTTAAAATTTCTAGAAACAAAATCAGGATAAATAGGAAATCCTGTAACGTAAATAGAATTTGAAAAACATTGTCGGGCGTCCTCCAACAATCTTTTATGGTACTTCGTTGCTACAAATATTGCATTCACAAAAGTGAACCAAGACTCCTCCAATGGTTTTCCCCAAATACCCATATTATGCTTTGTCAGAAAATCATTTTCGTCATATGTTCCTGCATGAAGCATCCCTGTAATCCTAAACTTAAGATCCAAAGCGTACTTCATATAAGCTAACATTTCTAATCCAGGAAACCAAAGGTCCATAAATAGAAATATGTCATCTTCCTTAATAGATCCTTCATGAACTAACTTACAAATTTGCATCAATTGTGATGCTTTATAGTAATTAGTTCCACAAACATCTAAAAAAGCTCCTCTTTCAATTGTAGATGTCAAAGGAATTCCGTCTATAAACGTATGAGAAACATTCTTAGTAGTAAAAAATCTATAGAACCATTCTCTCCACTGACTGGAGTATCTTTCTTCTAATGGTTCAATCGGAACGACGTAAATCATCTTTTTTACCTTCCGTAATCAAAGTGAACGGACAGTTATCTCCTTCTTGTTCTTGTAAAACATCTAAGGAAGAGTATACTGGAAGAACACCTACCCATCCTTCCGGAAAAGAAATAGGCATTCGAGAACCAAAAAAATCTACGTCCATCCGTTTTTTCATATTCATAGCAATATACCATCTACTAGGAGATACTATACGTGGAGGACCTGGAGGAGGTTTGGGTCTCTTTCCCTTTGGAGGATCTGGATTAGATTGTTTTTTCTTTGTCATTTGTATCCATATACCACATAAAAGTATTCTACTCCTGCTTTATTAACAGGAGCTGCGTCTCCTTCAACAAAAAATCCAGTGGCATAAAATCCACAATCATCTCTAATAGTGGAACTAGATTGGTTCCATTTAATATTATCCACCCCTGCAGAGGGAGCGATGTTAATCATTTCAACACCAGTTCTTCCTTCCGCTTGCTCACTGGATCGAATAACAACATGGACAGGATATATCCCAAGCTCTATAGGATGGAATACATATCCATCTCCTGTATATTTTCCTGCTTTACAAATGGGACGAAATTCTGCAGAACTCTGTGAACCTGTCTCTAACCATTCGTTGGCCATAATCGCATGATCTTCCAGATTGACGATCCCGTCCCGATTAATATCAGATTCCGGAAGAACTGCCAGCACACACATGGTGCAGATACTGAAGATAAACAGAATACACCATAGACTTGACCTTTTCATAATAGACTCCTTACATAAAATTATTTATTCTTCAGTGACGTACTGAAGATATTCCAATGCAAAAAAGCAGGAGAACGCATATAACACTTCTTACATAATTCAGGTACTACTCCAGTAGAATGGAATGCTCTAAGAATACCAAGCGTAGAGGATGTTCTCCAAATTTTCTCCAAAGAAGTGTCTTTGACATTACCGTAAATAAGATCATCCCCGAAACTAAAGCAACAAGGGACTACGTTCCCATTTGCTTGAATACTTACTGACCACCATGGGTTGACACAGGGCTCACTCTTGACAGGATAGTGATCAGATTTCTCAAACACCGTCCTAAAACAATCTGGAACGGTCCTAACGTTGATTGGTGTGTTGGTGTAGATAGATTTAACTTTTTCTAACTGATACTGCCAATCGCCTAATTCTACAATTTGTAAATCCAAAGCCGTTCGTTCAAATTCCAGATTGTCCAAGAGGAGCCCTATGCCTTCCCTAAGCACACGTACATCTCCACCTGTACGGATGTCTTCATACTCGTCTACGGAATCAATACTTACTGTGATGTAATCTAAAAGGATAAGAGCTTGTAATTGTCTCTTAATCAACATCCCATTAGTACTTAACCCTAACTTCAATTTAGGGTATGCTTTCTTTATCTCACTAACAACATCTAGAAGATGTGGATGAAGTAAAGGTTCACCAGCCATTTGGAGCTCTAGAAAATAACTTCCACGAAAGGAATCTTCAGCAATCAACTTCTTGACAACTGACATCTCTATGAAGTTCCTTGGATCTTTTCTCGTATACTTTTCACGTGGGCACATCTTACAATGAAGTTGACAAGCTGAGCAAACTTCAAGTTGATAAACTTCTGGATACTCTACTCGAAAAGGTCCAGGCAACGTTTGATGCTGAATCACTCTATACAACTCCTTACTTTAAAAGTTAACAGTAGACATGAGCACCATTCTCTCCGTCTTCAAATACAGAAATCCTGGCAACATCTCCTATACGTTCGGACATCTCAAATGCAAGTTCTAAAGCTATTGTTTCACAGGATTTAGATCCAAGATCTTTTCCTTCATAAAATTCTATCAAAACATTGTTCAGTTCCTTCTTGATCATAAAGAATTCCTTCTGCCGATCTTCTGCAATAAGAAATTCTGCTTCAACATGAAACTCATGTCTATGAGGATTCCTTAAAAACGAAACTTCTTCAAAAGGACATCCAGGCCAAGAATGGACTGCCTGGAATCTACTTCTGACTACTATTGTCTGTTGAATTATTTGTATCTGATTCTGTTTTTTCTTCTGCTCCGGCATCTCCTTGCTTCTCCTTACTGATGTCATTATAAATTGCACGGGCACGGGATTGTGCATACTTTTCTTCTTTTCCAGCATCTTTATAAAGATTGGCAATATCTGTTAGGATCTCCTCCTTTCCTTTTCCTCCCGCGATCATATCTCGACAGACTTGCTTGACGTTGACACTTAAGGCTTTTTTCCTTCCTGAAACCTTTGTAGTTTTCTCTTCAGAAGAGTTGTCTTTCTTCTCAGGTTCAACTTCCTTTGGAGGAGAAGATTTAGGTTCCTCCTGCTTCTTCCTATTTTGTTCCGTCAAGATCCTGCATTCCGCATGTTCCTCCGGATATGCATTTTTGCACTTCTCACATTCTTTGGCAGTTTCACTAAAATCAAGTCCAAAAGCTTCACATTTATCATCGTGTTCTGACATTGCTGTATCTCCTTTATCAGCGTTCATTAGTTCCATCACAATCTGGCCACAACACCTTATGTAGCTGCAGACTGAATATTGTTCTACATGGTAAACTGCTAGAATCCCTGACTACCCATTCTGCTAATTGTTTGGCAAATAATATAGAATAGAAATTACGTCCTTGTTCTAAACTAATAGATCTCCATTCTTTATTCATAACTGGACTGAAAGCTACCAAACATCTTGGTCTATGTTTCCTAATCACTTCCTTTGCAAACTTATACTCTTCTTCTGATCCAACTACAAATTTAAGAACATCAAATTCATTCATTAACTTAAAGTTCTCTTCCTCAAAACAAGCATTCAACTTATAATCCACAACAAATCGTAATCTAGGAATACATTCTTCATCACTGCGTCTGAAACATATTATAAGACCATCCTCATCAAAATCTCTTATACTGATAGTGCCATTTGTTTCTATACTAATATTTTTCCCTGCACGCTCTTTTGTATCTATCAGTAATTTTTCTAATAATGATATAAGACTATCCTTCTGAAGAAGTGGTTCTCCTCCCGTAATCGTAATCTTATTAAGCAAAGGATACTTCAAAATATCTTCGATGGTCAACTCACCTAAACCACCTTCTTGATTAGCATACTGGGTGTCACAAAACTTACACCGAAGATTACAACCCTTAAGTCGAATAAACGTAGTAGGTTCCCCTATTCCATGGAATCCATTTACCTCTCCATCTATTGAATTGTAAATACTAAATACGTCTACCATATAAATATCGGACATCCACACAAAAGTTTAGATACTAATCGATCTCCTATATAACGAATAGGTTGATTTTCGAATGCATCTATTGTTTCATCTTCTATTGGACAACCGCAAAGAACTTCCGGATGATTCTCTATAACTACTTTTAAAGGAAATCCATCACAATGAAAAGCTATCTTAAGAGCATAAGAATATTGTATGATTTCATGAATCCAAACCATGAATTCATCTAACAGCTTATCACTAACTTTTGTAACTCCCTTCTCTTCTTCTACAAAATCTAATTGTATTAACTTGTCAAATTCTTCTGTGTTTCTAGGAAAACTACAAATACATATAGCCTGCCAACATCTCCTCAAAGAGTCAACTGCAGCACCTGTCTTTTTATACAAAAACACATGCTCAATAGCTGCTTTGTAAGTATCCAAAATAGATAACTTTTCAAATAGCATATTAGAAATTCCCAAAGATCGTAACATCAATAATTCTTTTTCTGAATAGTCAGTAATCATATTAACTGTCTTCTATGACTTCTAAGAGATTTACATTACTAGCTACTGGTGGAGAACTAGTCCTAAGATTTCTGTAACTATTAAAAATTTCTATGGCTGACTCTTTAGAATCTGCTCGAACAACTGCAGTATCTAAAAAAGTTCTGCCTCCTCCAGAAGGATAAGCCCAAAACTGGACCTTCCACAATTCTTTACTTTGTACTGTTCGTATCATATAATATTTTAAAAGCAAGAGGACGTACTGGGCACCCAGCACGCCGACGTTCCACTAAAGACTTACAATAATAATATATACTGACTGCAAATAAAAATAGTTCTCTAACAGGTTAATTCCTGACATCCGGTTTCGTGCTAGCAGCTTAATATCAACCGGCAATCCTATCAAACTAGCGACGTTGTGCATAGTTGCACGATAGAGAACTATAATGAAAGAATACCAGGCTTCAAAGGATTACAGCGGCTGTGCGACTGACGTTTTACATTGATAAACATTTTAGTATTCATCAACAACCTACTCCGTAATTACTCAGCTGGACACGGAGCCCGTCCACAACTTCCGTTGCTGACATTCTTATCAAAGCTACTCACTCTCACACCACAAAATTCGTGAGTAGAACAAATAGCTACGTGAGCTTCTGAGGCTCCGTCAACAATCGGCTGTTGACCGGTCCGATACGTAGCTACTAGCGGAGGCTGGACTTGAACCAGCGACCTTTTGGTTATGAGCCAAACGAGCTACCAACTGCTCTACTCCGCAGTAATGTCTCGGCGATGCATAGAGGTAATCGCAGTCTGGCACCGCCGAGAACTTATTTTAAAAAGCATTAAACCTGCTACGAATTGATGTAATCCGTGGGCCTAAAACAAAAGGCATTTGATTTAATACCTTATTGTAAACAACCCGGGGACTCAGTAAGAGCCACCCGGGAACACAACAAGGTTGTCACTAGTGGACAACTTAAGAACAGACAGGTATATAGTTTAATGTCCATCTCAACCATCCGAGGAGATAACCAGTCTCCGTAAAATGTGCCTGCGGCCTAAATTACCTAGGAGTTACAGGCTTCTTGTTGTGCTTCATAACATTCTGACGTACATAAAGAAATAATTTACTTCATATACGGAATGTTATTTATCTCTATTTACTTTTCAAAGGAACCATCTTGAAAACCTCATCTAAGAATAACTTAAAACGTACAATAATAATATATACTACTCACGAAACAAAAAAATGAATATTTTTATGAAAACAGCAAAAAAATACTTATTTTTCTATAAATTTAACGGGAAGGCACGAATATTTTATAAATACCATGATAGACAGTACCTATAACCAAATTCACGTCAAAAAAGAAAAAATATCTTATAAAATTAAGAAAAAATGCCTAACGAATCAGAAATAGACAGTCCTGAGACTCCAGAAAAAGTTTGCACCCTGGAAGATTTACAACAGAAAGTTTGCATCCTGACTCAAGAAGTTTGCACCCTGAAAATAGCTATTCAAATTTTAGTGGAGGCTGTGACCTTACAACTCACTACTAATCAGGAAATGAAGGGTGCGGACTTTTCAGTTAAAAGTTGTGATATAATTAATATTATTAATAAATTTAAATTAATAAAAGAATATAATATATTGTCTGAACTTTTAGGGAGTTATGAGGCGGACTTTTCTGCCCTCCAAACTTTTACAAAAGTTGTGAGCCGGAAAACCAGGGTGCGGACTTTTCAAAAGTTTGCACCCGATTCTACAGAGTATATTCTGGCCGAAGGACTTCTCAATCTAATCAAAAAACACAAGCCAGATTATAGAACTCCTAATCTTCAGGAATGGACTCTGGTCATTGATCGAATGATCCGAAGAGACAAACGGGATCCCGAAACAATAGCTAAAGTCATAGAATGGTGCCAACAAGATCTTTTCTGGAGGAGAAATATTTTAAGTACAAATAAGTTGCGGGCTCAATTTGATCGATTAGAAATGGAGATGGACTCCACAGATCTGGAAAGTGATGAACCTGAAATTCTGGATATAGCTGAGAGATTGTATCGATTATTCCGAGATAGATTTGTAGGATCCAAGAAAAAGTTCACGGCAAACTCCTCCAAAGAGCAAAATAAGTTTATTAAAGCTGCAAAGAAGCTCCGTTCCTTTTGTAAGAAAAGAGACGTCATTCCCAAGGATTATGAAGAACTTCTGATAGATGCCTTAGATTCTACTTATAAGCAACAAAATCGTTTGGTGTATACTTCCAGTATATGTTCAGAAGCGACTTGGACAACTGTTTTTCCACAATACTTAAATGAAAGAGTTATCGGATAAAATGACTGACGGGCCCTGTACGTGTTTTGTTCTCTGGTCCCTGTCAATATACCCGTTTCCAGAGATAGGGACCCTGCAGAGCGACGTACTTAGATTTTTGGGTATAATTTTTAAGGTTCCTACAACTTGTAGAAGGAGATAATATGTTAGGATGGCTACTTACATTTGCTGGTGTTTGTTTTACAGTCGGATACTTATTTGGATATGGAGTATGTCGTAGAGATTGGAAGAAGTTCCAAAATAATGTAGATGGCAAATAGATTATGTCACAATCAGTAATCAATCAACATATTCAGGATTGCTTTGTTCATTTGGCAGTTACTAGTTCGGACTTTTTAAAGTTAGTCAGGACTTCTGTTCCTTATGAATATTTCACTTCTGACGTAACAGCAACCCTTGTCAGGGTATGCTATGAATATTATGATCAATTTGGAGCAGCCCCTGAAAATCATCTCCATGATGAATTGGTCAGAAGAATTCAGAAGAAGGATCCAGAAGACAGAAAGTTGTATACATCATATGTCACTCGAATTTCTGAAATGGATCCCCCTAATGTTGATTATGTTATAAAAACTATTTCTGATTTCGTCAGGGCCAGGACTTTTGAGGAGGCAGCTGTTGATTTTGTTAAAATGGTTGAAAAAGGGAGATTTGAAGAGGCTCGTTCCTTAATGCACCAAGCTCTTCGAGCAGGGGTAGAAAAGGAGAACGTAGGATTAGAATACTTCCTCTCTGATGTTCCTACATACTATAACAAAACCTTGGACGAAGTGTATCTCCCTACAGGAATAGATCAACTAGACATTCTTCTTAAAGGAGGCATTAGAAGAGGATGGTTTGTATGTATCCTTGGGGGTCTAAAAGGACGGAAAAGTTGGTTCTTAAATCATATGGGAAAGCAAGGACTTCTTAAAGGAATGAATGTTCTTCATATCAGCCATGAAATGGAGATAGAAGAAATAGAAGAACGATATGACAGAAATCTGGGAGGATTGACGGGAAATAGAGATGGAGAATCTTCAGAAATTACCGTGCAAGAAATGGGAAGTAAAGGAGAACTTATCAAGGAGAAAAAAATTATATCTCCTTCTGCTTACTCTCTAAAAGCTGTTAAAAAGGTTAGAAGGATCTGGAGAAAGATGGGAGGAAGATTAATCATTAAGAAGTACGCTATGGGTACGTGTACTATGAACGAGATAGATAGATATTTAAATTATTTGGAAACATACTACAGTTTTGTTCCAGATTTGTTAATCAATGACTACGCTGATATTATGTCAATTCCTCCCAGTAGTAGAAGAGAGTCCATCAATCAAATTTATATTGATCATAAAAGAATAGCAGACGAAAGAAATATTACCGTCATGACGGTCAGTCAAACCAACAGAGCGGCTCTTCTCAAAGCAAAACTCCATCAAGCTGATTTTGCGGAAGACATTCGAAAGTTAGCTAACGTAGATCTGGCTCTGGCTATCTCTTCAGATGAGACTCAAAGAAGCAGAAGTGAGATGAGAGCATGGATTATAGGAGGAAGATCCGTCCAAGATGGAAGAGGATGTTTCATAAAACAGAATTTGGACATAGGCCAAGTTTGTACAGACAGTTGGTTTCCTCCAGATCCTTCTGATAAGAGAGATGAAGAGGAGGAAGAGGATGATTAAATTCAGATCTTTGACTCTTGGAGATCATACAGATGATCATCTTACCAGTTGTGATTTTTGTAATGATGAAGTTAAGTTTAAAGATCTATTCTGCTTTGACACTCCTAAAAATGGGACGTGGTACGTTTGTAGATTATGTAGAGAGAACGGACAGATTAAGAAGGATATGAAAGAACTTATGGAGAAGTAGTAAGGAGATATTTGTGAGTTACGATAAACCAACACAATTATTAGATAAAAAAGATTTACGACTTCTGGAAACGTTTGTTCAATACAATGCTTTTTCAGAAGGTCTGGCTTTGGTTGGGTTACAAATAGGAGATGTAAATTACTACAATAATGAATACTGCCCAAATAAAGATGGAGACGGGAGAATTTGTCGATGTCCTTATTGGTTTCATATTTCTATAGCTCGTCTTCCTACTCGAATTTATGAACCCAACGTTTGGATCTGGATAAAACGAAGAAAAAGAGTTTGGGAGTTAGAGTATGAAGGATTTGTTGAGAAAGATTTTTGGATTCATAATGAAGAGGTAACTCAAGAACCTGGAAAATATATCCACGCGTGGACCGTAAAGAAGATGGTTGAGTATATCTCTATTATTTATCAAGCAGCGGAAATCAAAAACTATAGTGGACAAGAGTATATAAAGTATTATGCAAAATTATTTAGAAAAGGAACTTAAGTATGCTTAAAAAAGAAGTGTTACTGACTATTACAACACCAAGCAGTTTCTCCTTCTCCACAGAACATCAGGAACTAATCAAATCTTGGGCACAAGTAATTCTAGAGGTCAAATATCCTGCACACCCTCCTACATTAGGTACTCCCGTCAATGTTTACTATAAGAAAGGAGATATAATAATAAAAGAAGCGGAACCAAGAATATTTCTTTGTACATTGCCTGATGGAAGAAGTTTATGTGTTATTCCTCAATGTGAGAAAAAATATCGTGATGGAGAACACTTTCATTCTAGCTCTTGGGATAAAGTAGAGTTAATTCAACTCCGTCCGAACATTAACTACAACCGTAGTATTGATTATAATAATAATGCCGTTCATGAATGGTTTATAGAATATAAGGTATAAGAGAAAATTTTATGGGTATTATTAAAAGAAATGGAAAGATAGTTAAAGTGGGTTCTCAAAGGCGACGTTCTATTGAGACCCGTCAATTTGATTATAAACTATTGTCTTTAGAAGATCTTGAGTATTTGTTCCAAGATGTAGCTCCTATTATGTTTGCAAAGACTACCCCTAAAAAACATCAATATGCTTCTCTTGGCTTTGCTTCTGAAAAAGATAGAGTAGGGTTTATTCACGGAATTGGAACTGGAAAAACTTTATGCTCAATTTGGACATCCTGGATGTGGGGATGTAAGAAAAATTTAGTTGTAGGTCCAAGTTCTTCCTTTGATGCATGGGAAAGAGACTTATCTAAATATACTGACTTTTCGTACATTTTTCTTAAGGGAACAACTACAGAAAGAAGGCTATGTCTCGAAAAAGAATTTGATTACTATATTATTCAATATGAGGGATTGAAAACAATATTTGGAGATTTTGTATATAAATGTCCTTACTGTACCCTTCAATGGACCTCTCAGGATGATTCTGACAAAGAAGGAAGTGCCAAACAAAAAGCCATGGAGCACTATAAGAAATGCTCCTATACACCTAAAAAAGAGGAAGATAAAAAACCACTTTGGAAGGGCTGGGTTATTAACTATGATAGAATAGGGAATCAGTTCAATTGTCTTCATCTTGACGAAGTTCATAGAGCATCCGGAGAGGCTAGTAAACAATCTGAGATAATCTATCAACTATCATGGAGAGCCAAAAAGTTAGTGGCCCTTACAGGATCCCCTTTGAATAAAAGGACCAAAGACGCCAATCTTCTCAAAATGTGGCATATTATGCGAGTTATAGACCTAGGTGCAACATTAGGTAACAACTTCTTTAAATACCGAAATGCTTACTTTAAACAATATGGATTTGAATGGAAATTAAAATCAGGATGTGAAGAAAAGATCTTAAAAAAGATAGCTTCTGCATGTATCAGATATACAAAAGAAGAATGTATTGATCTTCAAGAACCTGTCAGAAAGAGAATTAATGTAGACCCTACACCAGAACAGTTAAAGTTAGAAGAATCGATTATACAATCTGATTGTCTTTATCTAAAAGATCTGACAATCAATACTGAGGGACCTTTAGTCAAACCACAAAAATTAAAACAGATTTGTAGTGGTTTTATTTATGGAGTAACTCCTGATGGGAGTAAAGGATCCTTTCCTGTTCCTACTAACAAATTCAAAGAGTTAGAATATCTTCTCCAAGAGATCGATGAAAAGGTAATTATATTCTTTGAGTATGTTGAAGAAGGAGACCTTTTGATCGATTGGTGTAAGAAAAACCATTATCATTTTACTACAATTCGTGGAAAGGATTCAAAAGAAGAACGATCTACCAACTATAAGAATTTTGTAAATAATAAGAAAATTCAAATTCTTTTAGGACAAATGTCCTGTTGCTCAGAATCGTTAGAACTTGTCGTTTCCAGAATTGTTATTTTCTTTGCACAAGCGGAAAAGAGCTTAACACGAGAGCAATGTGAGGGAAGAGTACTCCGTGAATTTCAAACCAAACAATGTATTATTATTGATATTGTTGTTAAAAACTCTGCAGAAGAGATCAGTTTTGTTCATAGAGATGATGAGACAAAAGCGACAAATGCTATATTAGAATACATCAAGATGAAAGGAGGCATAGTTGATCATCCGACGTAAGAAGCCCTGCTGCTATGTCAGTCCGTTTGATAAACATCAAATTATACAGCGATTCCGAGATTACGCCAATGTAGGACATTTGTTAGAAATAGATGTTATGATTTTAGTCAGTCAGTTCAAAGAGCGTTTAAGAAAGTTTGGATGGAGTGACACTCATATAGATGAGATGGAGAATATTGCGTATTCTTCTAGCAACTGGGAAGAATTTCTCCCCAGAATCCGTTCCAGAGGGAATTGGTTTGAATATATTAGAAATAGAGGACGATTAAAATGATGAACGAAAATTTAGGAAGATTGCCAGTGATCATTTTGATAATGGTATTTTCAAGTTTATTAGTATGTGCAGTATATGCTATATATAAATACTATTTCAAGAAAAGAAAGATCCCATGCCCTTACTGCTATGGAGCTGAGTTTTATAGTGAAAAAGATGATCTAGATCATACATGCACGTTTCCTTGTCTGGAATGTCGAGAGAGAGGAGTCTTAGAAGTTACGGCTTCTCAACATTACAAAATATTGAAGAAGAAATATGGAATCAATACCTAAACGCCTTAAGAACGAACTGACTCCTGATAAAATCAAAGAAATGTTAGACGCCTTTGACGTTCCTTACATTGAACAAGGAAAGAACGTCTCCTCTGACTATTATGGAATGACTTGTCCGTTTTGTGACGATGATTCTGACCATTTAGGCATTCATAGAACTAAAGGATTTTATACATGCTGGAAATGTAAGGCCTATGGTTCTTTCTTTGAACTGTTACAGGAAGTTGCAGATGTTACTTGGGAACAATATCAAGAAGCATTAGGAATAGGAACAGTAGAAGAAACCTCTGCTTTATCCAGGATTAATGATATATTAAACCCTCCTAATGAACAATTTCTTCCACAAAGTAGAACCCTTCTAGATCTTCCAAAACATACACAAACTATAACTCCTGCAACCTATTATCCGTTATTAGAAGAATGGTTAGAAAAAAGGAAATTTAGTCTGGTGGATTGCGTCAGACATCGATGCTCTTTCGGAAAAGGAGGAGAATGGACCCATCGACTTCTTATTCCCATATTTTATAAAAGTGAGATGGTTTCTTTTGTAGGAGCAGACATGACGGGAAGAAGCTGGCTAAAGTATAAAATGTCAGAAACTTCAGTTAACGACTTTCTTTATGATTTAGATAGAATTAAAAGAACAAGAATAATAGTTACTGAGGGGATTTTAGATTGTTGGAGAATCCAAAAACTGACTGAAGATGTTGTTTGTACATTTGGTACCCATATTACCAAGGAACAATCTATTCTAATCTTAAATAAGCAACTCCAGGAGTTGGTTTTAGCTTGGGACGGAGATGCCTATTGGAAGGCCAGAAGAGAAGCAAAAAGGTTTCAAGCACATATTAAAAATATAAAAATTGTGCAGTTTCCAAAACATCATGATCCTGATAGTTATGGAAGAGAAGAAGGTTTAGATGCATTAAGTAAACTCATTGAAGAAACGGAGATATTATGAACAGAAGATATGTTAGAGACCCTGTTGAATCCAGTATGTATGTAAGAGAAATGGCTGAATTTCATACAACTTTTGATCTTCCAATCCGCTACAAACCTACACTATTAGATCCAAAAGATTTTATTAGAAGATTGTCCTTGATAACTTCTGAAGTAGGAGAATTGGGAGATGCTGTCCGGAGAAAAGATATTGTTGAAATAGCAGATGCTTTGGGAGATCTTCTGTATGTTACATTTGGAATGGCTATGGAGATGGGATTGGATATAGATAGAATATTTGACGACATTCATAGATCAAATATGACTAAGGTTTGGGAGGACGGAACAGTCCATAAAGATGCAGGAGGAAAAGTATTAAAACCTGAAACATATACACCAGTTGATTTGAAATGGTTAGAAAACGTAATTAGAATAAATGAGATAACAGATCAGTTAAGAAATGACGGAGAAAATAATGAGTAAACATATATTAAGAAGAGATTATGTTGTTTGTCAGATATGTAAAAAAAAGTTGAGAAGAATATCTAGTACACATCTTGCAATGCATAACATAACTATGAAAGAATATAAATTAAGTTTCCCAAATTCTTCTATAGATTGTAAATATCTAAAAGAATTACGTGGAAAGAAACTCAAAAATAAAACATATGAAGAAATACATGGAAATGAAGAAGGGATTAGATTGAAAAAACGACGTAGTGATTCTGCAAGTAATCAGATGAAAAAATCTGAACAAATAAAGGTAAGAAGACTTGCACAAATTGGAAAACCAAAATCAAAAGAATCTATAGAAAAAATGAAAAAATCCAAATCAAAACCTTGGGGAAAAAGTTATCGAGAAAATGCTTTCTCCTTTTATGGAAAAAAATGTCAAAGATGTGGAGAAACAGACGTTAAAAAGTTAGTTGTTCATCATATAGATATGAATAGTTCAAGAACAGAATTAGGAAATCATTCTTTAGAAAATTTACTTGTACTTTGCAAGAAATGTCATTCCAAACTTCATAATGAATTACAAAGAGTCCATGGAGGTTTTGTAGGTTTAAGTCAGGTAGAAAGAGGAATGCATCTTATTCTAAAAGGATTAAAGCTAGATTATGGATTGGATCTTTCTAGTGAACATTTTAAAGAAACGCCAAAACGAGTTGCTAGAGCATATGCTGAAATTTTTGAAGGCGTCAAGAATACAAATGAACAAGTAAATGAAATATTAGGAACATCCTTTACTTCTGATACTGATGAAATGATCGTACTAAAAGATATTGAATGTTTTTCAATGTGTCCACATCATTTTCTTCCTGTTGAATATAAAATTAGTTTAGGATACATTCCGAACGGACAAATATTAGGTATATCTAAACTAGCAAGACTTGTTGAATTACTAGCTAAGCGTCCAGTTGTACAAGAGGAACTAACACGAGATATTACAAATCAACTTCAAAAAATCAATCCAAAAGGAGTTGCAGTTCATATTTCAGGGCGTCATTTTTGTATGATAATGAGAGGGGTTAAAAAACCTGATGCAGTAACAATTACAAGTTCTGTAGAAGGTGTTTTTAGAGACAAACAAATAGTTAGAGATGAATTTTTTATGTTACTAAAAAATAGATAGGAGGTTTTAGAGAAGATGCCAGATGTAGACAAGAATTCCTGTCCTTTTGAGTTTTGGGAAGAGGCTACTTTTACTTCAGCATCTTCTTCTGAAGTTGTAGTTGATCTTAAGAAACTAACTCATCTATCTTTAATGTTAGATAGTCTATTCAAAGAACGTGGAGTAATAATTTCCACAAAAGAAAATTGGTTCCTTTGGAAGAAACTATTCTTAAAGCAAAAAGAAATAGTAAATTACAAGTATCCTTCTACATATCTTAAAACTTTTCTTGGCATTCCAATAGAAGTTTTTGATACTAAAGAACAAGTTCTGTGTAAAAAGTTTGAGCTTCTTATGAAAAAATTTAGTGTCTTTATTTTAGAAAAAGATGGGATAACAAAATTTGATCCACAAATAGAACCACTTAAACCTATCCAATTCCTAAAAGAAGACATAAACGAAGCACTGACGGGCCCTATCCGTGAATTGCTTAGAGATATGGGTATAAAAGGGCCCTAAAAACACATCTAGGGATATGATTATAACTCCTTATAAAATAAAGAGTTTTATTAAAAATAAATAAAAAGGATACTTTTTTATAAACCTTTGTAAAATAAGGAGTTATAACCTGTACTTTTTTAAGATTTCCATTGAGTTTTATAAAACTATAACTTATAATAAAGTATAGGATAAAAGATTAGTTTTTAGTACAGGAGAAAAGAAGATGAAATTTAGACAAGCATTTAGTGACCTGAAGGATTTGTGGATTAGATCCTTCGGAAAAGAAGAAAAGAAGTTTTTTGAATACGGATGTTATACGGATGGAACCAAGGAGAACTTTTACTGGTTTGCATTGAAGCAGTTTTTGAGAGGAGCCCGTTGCTGTTTTTTAGGGCACGATTTGGAAGAGGATGGTGGTTGGTGTGGTCCTGATTCAGGTGGAATCGGAGTTACGTGTAAAAGATGTGGTTATTCGTGGTCACACACGTTGTATTAAAGAGAAAAGAAAATGATAAGGAATGATGTAATGGATTTTGAACTTGTATTAGCAGATTACCTTAACCCTTTTGGTTGGAAAATGATGGATATAGGATGTGCCCTACTCCGTTTCCAAGAACTGCAAGGGCAAGAAGCAGTTGAGGCAATGAAAAGATTCATTCTGTTTGCAAAGGAAAAGAATCTGAATACAACCCAAATTGCTATTACTATCGCCCATGACCTGAATGGAGCAGGAACTCCTTGCTTCAGTCCAAGAACGTCAGGATATCAAAATGAAACAGATAGATTCGAATAACAAAGAACAAAAAGAGGATATAGAATAAGATGAGAATGTGGCTAGTAAATCCTCAGTTTATGTGTCGAAAACATCTTTTAGGAGAACATGTAGAACTTCATATGATTGTTGGATGTATAAATAGAGGAACTAGTCTTGAGGGATATTACGAAAATGGATTGATTAATACAGCTAAAATAAGAATCAGACATGAAGAATTAGCAAAGGAGATAGCAAAAAGAGGATACAAACATAATTCTCCTCTGCCAGAATTTAAAGATCCTGAAAGAGGTGTTGTTGATATACTTAAAAATCTGTTAGATCTAACAGAACGTTGCGAAGAATGTAAAGCTAAGGTTCTTTCTTTAAGGACACCTACTATATGACAAATTATACTGACTACGCTAACAATAGAAGAGCATATCTACAAGATCAATATGCTGCAGAAGACCGAGCCCGAGCTCGAATGGCTGTAGAAAGAGAACGGGATCGAATCCGTCAGAATGATATAGTTCTTTCAGGGTTGGCATTAGTTATTATCTATTACTTCTTTAAATCGATTTTTTGGATTATTAAATGGATATGTATTGGAATATGGATGTTTTTTAAACTTCTCTTTGCTCCAAGAGTAGGAGTTAAATACAAACGTCTATATCAAGAAGAATACGAAGAATTTGGACAAGTACAAGGAATTGAAAAATGGCAGAAATAGTGGAATTGTTTGTTAGATCGAATGGCGATCCTTCAGTTGGGACTCCTTGTTCGTTAGGAAGAATAACAATTTTGTTTCATAATAGAAAAGAAGGAGAAACAACAGAACAAGAAACAAAAGAACTATGCACCTTATTTTCTAAACTTTCTGGCGGACTTTGCTGTTTCTATGAGGACGTATCTAATTATGAACGTCCAAAACAAATAGAACAATCTTGCAATCTACAAGAAGAGGGTAAGAATTCTAATAATAAAACAGTATACGTTGAAGGGGGAACCCATTTAGGAATAAAAGGATGTTATGGAGTAAGAGCATTTCAATTTCCAAAAAGTATTACCGATCTACCTCTTGCCATTTCAGAAATAATCCGTAAAGAAAATAAAGATCTGGAGCATGCTCCGATTGGAACATACATACAAAACAAACAATTTTTTGTTTTACTGGTGTTAAACAAGAAACTTTATTCGAATTTAGAATTGTAAAGGTTGAAGAATAATGCCCTCCCTTAAGTATAGGATAGTCTTGACCCCGAGAAGTACGAAAATCCTTGAAAATCCCGAGACGTACTTTGGCGTAAAAGCCAACTATCCTATACTGCCTTTTTTAGGTGAAATATGTCAGACTTTCTAAAAGCTGTAGAACATTTGCAAGAAGGAATACGAAGTGGACGTAATGAAATTATACAACTTCGACTTGCATTAGATACTATTTATGGTTTGAAAAATAAAAAAGAAAAAGAAGATGTACATAACTCGAAATGAATTAAATATGAAATACGTTCAAATTTGGGAGCACAAACCCTACAAGACCGACGTTCACGGACATTGGGCATACGTAGGAGGTATGGAAGACGGACACTGCCTTCCTATTGAACTTTTATTGCATGAAATTCCACCAGGATCTTGTTTTGAAATTGGAGAAGTGATGTTTGGAAAAATGCAACATATTGATGTTGAAATTGTTTAAGGAGCTAGAAGATGCAAACTAAAATCTTAGGCTTTACCGGAACACAAAAGGAAATGACAGAGCAACAAAAACTTACAGTAAAAATGCTGTTTGAAAAGGAAGGAAAAGGAACAATACTGCACCATGGAGATTGTGTAGGAGCTGATGCAGAAGCTCACCAAATTGCTGCTCCATTGGGATACAGAATTGTCAAGCATCCTTGTGATATTGATTCCAAACGGGCTAATTGTTGGTGTTACGAAGGAGTTTGGACAGCCAAAGCTCCCATAGAACGGAATCACGATATTGTAGACTGCTGCCATCTCCTGATTGCAACTCCCAAAGGATTTGACGAAGAGCAAAGAAGTGGAACGTGGGCTACTATTAGATATGCAGTTCGAGTTCGAAAAGAAGTCATAGTTGTCTGGCCTGATGGTAGATACGAAACAATTGTTACCCTTCCTTTGCATGTGAATAGGGAAGTCAAAAGCAAAACAGAACCGTATTTTAGTTTAAAAGGAGCAACTACAGGAAGATATTCTTCTACTAGTTCTGTAAAGGAACAAGATAAGTTCTGAAAGAGATACAAACTAAACTTTAAGGAGTACTGATATGAAAAGGCAATTGTTGATCATGTTGGTATTGATTCTGTTCCTTACTCTAATTGGAAGATCTGATAACAAATTTATACTAGGACTCCCTAAATTAGACAAAAAAACTGAACTCAAGAGTTGCCCTACTCCAGAAGACATAAAAGTTTCTACATCGAGTATCTTTCTTAGAGAACAAAAAACAGGACAGGCACAACAATTGATTCAATCTAAAAAAGAACTACACAACGACTACCTGATAGATGTTCTCAATCAACCTCTTCTTCAATCAGAAATAGTTCAGGATCCAAATACATGTGGTTGGATTCTCCCTTCAATCATAGATACAACATTAAAATTAGAATCCAACAAAATATATCACATAAGAGGATATACATATCTTTTAGATGGATGTAAACTATACATTCCGTCCAACACAATCGTTACCCTTGGAACGGATTGGGAATCAGGACTGATCATTTCTCCTCATGCTAAACTTATTACAGGATATAGAGAAGGATTGGATCCTGATATAGAGAATCCAGATGTATTGGATACACGGGTTTTTCCTACTTACTTTGTTGCTGAAAATCTTGAGCTCTTTATCGGATATGGTTACGGAATAGTTTATTTGGGAGATGAAGAATCAGAAACTCCTGTTCATCATGAGTTAAATAACGTTTACATCGAAGGAGCTTATATAGGAGTTTATTCTGATAATGTAGAACTAGTGGTAACCAATTCGTTCTTCTTTGGATGTTATAAAGGAATTGTTTCCTATGGACCAGCAAATCTAATAGCTATTAACAACCAAATAACATATCATGGATGTATAGCAGAAGGATACTACGGATCTTACGGATTTGGCATATCCAGGACCATGGTAGATAGTGAGGATCAACAACATCCTGAATCTATTTTCTATTCACAAAACAACACAATCAATGATGGAGATGGGGCTATATTCGTAAATTCTAATTGTACAACTTCAGAAGAAGATGCTCCTACTTTTGTTTCAGTCAACGATATTTTATCCTATTCCGTAAACTATGCTGCATTGACTTGTACAAACGGATATCTCAAGATAGGAGTTTATAATGATGGATTTTACAGTAATACTGAACATCAGAATTTTCCTTTTCCCATGTATAACATTACTATAGAGGATACTTTTCCCTATCAAAATCCGGGAGACGGATATAGATATCTATTTCTGAAATCTACTAGCAGATTTGTCGATGTAGGACTTGGATTAGCCCCTGAATTGTTTCCGGGATTAACTACTAATCTCTCCGGAGAACCTGATAGAGATGGATGTGATCTTGGTGTTCACTATTACACCAGTTATGTCAGTACTTCAACAGAACTCCGAAAAACAGACTTGAACGAAGACGGAATCACAAATGAAGAAGATTATCAAATATTTTCCCCTTTCTGGCTGAAAGATATTTCGGATCCAAACGATTATCTGAATGATCCTGACTATCCTATGATGATCAAATGTGATTTTAATGGAGATAAAATTCTTAATTTAGGAGACAGTTGTCAGTTTAGTTATGATTGGAACAAAACGTATTATGGAGTAGAAACTACTATTAACATATTTGATGCAGAAGGAAATGAACTTCTTCCTTCTAACGTATACGGATATGTAGAAATCCAATTTTCAGAACTTCCAGGAGGGACGATTCGTTCATATCTGACAATAGACAATACTATATTTGGAGTTGCTGATATAACACAAGGACGATTTAGTGCCCTAATAGATACAACAAAAGAAACAAATGGATATCATTCGTTAACAGTTACATCACTGACGGAAACAGGGATGGTTGTTGTTTCGGAACCTATATCAATCCAATTCCACAATATCTTATATCTTGCAGAAGGAGAAGATACATATACTTCTTCCAAGGATTATAGATACACTGGCTTCTATGACGGAAGTAAAACTGTACAAGCACGACTCTTTAATACACACGATCAATCTATAGGATATGCCTACTATACTGATAAATTTGTGGATATAGTTATTCCTCCCGAAGGCTTTTATGATAATAAATTCTGTACCTTATCTCTAGAAGAAATAGAACTCACTCCAGAAGGTTCAGATGAGATTAAACCACTTTCTTCTTCTGACTATAATAAGTACGATAAAGAATTAACAAAATCGTTTGATCCTTATACTTACGATCAAGCGTCAAGAATGATAATTATTGTTCAAGACAAAACTTTTCTCAAAGAACGGAAACGGGCTATTTATCAATGTGCAAAAGTATGTGAAGATAGAAATATTCCTTATACCTCTTTGTTCTACCATGACATCACGTATGAAAACTTATATATGCTTTATAATAATCCTTGTGTAAGATACGTATACTGGTGTGGATATGGAGGAAATCGTACAGGAAACGTTGTAAGAACTTACTCTATGATATGGGGTAAGAAAGAAGGAATTTTCTGGGATAGTTGGGAGGAGGTTCCGATCTACTCTTGGACAACAAGATCTATCCCTTCTTCCCCTCCACTTCCAGATTCGTTAGATGCTACAGCAGCTGATATGATGACCATAGGAATGACAGGATCGTGGGATAAGAAGTTAGTAATCCATGATGTTAGTTTAAACGGAACATACTCCGATATGGCCACAACCTATGGAGTTTTCTCACTGGAAGGGCAGGGATCTTTAGATCAAGTATATATCAGTTGGAGATGTAATTCCAATCATGAAGTAGGAATATTTAACTTCCTACAAAATAGTACAGATGGACTAGTTAAATTCTTTGAAGCTTTAGGAGCCGGACAAGGGGTCAGGAAAGCCTTGGAATATAGCTATCTTAATTGTAGTAGTACAGTAAATAAAGTTATTTGGGGAGATAACTTAAAAGCAGAAATAGGAGATATTGATGGAGATGATAACATTTTTGTATGGGGATTGGGTATAATTAATTTAAATGATATCAAACTTCAATAAGGAGACTATTATGAAAAACTTACTAATTCTATCCTTGCTAGTTTTAGTGGGATGTTCACAAAAAGTTAACTACACTTTTCTACATGCAGAACCGGAAATGCAATCTAAAGTTCCCGTCCAGATCATTTGGTACAAGAAAATAGAGTTTAACAATGCGTGGAAACCTTACAAGGAACTAAACCAACAGCAAGCTTCAGATATGAGAAAAGTTATCTTATATCTTATAGAAAGCAAGATTTCTTCCAAGGATCCCGTCCAAGCCAAGAATAAACTTAGTATATTATTTTATAATGGATACCCTGAACAACTCACTGTACGAGAAGTGTACTTTGATATAAGTGAGAATATACCGATGTCTTTACTAAAGATATTAGAGAAGCAAGAACAAATAGAATCCCTATACTACTATCCGTACATAAACCTGGGTCCAGATCATTATACTGAATATTTTGAAAGAATCCATCAGTCCCAAAAGAAGGAACTTCCCATAGTAGGAAAGAATTAATATGAAAGTAAACTATAAGCTGTTATTTCTACTTGTAGTAGGTATTTACATAGGAACTGCTGTACTAACAATCCTAATTATTCGTTACATGGGTATAAAATGAGAAATAGTGAAAGAGCACAAGGAAAAGCAGCTACGCACAGACGGTGTTTACGTTGTAAAAAAGCTAAACCCTTAGAGGAATTTTCTAATAATCATATTGGATATTGTAAAGAATGTGTAGCTTTAAATTGGAGTACTAGAGAGAAAAAGATTCCTAAAAGTAATTACAAACTATATAGAATGTATTGGACATACTACAACAAACATGGAGTAGGTGAATCAAGACCAACAAAACATACGTTTAAAGGAAGAACAAAAAAGAAGCAGAAGCTAAGATGCTCCTATTCTGCTCAGATGCCGGGTTTAATTTTACTGCAGTTTATTTAGAAGAATGTACCGAAGAAAATGTATCGGATCATAACTGAAAAAGGAAAAAGAAAACATTATTGGGTAGGCCAGATGAAATTATCAGTTAATGGATTATGGGCAATAGAATTTATAGGAAAGAAAGAGGCCAAAAAGAAGGCAAAGCAACTTGGAGAAAAATTCAAAGTAGAAGAAATTCATGAGTAGTAAAAAGAAAAAAGAAATACAAATAAATGAGTATAAACAACTGGCTACCTCATTGGGAATAATTGTAGGAGCTGTTTATTTAGATAAAGACGGAGATTTCTACAAAGTAGTAGCTATAACAGAAGAAGGGTTTGAACTCTATTGTCAACATGATTCTGGAGATTGGACTCACTACTCTACTATTGATAAACATAGTTGGGAACATGGAAGATACATAAAAGTAGATAAATCATATGAAGAGTTAGAAAAAGAAGCATTAGCACAACTGTCTAATCTTGACGATCTTGACGAAGAACAACAAGAATCTCCTGAATGTACAGATTTGGTCAAATCGGGATCTAAAGAATCTCTTATCCATATGGAAAGTTTAGTACAAAAGAAAATGGACCAAATCCAAATTATAACAGCTATTTTAGAAAGAAAACGAAATACTCTCTATCACATAAAACAAAAATTTGAAAGTAAATTATCTTATATTCGAAAAGTAATTGGAACTATTGAAATATATCTAGGCATTGAAGAGGATATCTATCAGCTCTCAGAAGGAGAAAGGGCTCCTGTAGGAACTCCTATTAGTGTTCGACAACAACTTTTGTATATGGATGAAGAGGTAGGAGATCCACGAAATGGAGGTATTGATGCTGAGAAGATTGAACAGTTTGATACCTGGTTACTTACAGGAGAAAATCTGAAAAGGATTCTTCCTGAACCAAAGGGATTAGTTGTTCTTCGAGTTAGAAGGAAACGAAAAGATTATGGAGATATGTGGAAAAATGTACAGATGGAAAATGCTAATAATAAAACGTATGTATTAATTCGGAATGGAGATAATTTATATAGAATTTGGAGTCAGTTAAACGTTTATCCAAGATTCTTTCCCACTAAAAAAGAGTTTGAGAAGTTAGACGATCCTAACATCTGGGAATCTGAAAGAAGGCAAATAAAAGATGATCTATTTACATATAAACAAAATATAATCTTTCTCCAAGGAATAATAGATAGAACAGATTTGTTCCAACCTTTGATGCACAAAATCTCTCTAATGAACGAAGATACCTGGGAAGGAGAATTGAAACTAATTCGAGACGATGAACTACTATTCACCGACGGAAGACTTAGTTATGATAAGTGGCATAAGTTAATCAATTCCAAAATAGGAGTAGGTTCACGTATTATTTTTACGGGATATAGAAGTTTTGAAGATATGAAATATAGTGTACACTATCAATTTAAACATGTTTGTAGTCCATGCAAAGGATTATATGTTGTAGAAGGAACACACGAAAAAACTAATTATGCTCCTTATGGAGATTTTTATTTTAAGTATAACCCTGGCGATGAAATTCATGGATGGAATAAATATGGAGAATGGGAATGTCATGAAAGAAAGAAAAGAGTTTCTTTCTTCTTCCATAGAAGTAATGGAGATATTTTAAACTATGACCAAATAGGATTAGATGATGTTGAATTTTATATTAACTCACGAATAGACAGAGAAAGCTATGTGGATTCCATTCCGTTACTTTGGGAAATTCGAGATCAACTTCTTGAAGAAAAAGGGAAGGAGTCTCATTTTATAACACTTATAAAATCTCAAACTGGACATACGGAAGATAAAATTCAAGAAGCGATCGATTGGTGGAAATTCAAAAACAAATGGAAAAGACCAATAACCAAAGATGATAAAAAAGCATATAGAATGATTTTAAGTAAACTAAAGAAAGAAGTTGTATGAAAGATTCTGTAATATCAGCAGAATTCCCAAAAAGAACGTTCTCACAAAAACTGATGTATATTTACGGATGGATTTTTGTTCGTCCACGTAGATGGTTCTTTCGAAAGCTAATATGTTCTTCTTATATAAAATGGCTTCCAAAAAGATTATGGAGTGGCTACTGGCTAATTCCTAACTTACACTGGTATGTGATGTATCGTACCATTTTCAAATTTTGTAAATGGTTACATTATGAAGCCTGGAGACCGTTTTGCAAAAGTGAAAATGGTTGGATAACCTACAAACCGTTAATATCTGAAATAATTCATAAAGTAGGAAAAACAACTGCTGGATTTGCAATAAGTGGAGGAGAATGTTTTCATTGTGGAAGTGAAAGAGGAGATCCTGTGGATCTATCAAGTGATGAAACTGGTAGAACTTTTATATTGGAAAGAGCATGGACATGTGCTACACAAGATGGAACAGATCATAGATTTTGTGGAACAACCTGTTGTCCGGTGTGTGGATATAAGCATTATTATGAGGACGGATCTTTATGACATTTATAAAAACGGATATATTTGATGATGGAAAAGAACCAGTAACCTGTGCTCGTAGTTTTGAGAGAAAAGAATTTTGTCCACAACTTTTAAGTTCTCATTTTGGAATGAAATTCTCATGTAGATTGTTTACAACATTTGACAGGAATGATGATTTAAGTCGTGGACCGGAAGGATTTTTAATTCCATGCAAACAATGTTTAGAACAGAGAACAAGAGAAGAATAACTCCCTCAATCCATCAAAGAGACACTTAATAGTGAGGATAAATCTTTATGACATCTATAAGAGCAGAAGTGGCTGGAATGAATATACAAAAAGGAGATAGGATGATAGTAGGAAAAGACTACAAAATTTATAGAGATAGTTCTTGGAGACGAAAACAGCAAGGTATACATCCGGATGAATGGTTTGATCATTTTGTTGCAGATAAAAATTACAAAAAAGGAGATATTATACCATAGGAGAATAAAATGTATTCTGAACAAAACCCTAATTGTCAACAAGCCAATGAGAAGACAAAGGAACTTTTAAAGGAGATAACAGTACTTCCTTTGAATGAATTTCTTGCTACCCTTAGAGAAAAGTTCGGGGCTGATCCTAAAAAATGGGCGTTTAAATGTCCCCGTTGTGGAACAATTCAAACCGCAGAAGACTTGCTTGCCGCTGGGGTTAAAAAGGAAGATCTTGATGGCTATCTTGGCTTCAGCTGTATTGGAAGATTTGTCAAAGGGAAAGGATGTGATTGGACACTTGGCGGACTTCTTCAGATCCATAAATTAGAAGTCCTCACACCTGACGGACAGAAACATCCACGTTTTGAAATAGCATAAGGAGTAGAATATGCTTTGGATTTTTCAGTTTGATTCTGTAGAACAAATTAAAAAATCACCAGAAGATGAAAGATCTTTTACATCCTGGTTGATCCATCAACAGAAGAAACCTTGGAAACACAATACCAGACGGGGTAGATGTACTCAATGTGGTCTTCATCTATCTCTAGAAGAAGAAAGAACCGGAGGAGGATTTTGTACCTGTCCGCCTATCATTGATTATCTGGAATTGATATGGGAGGGACTTCATACGATTCTTAAAGATAGAGATAGTAAATACTTCTATGATCGGGCCTGCAAATTGTACGGAATTAAAGAAGAAGAAATTAAGGAATGGCTTCTATGGAAAGCCACTTTGGTACAAAAGATAAAGATTGGCTTTTCGGAACTTTACCTTTGGAAAGACTATTCCATACTCATCGGAAATTAGAATACTAAAAAATAATCGTGGCACTGGTGGGCCCTTGGCGTGGTTCGAATCATTGGACGGGTCCAAATAATCCCTTATATCACGTTTAAGTGATTTTTATAACTCCTTGTAAAATAAGAAGTTATAAAAAAGTGTAAGAAAAAAGAACATTTTTATAATCCTTTATAAAATAAGGAGTTATAAACATGAGAAAAGTAAACTTTATCCATTTTACCATTGAGTTTTATAAAACTATAACTTATAATGCATTTATAGGATAAGAGTTTAGATGTTCTAGACAATGAAAAAGTTAATAGTTTTTAAACAGAGGAAAAGAAGATGGAAAAAGATGTTAAAGCTGCTATTAAAGAAGTATTAGGTGACCGTCTGTTCTGCAATGATGATTTTAATACGGAAGTAAATGAGATGTTAGTCGAGTTAGGTTTAGATCCAACAAATGCTACAGTAAAGAAATGTGTTAGAGAAACAGAGTTGTCTCTTCTTACATTTCTTGGTTAATATTTTGAAGGAGAAAAAGAAGATGTCACACGAAGTAGAGACCATGATGTATGCCGGTGAGGTGCCCTGGCATGGATTAGGAAAAGCGGTTGGTACCGAAAAAACTGCAAAAGATGCAATTGTATTTGCAGGCCTAGATTGGGAAAGTGAACTTCAGCCCATTTTTCTGAAAGGGAAAAATGTAGTTGATGGGATTCCGGTTATTGGTAATCAGGTTCCCGAAAAGCAAGCCGTTATTCGGAAAACAGACGAATCCGTTCTTGGGGTAGTTGGTCCAAATTACAACATCATCCAGAATGTGGATTGCTTCAACTTCCTTGACGAGGTGATCGGAGAAGGGCAAGCAGTGTACCACACGGCCGGTTCTTTATTCCAAGGTCGTCGAATTTTTATTACTATCAAGCTTAATGAAGATATGATGGTGGGCCAGGATGCAGTAAACAAATATCTGTTTCTGGCAGCTGGGCACGACGGCACAATGGCGGTACATGTCAAGTTTACTCCGGTCCGAGTCGTGTGCAATAATACGCTGAGTATGGCACTTAATGTCCAAGTCCAAGCCGGAAAAAAGAAGCAGATCCAAGATACGTTCCGGATCAAACATACTGGCAACTTCAAAGATCGTGTTGCTGAATGTCGAGAAGCGTTGAAGTTGGCTGATTACTACTACAAATATATGGGTGAACAGTTCAACCAGATGTTAGATCAACAGTTCTCTCAGTCCGATTTCGAAAAATTCACCTTGGATCTGCTTCCAAATTCTGTAGATAAGGAAGGCAAGGAGAAAGAGTCCAAGCGCCGTCAAAAGACCCGAGATTCGTTGGTCAAGATCTTCACTGAAGATCCTACCACAAAGGATGTTCGAAACACAAAGTGGGCGGCTTTCAACGCTATTACGACCTTCGTGGATCATAACAGACCTACGCGAGTCAAAGAAGGCAAAGAAGAAGCGGATATTCGATTTGATACCATTCTGTATAAAGGTGGGAGAGAGTTACGTGAGAAAGCATATGAATTGTTGACCGCATAAGTTCTCCAAGAAGAAGCCCCGTTCGGTACTACAACCGGCCGGGCGGGGCATTTTTGAAGAAGAGAAAAGAGAAGAAGATGAGATTAGTTATAAACAAAACAAAGTATCCAACCTTGGAGCTAGAAGTTCTAGCCCAATTTGCCAGCAAAGGCATGCATAGTAATGATATAGTTATCAAAGTTACAAAAGCCAAAAGACAATTTAGTGGAAAGTGTTATTTTGGATGGTTTAGTTTTCCAGAAGATCTTGATTTTGAAAAACAAAAAATTGTTGTAAAAAAGGGTTACGTTCAATGTAAAGCAACTCAGGATAAAAAACGAGTACTTCGAGTAAGTTTAGATACTTTAGAAAGATTACAAAGGTATCTTCCTATTACATTAAATAGACATAGAGTCCCTCCCTTTACATATACTACATGGCAAGAAGTCTTCGTATGTGTAGTAGCCCATGAAGTCAAGCATCATCAAGATTGTCAGAATAACAAACATTCTACAGAATTTTCAGCAACGTATCATGAGAGGAAAAATTCTTGAGGAATACAGACAAAACCCTGATATTGTTGAAGGGTTAAAACGTATCTATGAAATAGAGGAACGTGAAAACATGGCAACAAAAACCAAAAAAGGCGGAGCCAAGAAAACGGTCAAGGATGAAAAACGAATGAACCGAAAACAATTGTGCAGAGACCTGTTGGCCCAGAAGAAAGATTCAGAAGCAATTCTGAAAGATCTTGCCGCGACCTATGAGAATGAAGGCAAAGACAAGGAGTACTCAATAGCTCGGGCCAAAGCGATTTTAGGTGCTATCAAAAGGGAGAAGGGTAAAAAGTAAACTCTTTTCTCCTCCCTCAGGCAGGGTGGATAAGCAGCAGTTTATTCATCCTGCCGTATTTGAATAGGAGCTTTTAAGATGAAAACAAAAAAACATTCCTTTGTATACACAGAGGGTTGCAATGGAAAGAACATGACAATCACGAAGTTGATAAATACGAAGGAAGTAGAAACTTTAACTCTTAATCTATCTGAAATGAATCTATCTATAAGTGATTGTGCTTTTTTAATATCAGTATTTTCCAGAGCGATTGAACTTCTAGCTCACCAAATAAAAATTCTAAAAAAGTAAAAATGTACTTTATGGAGGATAAGAATGGATAAGTTATTTGTTATCACAGAAGGAATTGCAGGGGTTTGGCATTACCATATCAGTAAGAAAGAAAATCCTATCGTAGCTCTATGCGGAGCTAAGGTTATGCATACTTATCTTAGTTTTGATGCGTGGGGAGTTAAAGGACATCTCAACGAACAATACTGCGAGAGATGCATGGCACTGGCTAAACAGCAGATAGTCCAAAGTCCGATAATTAGAGAACTAGTAGGAACAAGATTCGTAATTATGAACGTCTCTAAAACAAAAGTTTTATGCAAAGAAGGGATAGGATGGCTACAGTTTGACAACGAAAAGAAAGCCAAAAAGGAGGCAAGAACAATGGGAGGAGTTGTTATAGAAATAGAGAAAGCGAAGTCACTACTAGAAGCCAATAGAAATTGGTTGTTAGGAATAAAAGATGAAACCGTGCAAATGTAAGTGGTATTATAAGTTAAAGACTCAAATCAAAAAAATCTTATTGAGAAAAAAAGGAGATTGTAAAGACTGTACATGGTCTTACTTTTCTGATAATACTATAGATGAAGGATTTTGTATCAATCCTAATTCTGTTCGTAAAAGAAAAACAACATATATAACCAGATGTTTTGGTTGTAAACATTTTCAAATACGAAGAAAATATGAAACAGGTCCATTAGAATTTTAAGGAAAAAAATGATTACGCAAAAACAAATTGATAATTGGGAAGTTTTTGATAAATACGTAAGAAAAGTATTTCCAGCAAATAGTAGCTTCGGAGAAGGATGTAGCTTTGGAAAAGGATGTAAAGCTAAATCTCCATACTGGTCTTTCGTTTATGAACCTCCATTTCAAACGATAGGAAAAATACTTCCAACAGAAGCGGCAAGGAAGAATTGGGATCCCATTAAACGGATGCTATCAATCTATCGAAGAAACTGTTGCACCACTTCTTGACAATCTTCTTAAACTTGATAAATGGACGTCCTGTGAACGTCGTATTTTAGAATCTTGGAAGGAGAACGAAAATGACAAAAACGTACAAATGTAAGTGGTGTGGTAAGGGCGGATTCAAAACACCCGTTGCCGTAGCTGCTCATACAGCTCACTGTCCCAAGTACGTCAAAAAGAGAAAGCCAGGATGGAAACCAGGGTTGAAGAATAAGATCAACTCTTCTAACCTTGTTTATATTCCTATGGCAATAGCCCTAGACTTCTCCAACAATACATTCAATATGGTTAGTATGAATGAACTCCCAAAGATATAGGTTTGTTTGCTTGTGATTAAACCCATTCCTAACTTTTACAAGGCTTCAAAGTCATCATGGGATGTATTTTCCTCCATCACATAAAGAGTAAAAAGAATGTAGGATAAAGTTTAATTTTTATAAAATTTTACTTGATGCTCTTCTGCCTTGCATATATACTTGTATTCTTTGATACGGAGATCAAATAGCATGACACAAAGATTAGTAGAAACACTTAGAGAGATGTCAGTATACGAAATGGCACAATCTCAATCTGAATGGATGCCAGCTTTTGAAAAGGCACAAGCAGACGGCGTAACAACTGCTACAATCTATAACCGAATTAAACGGAAAGAATTAGATGCAGTCAATTTCAAAGGAAGAATATTCGTTAGAAAAAGTTTACTTTAGGAGTAGATATGGAATCTTATAAGGAACGGATGCCTTCAAAAGAGTTGATAGAGACCATTAAGGCGCATGCTGCGGTTTGCTACTTAAAACTTAAAAAACCAACCATATATGATTTCCAAGACCTTTTCAATGAAGGGATTATTGTATTTTTGTCATGCCAAGATCGTTATAATAAAGAAATAGGTTCCTTTGAAGGATTTTTCAAATTCTGTTTAAAGAGGAGATTAGGAGGAATAGTATACAAATCTTATCGATCGATAAATCAAGAAACTTTAGATAGTAACGACACAACTATTCTTCATAAAGCTCTTCCTGCAAAAGAAAATGATGTTTCATTGTTTATGTTAGACGATCAACTTACACAAATAGAAAAAGAATATTTAAAGTTTCTTTTGGATCCGAGATTACTTTTCTCTGAAGTATTTAAAATAAATCTTACAACGTTAAGAAAAAGAATTCGAGAAGAACTAAACATTAAAAGTTCCCATGGAAGAAGTATTGAGATGAAAATAAGATCGTTATTAAAGTCTTCTATTTGACTTCATTACGTTCCCTCTTCGTAACTGCCTGATTGTACATTTCTTTCAGGCAGTTTTTTGTTAAAAACCCGAGAGGGTGTGCAGGATGGTTGCAACGACCTCTCTCGGGCCATCAGGGTGGAGATGTTTTAATTTTTTCTCCTCCTGGAAGGTCTTGTAATTGTATGTAAATGTCTTCCAGATTGCTTTAGTCTTCTACTGGCTTGGGTATGCAATATAACTGGCTCCTTGACCACCGATCCCATACTATCAAAAATAGTACAATATTCTGGAGGAAGATTATAATAGTTATTTCCTAAAATACCTTGAAGTATTTTTTGATCCCAAACTGATAAAGGAGTTGTCTCACATAATTGAACCCATTTATCTAAAATTCCTTTTGCTGTGGGAGTATTCTTAAAATAGACAGTTCCACCTAACATTTCGTCCGCCCGATCTCTTCCGTATACACTCCATTTTACAGTATGAATAGCAACATCAGCATCTAACGTCCGCAAAAGTTCTGGAAATTTAAGAAAGATAGCATCCGCATCTACATATAAAACTGGACGTGGATAGTATCTTTCCAACATCTTTTTAATCAGTACAGGTTTGTACCGAATATTTAGTTGCCAGTTTTTTCTATCTACTATTCCTACTATCTCGTAATCCAGGTTCATATCCTTCAATGATCTGGCTAACTTCTTGGCCTCTAGTTCATAACCAGAATTCTTTGTATAGAAAGAAGTAATAATAGGAAAAGAAGAAGGATACAATCCTGTAACTTTACTCATCTCTGCATATCCTGATGAAGAAGGAACTACTGTATGAGCACAAGATAGGATAGAAGACGGATCCGCTTTGGAAAAACAATCCAATGCAGATCCAGGATTCAAATTAACAACTGTGACTCCTAATCTTTGTATAGAAGGAGCAAATTCAGTAAATACTTTCTGAAAGTTAGTCAAGACTCTGGATGTCCTCTCAACGGTCTGGCCAGGATACCCATCATGCCAGTGTGTAGATGTTCCATTGACTTTAAGATCCAGTCCAAGAAGATAAATTAACTTACATCCCATAGCTATGATGAAAGAAAGAGCACCAAAACCAGAATTCGTTCCTCCATAAATTCCTCTTTTAATACTTAAACTCAAAGCTCTTTCAGATAAACGTTTAATAAAAAACGTTCCAACTCCAAAATCTTTTCCAGGATTTTCAAGAAAAAGTTTTATGCCACTATATTCCCGCCACTTCTGGAGACGAATTCGTCCTTCCTCTTCACTAGCTTTATAACCATGAAGCCAATTCCAAAAACTGACATCCATAGAATAGTTGACTGTAGGTTCAAACGTTTCAAAAGTTCTATTAACACCTACAGTGAGTTCCCCTGCTAAACAAGAGTAATTAAAATTTTTTAAACTATCTCCCCCTGCAAGTAGAAAACATCTCTTTCCTTCCCATATCTTAGGACTATAAAGTTCACTGATGTCTCTACTTTTATTATTCATAGGAGAAGGAGTTGTAATCAATCTATTTTTACGATGAACTACTGCACGGTTTCGTCGAGCATGCGTAACAACGTATCCCATAATTATCCTTTATATTCATTGATATAATTAAGAAGTTTGTTTGCCTCTTCTTGCCTTACATTATTATACATATTATAAAGAGTAGACCACTGTGCTGAAGACCCTTCCTTTGCTCTCATAGACCTTCTTTCTGTATACGTTGAATCATAAGGCATAGTTCCATGGACTGGATGTAAGTGTTGAATATATAAATTAGGAAGATAACATAATCTTCCTATTTTTGTAGCAACTTCAGTTAACCATCTATCTCCAACCTCACTGATGAAATAGGTAGGAAGAAAACGTCCTATAGTATTTATCCAATTGATATGAAGAAAAGGAAGTGTAGCTGTTCGTCCATGCTGAATTCCATCTTCGCCATAAACAAGAACTATTCGATCTTTATAATTTAAGAATTGTTCAACAACTAATTCATCCCATCCTTCCGTATGAAAAATAACATCGTCTGTACACAACATACAGATTTCTCCAGTAGATTCCTTGGCACATCTGTTTGTTGTTTCCCCTAAAATTCTTGGACGTTTTCCTATAATTAAAGTAGTATTTAAAGCTACTATTTTACTATAATAACAATTTAATGTATCTTTATCATCCTCATCTACGTATAAAACAAGCTCAATAGGATGTTTACATTTAGGCGAAAGAAAGGAATCTCCTTCATGAAGTGGAAGCTTAAAACGATGTTCATTCGCTGTTCTCCACATTTGGAGAAGCATCTCTGGACGTCCCCGGGATGAAACAAGAAGAGAGAATTTCATAGGCTGATCTCCCAGTCTTTAAACTCAGCTGCCAGGCAATCAGTTTTATAATCCTTTCTTTCTAATTGTCCTACCAATTCCAAAAGTCGGTTTTGGGCGTTATTTCTGATCCCATTCAATCCATGAGTCAACTGAAGAAGTTTAATATCCTGGGTATCTCCTTTACGAGCTTTAGTTTCATTGTACCAGATATGAGTATTTATCTGTGAGATCACAACAATGCAACGGATAATATCTGCAGTCAAAGGGACCTTTTTATCCTGAATCAGTAAGTCCAAATCATACATAATATCTTTCATCTCCGAAGCATATTTTTTCTTATGCTCAGGAATAAACACCTCTTTGAGTTGATGAATAGATAGTCTATCTACTAACTCAGCAAAATGAGGAAGCCAACGACGTAATTTACTTTGAAGCTTCATTAGTTAACAGCTCCTTACAATTCTCTTTGAACCAACTAATTGTATAGTAAAGACCTTCTCTAAAATCAGTACTGGTAGCAAAACCTAATACTGCCCTGGCTAAAGAAGAATCCAGTCTTCTAATAGGAATAGTAGAAGGCTTGGAAGCATTATAAACAATCTTCCCTTTATATCCACAAATATCACAAATCGCACTAACTGAATCTGATATAGATACACATTCTCCAGATCCAAGGTTTATAGGCTTGCCACAACAGTATCGTTTCATGGCCAAAAGAAGTCCATTGACTAAGTCTTGAACAAAAATAAATTCTCTCATATCATATCCTGTTCCCCAGACTTCCAATGGATTGTCTCCACGAACTATTTTATGAATCAACGCAGGTAGAACATGAGCGGTCTTAAGATCAAATTTATCTCCAGGCCCATAAATATTAGCAGGACGTACGATACAGACTTTCATAGGAGTTCTATCATTATAGAATTCACACATCTTCTCAACATATCTTTTCATCCATCCTACTGCTTGATAAGAAGGATGAACATCTCCAGTCCAAGCATCGTCTTCTTTCATAGCCGCAGTACTATTGGGATATACAGTACTACTGCTCATAAATAAGAATCGTTTAATACCTTCAGCTGCTGCACATTCTAACAATCGAGAGCACATAATCAGATTAGGAGTGATATGTTTTGCTGGAGTATTAACAATATCATAAGCCCCAGAAGTAACAGCTGCACAATGGAATACAAATTCTATATCCTTAACAGCCTGTTGACAACTGTCAACATTACATAGACCACCTTTAAAAATCTCAAGCCTTGAGCTGTTATCTTTATTAACAAGTGGAGTAACATGCTCTACAGCTCTAACAAAAGATCCTTCTGCAAGAAGCGTTTGTACAACATAAGCTCCAGTTAACCCCGATGCTCCTGTTACCAATACTTTCTTACCCTGATAGAAATTACTCATACTTTGCCTCTCGTGTCCCTAAGGGACAAAATAGGATTCTGGACTGGCCACCAAAATCCAAAACGTTCATCATCATACTTAATTGTAAACTGCTGAACCATCCCACGATAAGAATGTGACTGTTTGTAATGAAATATCGCATCGTCTGACATAACTACATATCCATGCCCGTGCATAGGAGGTACTAACAATTGATGCTTATTACTATCCGAAAGAACAAAAGACTGCCAATCTGTGTAATAAGAAGAATTAGAATCGTTACACGCTACAACAATATAAAACCGTCCCTTTAAACAAGTAACTAACTTCCAAGTCCTATCATCTCCATGAAGTCCCCTTAAGACATGTTTGTTGGAAATAGCTATATCGTCTTCCATAAATCGCATCTTAAAACCGATCAAACGTTCTATTTCTGCTTGATACACTTCTTCATTCCATAGTTCCTCATAGGTACCACGATGATCTTCAAACACTTCTCTTTTGAATAAAAGAACGTTAGGGAGTTTAGTTTTCTCAACAGAAACTAATCTGGACCGTTTTACAGTTTCCATATTTCGCCTTTCGGAAGTTTAAAAATGGTATGCGTTATACTGTACTTGTAGAACCATTTTTGAATCCATCTAAAAACTGGATTGGGGGGAATATATTTAATTAGAAACATAAACAACCAATCAAGATATTTTGGGCTTCTTGCAGCAACAGATCCTAACAAAGCTATATTGTATCTAATTGCTTTTTCCTTTTTACTAAAACAGTTTAAAGGAGATTTATCCTTTAGCTTTGTCATATCCCCTTCATAGGATGGATCCAAATATCCTTTATTTATACAATACGTATGAAGAGCCGTTCCCTTCATCGGATCTGTAGTGCAAAAAGAAGGATAAGTAACTTTTCCTTTTCGACATATACTTAAAGAAGTAAGGTCGTCCTCTAAAGTAGATTCAGGAAGGGCTAGCATAAAATTGACCCACGTATGCATTCCATAAAATCGGATCAATCTTAGCGTCCAAATAATATCTATCTTCTTCATTTGTCGATGAAGAATATTTTCTCTAACATATTCCGAAGCACTATCTACTGAAAGATGAACAGAATAACATCCTGATTGTTGAAGAAGTTGTAAAACTTCTTTATCCACCTGATCAAAACGAAGATAACAATTAAACGGAATTCCTATTTCCCTTGGGTATCTTTCTGCAAATTCTTTCAACCAATCATCTGCTTTCAATGCAAAAAGATCATCTCCAAACTTTATGAAATCTGTTCTAAATCTACTTCTAACAAATCTAATTTCTTCCAACACACGAGAAACAGAAAAGCGACGAACGATCTTTCCTTTTCCTCTATATAGTTCTTTATAATAGTTGTTACAACAATAACTACAGCTGAATGGACAGCCACGAGTAGTATAAAATGTCTTTTTGGGTACATCTTTCAAATGAGAATTAGCAATAGTCAACTCTCTATCAGGAAAAGGTAATAAGTCCAGATCCTGAATCAAAGACCTGACAGGAGTGGATCCTCCATAAGTTATTAGATTAGGAATTGCATAAATAGCTTCTCCTCTTTCTACAGCATCCAAAAAATCGGAAAAGGCACCTTCTCCTTCTCCTATACAGTAGGCATCCATTCCAGAATCAAGAAAAGTTCCAGGAGAAAAAGTAGCATGTGGCCCTCCTAAAATAGAAACGAAGGACTTACGAATACTTTTTAATGTCCTATGGGCGAGAACGATATTATTAAATCCTGTTATATCCGTAGAATAGGCTACTACATCTGGATGAAACTCTATAAACTTATTTAGCAAAGGATGTTGTGAAAGGATGCAAAGAGCTGTCTTATGTCCCTTCTTTTTTGCAATTGCAGATAGATACGCTATAGATATATGATCTGCATAATCTAACTGATTGATTACAAAAAGTATTTTCATATGTATAACCTATTGTATTATAAGCAGTTATAATACCTTTTTCAATCTTTTATATAACCTATTGTATTATAAGTAGTTATATTGGATTCACGTATACGTGTTTTAAGGGAATATTTATACACGTATTAAAAACAAAACACATACAAGCACACCCAGTGTGTCATTTATACCCATTTTCCCTTGGGACCCTGGGAAAGTGTTCCTATATTATCATCTACAAAGGATTCTACTGGACAAGTTCTCTTTTTCAGGATACATAAGGGTAAAGATTCATCAACATACATAACAGTAGTTTTTTCTTCTTCCGGAGTGATATTGGTCCTTCTCACAGTCCAAAATCGTTCTAACGTAAGTCTATCTCCTTCTCCCTCCGTTGCTAATCTTCCAGATTGTGAGGGAACAATCTCATTAGCTTCCGCCTCTTCTAAAAATTCACAGATTCCTCCTTGTTCATAAAATCTCATAGCCAAATCAATATCCCAAGCTGTGCAAACGAAATTTCTATCTATTCCTCCTAGCTCACGGATCCATTTCTTTTTATATAAAGCTCCTAAAGGAGTTATAGGACTATCTTCTCTGTACTGACTAATATCATCAGCAGGAAAGAATCTATAAGAAGCTGTTTTAATCCTCCTCCCATTAATATAAGGAGTACAAGAAAAAATTGCAGATCCGTCTTTCTCCTTTGTTTTCTCATAAAGAATATCTAACGCATGTGGATTCAACAAAATGTCATCTGCAAGATACATACAGTATTCACCCTGGCATAATCTAAACCCTATCTCAGCACATTGCACTGGCTTGACTGGTGTATGAAGATGAAGAACATTATTAGGAAGAATATAAGGAGGATCTATATGTCCTACAAAGATAAGTTCAAAAGAAATATCATTAGCACATAAGGAGTCATACATCTGTAACCAAAAATGAGGCCTTACTCCAGGAACATAAATGCTAATCACTGGCTTCATTGCCATCTTCCTTTGGGATCTTGAGAAATAGTCATAATATTCTCTTCTGTAAAAGGAGTAAAGGGTTTTCTTCTAGTCTTGACTATGACTCCAATAGGTATATTGTTATCTATATGAAACACAGGCATTCCAACATTAGTAGGATGTTTGAATTCTTCATGTGTCATCGTCCATAAAGATTCCAGAAAAGTTCTGTCTTTCTTTCCTTCTGCAGCTAATCTTTTTTCTTTTGGAACAACTATCTCATTAGCCAAAGCATCTGGATGAAATATAGCCTGCCCTCCTTTTTCATAAAATCTCATAGCTAAATCAATGTCCCAACAACTGCAAATAAAATTTCTATCTATTCCTCCTAACTCCATCAAAACTGATTTTTTATATATGCCACACAAAGGAACTATAGGACTATCTTTTTTATGAATTGTATCTTTATCATCTACAGGAAAGAATCTGTAATAAGAATCTTGCAATCTTCTATAGTTGACACAAGGATAACAAGAAACAACAACCTGATCTCCTTTTTCTTTGGCTGTTTCATAGAGAATATCTAAAGCTTTTTTACTGAAAACAATATCATCTTGAGCAAATATACAATATTGACCTATACAGGATCTTAATCCTATTTCTGCACATTGAGAAGGTTTTACTGATGTACAGATATATCTGACATTCTTAGGAAGTTGAAACCTTCCAGTTATAGGGCCTACAAAAATAACTTCAAATGGTGTTCTGTTAAGAAGTAACGAATCGTATAATCTCTTCCATAAAGAAGGGCGAATGGAAGGAACATATATGCTAATAATAGGCTTTTCAAAAGTTGTAGGCATAGATCGACATCTTGTCCTGAATCGAGAGTGTGTTTTCATTGCCATCTTCCTGTAGGACCTTGAGACTTGACTAAAAGATCAATAGGAGAAAAAGGTTCAAAGGGACGTCGGCGATTCTTACAAATAACTCCATTGGGTTTTCGACCAGGATTCAAATAATGAATAGGGATGTTCTTTTGATGAGCATATTCTCCGTGCGTCATAGTCCACAGAGTGTGAAGAAGTGGACGATCAATTCTTGCTCCATAGGAGCACAGTCTCGTGGAGTTAGGAGGAACTACTTCATTCGCAATAGTTCCCTCACAAAAAACTCCAAATCCTCCACGTTCAAATAATCTCATACATAGATCAATATCCCAAGCAGTGCACACAAAATTCTTATCTATCCCGCCTAATTCTACCAGTACACTCCTCTTGTATAATCCTCCTATTGGAGTCATAGGACTCCCACGGTCTCCATCCCAAAAACGGTATCGAGCTGTTTCCAGAGGACTTCCATTTAAGTAAGGCATACACGATACAACAGACAAGTCTGTTCCTTGCTTTAAGAAAGCAGCATGGAGAATATCCAATGTATTAGGTCCAAATATGACATCATCCTGAGCAAATATACAAAATTCTCCCTCACATGCTCTAAACCCTATCTCGGCACATTGAGCTGGTTTGACAGCACTATGAATATACTGAAGTTCAGGAGGATAGTTCTTTCCTTCAATAGGAGGAACATGCCCTACATAAATAACTTCAAAAGGAACAGTACTTTGCTTTAAAGAAGCAAGTTGTTTAGGCCAATTTTCTGGTCTTATACTAGGGACATATAAACTAATTACTGGTTTCACTGCCATTTTCCTTTCGGACCTTGAGATGCTGTAAGTAATCCTTCTTCTACGAATGGGTCGATGGAACGAGATCGTTTTCCTAAATAAACCGTACTTCTGTTTTTGAACCATAAATCTAACATAAGAGGCCAATCTATATCTTTTCCTATCCAATTCAATCCTGAATCATGACGTGTTCCAGGAGGGTTAACTTCGTGAACATGGGCCTCCTCACATATTACACTTTTTCCTCCACGTTCATACAATCTGAAAGCCATGTCAGAATCAGAATATGTACATACAAAATTTCTATCCCTTGACCCCAAACTTCTATAAACTTCTGTCTTGTACAATCCAGCTATAGGATTAATAGGAGTAGAAGGATTATTAGGAAAAAACGTGTTCATCTCCTTGGGAAGTGGCTTTCCTCCAGCATGATGAATGCAAGAAACAACAACCAAATCCGTTCCTAATGATATAAACTTATCGTAGAGAATATCCAGACATCTCTCTCCAAAAACGATGTCATCTGCTATATTCATGCAAAACTGTCCATGACAATTTCGGAATCCTATTTCCGCACACTGTGCAGGTTTGACAGGAGAGTAAATATGAATCATATTGCTAGGCATAGGAAAATCAGGATGAACATGTCCTACAAAGATCAGTTCAAAATCTACTTTCTTATTGCTTTGAAGAGAATCATAAATTCTTCTCCACCAGTGAGGTCGAATTGCTGGCATATAAATACTGACTAAAGGTTTAGATCCAGTCATCATTAGCTCCTTGTGAATGATCTAGTAAGCCATCTTCAACAAAAGGTTCAACAGGGCGTATTCTATTTTTTACTACGAACGTATCTCCCATTACACAATAAAAAGGTCTAGAATGTATTTTATAGTCTTCTCTAGAAATACTCCAAAGAGAAAGAAGTTTTGGCCAATCTATTTGTGATCCTTTATGATTCAACCCTGAATAGTCTGTAGTATTTTCAGGAGGAAGCTCATTGACTATTGCATGATCACAAAACTCTGCCCATCCTCCTTTTTCATAGTATCTCATAGCAATATCTAAATCAGCATATGTACGAATAAAACAACTATCTCTACTCCCTACTTCCTCCAAAGCATCCCTCCTATAAAATCCACAGATAGGAAGAATAGGAGAGTCTAAAATGCATCCAAAGAATCTGCATCTCTCTTTTTCTATAAGAACATTCTTTGCATACTGAATACAACAGGGAAGATACCATTTATGACCAACTTCTTTATATTGTCTAAATAAACAATCCAAAGCATGTGGTCCAAAAACAAGATCGTCAAACGCTTGTATACAAAAATGTCCTTGAGTATTTCGAAAAGCTATTTCTGCACACTGAACAGGTTTCACTGGACTATAAATATATTTAAAATCTTTTGGAAGAGCATAGTTAGGAGGAATATGTCCGACAAAAACAACTTCAAATCTTATATCTTCATTTTGGAGAAGAGATTCGTATAATCTCATCCATAATGAAGGTCGAATAGCCGCAGCATAAATACTAACTAGTGGCTTGCTCATTGAAATAATCCGTTCTTTTAAGTGATTCTTCTCCATGATCTAAAAACCAATCCCAGGTTTCTTTCAATCCATCTTTAAGAGAAGTTGTAGGTTCCCAACCAAACCACTGCTGTGCTCTGGTTATATCCATAACACGTTTAGGAAATCCAGAAGGTTTTGCTTCGTCAAATTTGATGTCAAAAGAAAGATCATCCTTACAAACCTCTGCTAATGTTTCTACTAACTCACGAATAGTAACTCCTTTTCCAGATCCAAGATTGACTACTTCTCCATCAGTTCCATAGTAAAGAGCCCGAATAATTCCTTCTGCAATATCTTTAGAATAAGCAAAATCTCGTACAGCTGAACCGTCTCCCCATACAACTAATGGATTTTCTCCATCCACTAATCTTGCCATAAGAGAAGGAATAACCATAGCATTTTTAGAATCAAAATTATCTCCAGGTCCATATATATTAGCAGGACGGACAATAGCATAATCTACTATTCCATACTGCTTCTTATATGCTTGAATTTGCAGTTCAGCCATCCTTTTTGCCCAACCCGGAAATTCGTCCATAGGAGGTTTAGAGAAGTCACAATCCTTTTCTTTAAATATCTCTGCAGATTGATATGCCCCGACAGAACTGACATAGACCATTCGTTTTATTCCACATGACCTACAAGCTTCTAAAACATTTGTATTCATCTGAAGAAGAGGAACGAAGAAGCTAGCAGGTTTTGTTTTTGTTACTTCAATTGATCCCTTTATTCCAGCTACATGAAGAACAAGATCCATACTTTTAATAAGTGATCTTATGAATTTATAGTCAGAAAGATCAACAACGCCATAATTAGCATGCTTATTAAGAGTAAGGGAATCAAGAGAAACAGAAGTTACTGCTGCCTCACAATCCACTAATAGATCAACAACTTGTCGTCCTATGAGTCCAGTTCCTCCTGTAACAAGACAGTTCTTTCCTTTTAGATAATCTTTGATTTCTTGCGATAGCATACTAAGACTCCTACATTTTACTTAAGTCAATTCCTGCTGATTGTGCCCATGATGGAGTGGCTTCATACTGTTTTCTTTGCGTACACATAGCTGTATGATATGCAATTAAGTCTTTGGTAAACCAAGCGTTTACATGTTCCTTCTGAAATTGATAGTAAAGATCTGTAAGATGAATGGAGATATAGTCTAGAATATACAAGCCATAAGAAACAAAACCCGATTGCTTGGCAACCAAAGCCAACTTAAGAAGACGTTCCAGAAGGGACTGCTTATCATTTTCATATCTTTCAACAAACCAATTCACGTCACGGAAATAAACAGCTTCTGCAACAGTAAAAGCTCCTTGTCCCATAATTAGTCCAGGATACCAATACTCAACGCTGAAGAAATTCCACAATGTAAATTGATACTGTCTTAAAAAGGCATCTTGATGAGCAAATAAAGGTTGTCCTTCATATAGTTCTTGAAATTCTACTTCGGTACAAACTCCTAAAAGATCAGATTCAAAAGCTGTAGTAGATCCTTGCATAATAGCCAGCTCTGCTCCTTGAACATCCATACTGAGATAATCAGGAATTGGGATCTCCTTATTCTCAATCAACTTATTCAATGTTGTTGCTTTAACCTTATGAGTTTTTACAACGTGGCACATCTCTTCGATAACGAGTCTATGATTAACATCCTGACGTTGCAATTTGGCATTTTTTGTACTTCCACGGTAGACACTACTGGCAAGAGGTTTCCACATTGAATGAAAGTCAATCTCAGCTTCTTCGCTCCAAATACATTTGGGAACAATTGTGGTCTCTATTCCAGAAGAAGGAGCGAAGTTTTCATTATCTGCTTCAAATACTGTTTGATGAATTCCATTGACACCAAATCCATATAAAACGGAAGCAGGGCCTATTCCGCCTACGCCTCCTACATGAAATAGTTGAATTTTATCAGTAAATAGTTTTGATGATTTAACATTTTTCGTTGAAGGTCTTTGAACAACCATTTTTGACTCCTTATTCTAAAAACTATGACTTAAACCCCCATCTACAGTAATACAAGCTCCATTAACATAAGAAGCTTTATCTGAACATAAGAAACTAACTACGTTGGCTACTTCAAAAGGATCCCCATAGCGTGTTGCAGGAATATCTATAGCTTCCAAATATTCTATCTTCTGATTATCACGAATATCTATATATCCTGGACAAACCGTATTAAAAGTAATTCCAGAGGATACATACCTCCTGTTCCGTGATAATTCTTTCATCATGGCTATTTGTGCTGATTTTGCTGCTGTAAACCATGGACGTCCTCCACTTTCTTTTCCATAAATTGAAGATATAGTAACTACTCTTCCCCACTTCTTCTTAATCATATCAGGAATAAGATGCATTGTAAACATTGATGAAACGAAAAGATTTTTCGCCATTACCTCCTCCCATATATCTTGCTGGGTTATTTCCCACATTCTATCTCCCCGTCTTCCTCCTCCTCCAACATTATTAATCAAAATATCAATAGTTCCGATATCACGAATAAGAGTATATATATTTTTCAAACAGTTTCTAATTTCATTTTCTTGAGTTAAATCATGACAAAAACCAGCATAGTTAAACTCCAACTTCTGACGAAGAGGTTCCATCTCTCCTATCATGAAATCAACTCTATCTTTATTACTGGATACAAATATAACATTACATCCTTCCAAAGCCAAACTCATGGTTATAGCTTTCCCTATCCCGTGAGTACCTCCTGTAATTAAAGCAGTTTTACCTTTTAGATTCAGTTCCATTTGTGCTGTCCTTTTTAAAAGAATGAGGTATCGGGTTTACATTTTCCGGACGTGGTGTTTTTGGTGGAGATTTGATATACGTTCTAGCTCTTTGTTCTCCCTTGCCTCCAAAGCAAAATGCAATAATAAGAATAAGTAGTAGAAGTTCCATAATCTTATCTCACTATAACAATCTCTTCTTTTGTATAAGGTTGCAACGATTGCAGTCTTTTCTTACTTACTGTTTTATCAGGAAGAAGCCATAATGAATATAAAAGTTCTCTATCAGGTTTATAGTTGTTAATCAATCTATTCCTTCCTTCATGAGAACGTTCTTTCAACACACATTCTGGAACTATAAAAGGAATTCCTCCCTGCTCATAAATTCTTAACATCATATCATAGTCAGAAAAAAGAAGATTAAATCGTCTATCTATCCCCCCTAATTCATACCATAGTTGTCTATGAAAAATAGTTCCCACTCCTATAACTGGAGATCCTATATAAGGAGGATAGAAACTTAACAAATTATCTCTTGGTTCTCCATTAGGAGTATCACTAAATCGTGGTGTAAGAACTAACTTCTTTTGTTCTGGAAGTCTTGGAATATATGCACAAATCCAATTCAAGGCTCTATCAGGAATTATAAGATCGTCCTGAAAGAACATCATATATTCTCCATGAGCATTTCTAGCAGCAATCTCAAAACATTTGGCTGGTTTTGCATCACTATAAATAAAAATAAAATTAGGAGGGAGTTGAAAATTAGGAGTTTTATTTCCGACAAACACAAGTTCAAACGGAACTTTATTTAGTGAACAATTAAACTGATTATAAATCTCCATCCAAAATTGCGTATGAATAGCTGAACTAATAATACTAATATAAGGAGTTGTCATAATTATCTCACTATTGGAATCTCATTATCTTCAAAAGGATGAAGTTCTCCCATTCGAGTTTTACTGGTTTCTCCATTAGGAAGTACCCAAAGATCATACAAAATCTTACTATCATGTGCTGAAAATGTGTCTACCAATCTTGGTCCTGGACGTGGCTTCTCCCTGGCTATACTATCTGGAACTAAAAATAAATATCCTCCAGAAGCATATATTCTCATTTGAAGATCTAAATCTGCTTTGAAGGCAAAGAAACGTTTGTCCAATCCTCCTATCTCCTTCCATACACTCCTTTTAATCATCGTATTAACTCCCAAGACGGGAGATCTTGGATTTCTGGTATCCAAAACAAGAAGTTTATCATTAGGAGGCCCATTTGCAGAATCCGCAAATCTCGCCGAGACAATGGCTTTATCACTGAACATTCGAATTAAAAAGTAGTTCATATCATAAAGCATTCTCGGCGGGACTTCTACATCATCTGCCGTAATCATGCAATACTCACCGTGGGCATTCCTAGCTGCTGTTTCTAAGCACTGAACTGGCTTGGCATCAGAATAGATATAAATGAAATTAGGAGGCAGAGCAAAATCTGGCTTTTTACTCCCTACAAAAACTATCTCAAAGGGAATAGGATTATCTCTGGAAAGATCTGCATAGAGCTTTTGCCAGAATTCCGTATGGATAGCTGTTGCGATAATACTTACTTTTGGGATACTCATAACAATACCGACTCCACGGGAGGATAGGAAATTCTTGGATGTTCAAAACGGACTAAACGATATCTTGACAAATTCAATTTTTGAGGTGTACAGTAAATCATCCCCCTATATTTTCTTGCTTCTGTAGAATGTGTAAATTCTATATTGTTTAAAGTATCCTCATCTCTCTTCATACCTGGTATCCCAATAATAGATTGCTCAGTATGGATTTCACTAAATTGTTTTGTATTGCAATAATAATAAAATCCAGGATTAACTCTCTGAATCCTATCTGCTATTAGATTGAAATCTAAAGGAATTCCATCATATGTTAAATGCCCAAGCCCCGAACAATCAAAATCATGAATGCAAATGATACAATTCTCAAATCCTTCCAACTCTTCTAACTCTTTCAAAACTACCCAACGATCCTTAGGATCTAAAGTTGGATCGTAAAAATGTGCATCCAGATAAATAAACAAGTAATCTTTTCTTTCAGTAGCTTCGTAAAGATCAACAAATAGCTTAAGAAATTCTGGACTACTCATATTAAAAAGATAAACATTGGGGCAGTTACTGACTCTTTGTTTAGCCATCTTGAAATATTCAGGATTGATCTCACAACTAATAACTTGTTTAAATCGTTTTGATTGGAATTTTGCATTAACACCTTTAAACGTTCCTGTCTCTAAAAACGTACCAATATGAAAATCATAAGCCAGTTGAAGGATTGTATCTGCTGCAATTCTATCATGCCAACACATTAGTCTCCACCTTTCACATATTTACTATAAAGAGGATGAAAATCACAATCAGGAACTCTCTCACTAGAAGATGTTCTATAGCTATCGTCATCTTCATGATGGGAAGAAAACTCTATCATTCTGCTTCCTGTAAGTCCAGTAAATCTATGATTTTCCCCTGCCAAAATATCTATAGATTGGAAGGGATGAAGGACAAACAATTCTCCATTTTTTTCAATAAGAACAAGTCCTTCTAGAACCAAAAAAGTTTCGTTCTTATTTTTATGGTGATGTATACTACATCTATGCTGTTGTTTTAGTGTCAAAATCTTGCCACAATACTCTTTATTAACAATAATATATTCTTCTCCCCATACTTTTCTTACAGTTTCCATTAAAAAGGTCCTTTAAAACGGTTTTCATTAGAATAAAATTCTTCATCCAATAAATCTATTGAGCCTAAATCCAAAAGTTCCTGTACACATTGAATAATTTCAATAGAATTAGGATAAAATTCATTTTCCAAATGTCTCGCAGTTGGGCAAGGAGTATGCTTAAATCCTACTCTTTTAACAGGGTTTTCTAAACTAGGAAAACAATTATCAGATACCAAAGCTGCAACTTCAGAAGAAAATCCACAGAACGTCCAATCATTATCAGCAACAATACAATTATGAGTTTTATTAACAGATTCGTAAATAATTTGCTCATCTAATGGATAAATAGTTCTAGGATCAACTATCTCAACGTCAACTCCTGCCTTCCTTCGTAAGATATCTGCAGCTTTTAACGTTTCAACATTCATCCATGAAGTTGCAACAATTGTAACGTCCTTCCCTTTTCGTAACACACGTCCTTCTCCAATAGTACTTCTAAAAGGACCTTCTTGAACTTCTTCTTCTTGCCAATATAACCAACGATGTTCTATAAAAACAACAGGATTCATATCTTCACATGCAGAAATAAGTAAACCTTTTGCATCAGAAGGAGTAGTTGGCATTACTACTTTTAGTCCAGGTATATGAGCAAATATTGACTGACAACTTTTACTATGCTGACATCCTTGTCCCCATCCACGTCCTATGACTGCTCTAATAACAAACGGAAGAGGATAAGATCCGTTCATCATATATTGATAACTACTAATCATATTAGCCAATTGATTTAATGCCAATAGTAAAAAATCCACACGTATATTTATGAATATAGGTGTAAGACCTCCAAGAGCTGCTCCCAAACCAAATCCTGCCAATGTGTCCTCACACAAAGGAACATCAAAGCATCTCCTGTCTCCGTACTGTTCATAAATTCCTTTAACGGAACCAAAAATCTCTGTATGATCTGGAACACCTATTCCATACAAAAAAGCGTTAGAATGCTTCTCAAGAATATAAGCAGTTGCCTCCTTAAGTGCCTCACAGTACGTTATTGTACGCATCATAGTATACACCTTTTATAATAGAAAGGGTTGGAGCAAAATCAGAATTCTTAGCAAATTCTATACCAGCCTTAACTCTTTGATCTATCTCTTCTTTTATACCTTCTATTGTTTCAGTAGAGATACAACCGTTAAGAAGTTGCTTCTCACACATTTTTATCGGATCTATACTATGCCAGCAGTGAAATTCAGATTCGTTTCTATATCCCTTATCAAAATCTGTGTTTACTCCAACGTGTTGTAGATATCGATAATACTTAAGATGAACGAAACAAGGCCCTAAATGGAGATTCTTAACACATTCTTCAAATATGTTGTATATAACTTCTACATTAGTTCCCTCATATTTATAAGACATACATTTGAAAAACGTAATAATATCTGTAAGATTTGTAAATCCGTTTCTAGTTTCTTTTTTAGTATGAACAGCTAAACCATTATCTTCACAAACAAATATAATAGGAACTTTCTTCACACAAGCTAGATTAATACTTTCCCAGAACGTACCTTCATTTGTTGCTCCGTCTCCAAATAAAACTGCTGTGGGGGAAGATCTAGACAAGTACTGATTAGAAAATGCATATCCAACAGCTATAGGAAGAATCCCACCAACAATTGCTGAACTTCCCATAAACCCTAATCTTGGATTGCAAAGATGCATAGACCCTGCTTTTCCTTGTGAAGGTCCAGTTTCTTTCCCATACATTTCTGCAAAGAATCCATCTACATCTTCTGTTCTTGCCAAGTATAGAGCATGGGATCGGTAAGTTCCAAATACAGCTGCTCTTTTTCCGAGTGCCTCACATAATCCTGCAGAAATAGCCTCACTTCCCATAGACATATGCATAGGAGTTTTCATCTCGTCTTTCTGATACTCCTGCCGGATAGCTATTTCAGCAGAACGGATTAAGTACATTTTCCGAAACAGTTTAACCATTATTTCGATCATACCAATCTCTCCAATAGTGTAGCAAGTCTAATAACGTCTGTTCAAAAGTGATTTCTGGCTTCCACCCTGTAGCTTCTTTGAACTTATTTGAGGACGGAATTTGTAATGTTACATCTGATGGACGTAAACGGGATTGATCTACTTGAATTTCTATATCATCCAAATTAGATAACTTTATCAATCGATTTAACATATCCCCAACAGATTCTGTAAAATCTCCTCCTATATTATATACTTCTCCTGGAACGCAAGTGTTGACTAACATCCAGTAGGCTCTGACCGTATCCCTGACATCGGCAAAAGTTCTTATACTATCTAAATTACCAACATAAACAATTGGACGCCTAAGGTTCAATTCTGCTTCAACAATTTGTTTGGCAAACGTTGATTCAACAAAAACATCTCCTCTCCTTGGTCCTGTATGTGTAAACATACGAGTTCGAATTGTTTTAATTCCATAAGAGAGAAAATATTGTGCACCCAACATATCTTCACAGACTTTTGATACAGCATATGGAGATGCTGGACGAAAAGGTGTTGTTTCAACAATTGGAACTTCCTCTGGAAGAACTTGTCCGTATACTTCCGAAGAGGAGCAAATATGAACAACAGGATCATATGTAAGACATTTATTACGGACAAGTCTTATTGCTTCTAATAGATTCGTTGTTCCCAAACAGTTTGTTTGAACGGTTATTCCTGGAGCTACAAAACTGTAAGGAACATAAGATTGAGCTGCCAGATGAAATATAAAATCAGGACGAATAGTATCTATAGCTTCTATCATAGAACTTAAGTCAAGGAGGTCCCCATAAACAGATGTAAAACTCCCAAGACAGTGTCTTACATTGTCCAAAGGAGATCTCCATCTACACAATCCATAAATCTGAACACCTTGAGTCAGCAGATAATCACACAAATGACTCCCAACGAATCCTGTAATTCCTGTAATCAAACAGTGCATAAGTTTCTCCTTAAACTATTCGTCCCCATACAAGATTTTGTTGTTTTCTTTGTTTTGATAAACTTTGATCTACATTCTTATATACCCTTGCATCTCTATGTGTTTGATCTATAAGTTCTTTGAACATTCCAGGATGTTTATGTTCAACAACCACGGAAGGATGTTGAACAAAGACAACTTTTCTTGCCTCTATTTTAATCCTTTCACATAATCTTCCTATTTCCTGAGACGCAAAATGGTAGTATTTAGGAAAAAACAGAACTTTATTGGGAAATCGTTTTAGAAACGTTTGTCCCACCAAACCTACTCCAGTAGGATCAAAAGTTCCTGGACGTTGTAGGAACCCTACTATTCCATCATCATCTAAAAAAGTTCTATTAAAAGTTTCAAAAGCTGTCTGAATAGAATTAGGAAGAAATATAATATCATCTGTTGCATACAAAACTCCATCCTCCTCATTTCCTATTAAAAGATTTCTGCACCAGACTGATCCTTTATGTTTTCCAGAACAATGAACAGACATATCGGATCTTTTCATTTTCTCCAATTCATATTTAGTTATTGCATCATCATCACAGATTACAGAAATTTTAACGTAAGGAAGAGTAGGAATTGAAGCTAACGTTTCCTTTAACTTCTGTAATCGGCCCCTTGTTGGAATAATCACTGTAAGCGTCTTCACGTGTTTTAAATCTTTCTTAATCAAAGTCTCTAATCTATCCTTTAAAAATCACTGCAGTGACACGTAGAGTGTTTTTCGAGTATTATATAGGGCTTTCTAGAGGAAGTAACTCTTGTAATCTTCCAGGAGTTCCTGTGCTCATCTTGATATTAGGGAAGTCTCTTTTTACCTGATCTATCCCATGCTTAAATTCAGCATAGTAAGTATCCAACCTTCTTTTAAACAGAGTTAGTTCCGTTGTATATACTGAATGATAATGAGTCTTTCGCCCAACAATTGTCAGATCTATTCCAACAAAAACTATCTTTTTATAGCCAAGAAGAACAGCTAATTGAAACCCACAGTAGCCACTATTGCCCCCTGATCGAAAATCTCTGAACGTTCCTCCTATTCCTGATCTATTTCGTGCCTTTATAATCGTATCAAAAGAGGACAAATCATAAAAAAGATTACAATGTGGATCTATAATCTTTCCTCCCGTTTCTTTTAGAGCCTCTCCTATAAAATTAGCAACAAAAACACGTGTACAAGATAAAGTAGAAAGACGTTCCTTTCCTAATTTGATAAGAAAAGTGTAATCACAAGTTATTAGATAATCCGGATTTGGAATGTCGAAAACAGATTGGTTAATACAAATGGTATGATAGTTAGAAAGTTTAGATAAATTAAAGGAGGATAAGGAAGGGCCTCCACCAACAACAAATACAGTATCTCTATCCACCACTGATGAGTACTCCTTTCGTTATACTATACTGGATAACCAGAGGGCAATAAACCTACATCATAATTTCTTACAAACGGAATGCATGCAACTCCTCCTAAATTTGCCATCTGAACCGAAGGAATGTACAAAAGATCTAAGTCCATATCTAAAACGAACAATTTATAATAAAGAATAGCATCTCCTGGTTTATAGTAGCATACACACCAAACCCTTCCATATTGATCTGCAGCTAAAGTATATCGGGCCGTTGTAGGAAAATATCCTGTGGGTAATGTGTAAGATGCAACAACTTCTAATGAGTCCAAATTGATTTTGACTTTAAAAATATGACCAGTGTACCCTTGAAAAGTTGCTTTCGTATCTAATCCTGCCTGATATGCATAGCAATAATAATAATCTCCCAATCGATATATAGATCGAACGTATCCAGCAGTCAACGTAGTTGTATACAATTGCGTTTCGGTACTTTTTTCATAAACCCTAAAAGACCGAATAGAAACAGAAGAGGTTATAGTTCCACTTATGTATAAACCTAAGTAGATTCTGTCTTTCCGTTCGTCATAATCAACAAAATTACATCTAGTATATCTTGGCAATTCTATAATACTACTGACAAAATGACCATCATCTCTATCAAAAAGCCAAACTATATCTAAATCTCCATATCCCGTAAAAGTTCCGGCGACAACATAATCATCAGAAAGGTCTAATGGACAGTCTACATACCCTGTAACATCTATGTCAGATTGCCAAAGCTCCACTCCACTTTTATTAAATTTTCTAACATATCCGTCATTCGTATATTCAGTGTAAATATTTCTCTCTGTATCAGTTACTATTCCAGTATATCCTCCTGCTACTTCTTCTATGTGCCCATTTGTTCCAAAAGATGTATCCAAAACACCGTTTGATTTAAATTTGTAGGTTAGTTGACCTCCAAATCCTATAAAAGATCCAAGAACATCTCTTATAACTGAACTACTTTGTGCTAATACAGTAGGCCAAGATTCCGTTATAACTCCATCATAATCTAACATATATCTAAGAGAAGGATAAGGACCTATATACATAATATCTGTATAAATCTGAAGAACTTCATCTGAAAGGCTTAGTTCAGTTTCCAAAGTATGAACCGTTGGAAGAACTATCTGCTCTTCATCTACTAATTCAATTCTCTTAGCCATCTATTATAACTCAACAACTGCTATATTTCTTCTATTTTGATAATCATCGTCACTTTGACCAATATTTTTTACATCACAATCTTTTGGCCAAACTTGAGCTTTGATTGTATGAGCTCCAGCAGAAACAACAGCAACAGCCATCATACTGGCTTCGCCTTGATGCTCATTATCTCCAGATGTTATAACCTTCTTGGCAACTAAAGTTGTATCTACTAACAATCGTACATAATTATCATTATTTCCTGAACTAAAGCCAAGAGAGGCATTAAACATAATTAGAACTGGATTCCCTGTTGTCGTAATAGAAATACTCATACCCGGAATATCATAAAATGAACCTTGTCCATCTGGACCTGTCGAAGCATCCTTCGTAATTGTAAAAGCCGTTACACTGGTTGCATAATTATAATTTGCAGCAGAAGAAGGAGCTGTTAGAAATCCTCTTTTATCTGTAATAGAACTTTTTACTATAACTCCATCATCATTAACTAATGCTAAAAGAAGCTTATTAGTATAAGAAGTTCCAGCTTCAAATATAGGAGTTCCAGCAGAAGATAGATAGATAAAACCAGCACTTGCACTACAAACTACTTCCGTGTCAGAAATAGTATACAATGTTCCTCCTATCATTGCTCTACCGTACTTAACAACTACATTTCTACCTCCACTGGGATGTGGAACTACTTTAAGAAGTTGTTCAGGAGTTTCCGGAGTTGTCCGTCTAACATCATTTACACTATCATAATAGGATATACCAGAAATAGATGCACCACTCCAAGATAAAATTCCTATAATAACATCGTATGTCTGTATATCACCAAGAGCTACTACTTCTATAGTTACATCATTAGATCCAGAAACAGGGGTGTACTGCCAGCGAAGAACCACGTACTTTTGTGTAGAAACCAACGAGGTAACTAAAGCGTCTGCTGTTATTTCTACTTGAATCTGATGAACTGTACTTAAGTAAATGGAAGAAATTTCAGCAGTCATTGTTTTTACACGGATGCTTGTAGCTGATTCTTGGGCTATATACCCTCCGTCATATATCCCTACTGGACGGACATTTTTAAATCGTCTGTTAATAGTAGGACTATCAACAAAATCATAATATTCTGCTGTGAGTAGTTGTTCAGGAGTCATAGTTTAATACCTTTATTTATACAAACGAAAAACAATTCTTAATTGTACGCCAGTGAAAGAATACCAATCATATATACCAGAACCATCCTTGTCGATATCAGGAAACAAAGCTGCAACTACTGGCTCTCCATCCCTATATAAAACTGCTTCTGAAAGACCTTCTATCTGTGTTTCTGAAGGAAGGACTATTTCAAATTCCCAACTATCATCCAGATCAGATAAGACTAGGATCTCATCTCCTCCATCATCTTTCCAAATGTACTCTGGACGCCCGGTCAGTGGATTGGTTGTTGTTTCATAAGAAGCCTGAACGCCTGAAGCATACTGAGTTTCTATATCAAATCCAGGCGTGAGAAGGGCTTGAGCTTTGTCTAAAATTGTGCAGTGCTTATTTCCTGTTCCTATTTTCCAACTATTTATAGATAACATAAAAGTTGTATCATAAGAGTCCCATCTCCAATGTTCTCCTTCTCCATTATCTTGATCGAAACGAATTTCCCTTCCCCCTGATACGGTATGTTCATCAAATCGTATTCGTGAAATGGGACGATCTACTAAAACTCGTCCTACTATATCTCCTATGACAACTGGAGGACCTCCAACACTTCCAGAGACCAAATCATCCCATAATAAAGACCAACCAGAAGGCCAATCATATGTAGATGTTTCGTCCATATCTATATCTAAAAGAAGAACAAAATGAGGAACAGTATTGACAGGTCTGACTTGATTCAAATACCTGATTAGATCCTTAAAACTATCAAAGGACCAAAGATGTCCACACCCTTCAGAGGATCCTTCTCCTACATTATCTATTTTGTTTCTTAAGATAACCTCAAAACCAAAATGTGGAGATTTGTAAAATGTATCATCAAATCCTGGTGGATTCTCACCTTCTTCTCCTACAAACCATTCTGATGCATAAAAGTTAACGTAATCATTTGTATAAAAGTCGTAGATATTAGCTTTTACACCAAGAAGATTAGCTATGATATTTAAAGATTCATACGTACCTTTTACCTTATACCAATCTATAACATTTCGAAGTTCTTTTCTAACCCTTGTTTCAAAATCTTCACTGACATAAGGAAATTCTACTCCCAAAAGATTTCCTAACTGATAAATGTATTGAAGACCTACAACATCTGGATCTTGAAGTAAAATTAAATCATCTATTTTAGTCAGCCATGATCCTACAAGATGATTCAATCCTCTTTTAACTAATGCTTGAAGAACTTCAGAATTATGATACTTTTTGGGTATCAACTGCATCAAGTCCAGCATTCGAGAACGATCTACTATGATCTCAAACTCAAGTCTCATTTACATTGCCTTTATCTTTATCGCAAAGGTATAGGTTTCCCCATCAGCCAATGTAACCTCAATAGGTAGAGAAAGGTAGGAAACTAATCTCTCCGTTGCATCAGGAAGAGTAGCTCCTATAAAAGCTATATTGACTGGACCTATAGATCCACCAGAAGCCTCAAAATATTTTTCTTCAGTCCAAACAACCCAATCTCCATCCTCCATCTCCATTTCTGGAAAGCCGGTCGTATCTCGAGTTAATGTTATTCTACTATAGCCATTCCCAGAAGGTTCATTAGGAACTGTGTCTAATGTACTAGCTTCACTCATAGTTCCATAACCAAGTCCCACAAAGAAATTAGTAGGAACGTTTTCTGCTTGGAAGAACGTCTGGAGAAGAAGTTGTTCACCCTGATCTGCTAATGAATTTCGAAATGTACCTTCAAAAAGAACTTCATCACCCTTTTTATGTTTGACTGCCCAATCACATTGATAAAATTTATGTTTTCCCATAGTTTAGTTCTCACTTGAAATATCTGTTATATCCACATCCTGAAGTTTACATATCTGATTATAACCAACAACTATATCATTATCTCTATTCTCATACGCTTGTTGATATCGAATAGCCACTACTGTTCCTACTGGAGGAGTGGGACTCAAGTCTACAGAATAAGCTCCAGTTGAGTAATCGATTGTTCCTGCAACAGCGTAATCTCCGACAGTTACAAAAGCTCCAGATTCATTATCTACTGCCGTTTGAACTGCTGTATCCCCTGCCCCAACATAAACTTTAACAGTCCCTTCTTTGATAGGTGCCAGGTTTAATGTTCCACTGAACGATCCTGCAGATCCTATAATGTTAGAAGAGCTAATATCTGTATCTATTTCCTGGTAAATCTCCAGAGTTAAATGATGGTAGGAAACGCCATCCAAATCATCAATCAAACGAACCAAGTTAGAATAATTTTTATCTGTTCCCAACCTTGTTGTCGATCCTAAAACAAACTCAGCTTCAAAAGCATTCTCTATATCCAACGTAGCTTGAGATAAAGAGTAGTTTTTAGTTACAATGACATCTAGAGTAGGGACAACATAAATAACTTCTGGAGTTATAAACTCGTATTTGACAGTTATCATAGATTTCGTATAAAGATATTCAGAAATCAATGACTTAAACGTTGTTGTGGGCAACGCCCATCCTGTCATCATAAAACAAAGTTTAACTCTATTGAACATCGTATAATTAGGCGGGTCCTCTTCGTTTTCTCCCCAAGCGTTTGCTGTAGCTATTCCAGCATAATTCTCCAAAATAGCTATAAAATCGTTTCGTGTAACTGCTCTATCTCCAGTCCTAAAAACACGTGGAGCTTCATAACGGATTTCTTCTATGTCTTCTTCAGCATCCCCTCCAACAAAAGCTCCTTCTGTATCTCCTGTTTCTGGATCTATTTCACTAGAGTTAGTTACAGAAAGAGTTATGATGTTTCCATTTATATCAGATACGTCGTCTTCTATAGTTGTTATCCTATCTCCTTGAAGAACATTCCCATCTTCTCCATCGGATAAAACATATTGAATATATATTGTAGATCCCAAAGGAGGAACATATCCTTTTTGATTATCCCCAAATAGGATCTTAATAGTTCCATCTAACTCTTGACGAACGACGTAATGTGTATCTTCCGGCTCTGAAGCAGCAAAAGAAGAAACAGATTCCCATATAACTCCATCAACAACAACTGAAAGAGTATATTCCTCAACAGTTGTTTCTTCAATCAAATAAGTCTGGTCAACTGAACCATTGGAAGTAATGGTCTTCCCTACAATATCTCCTTGTATAGCCCGTAAAGTTATAGAAGTAGATCCAGCCTTTAAAACACCTCCACCAACGATATTTCCTGTATAATTTCCGTCCGAATCTAACTCCTTTTCTCCAACAAAAAACTTAAGTCCAGATGTCTCTGAAAGACGTGTAAACTTCTCAATGAATATATCTGACGTATGTGCAGTAGTTAAACTAAACGTAACTATACCAGTAGAGGAAGTTCTTCTCTTAGGAGAATAGTTGACTAACTTAACTAAATTAACAACAGAAGATCTATTCTTGGCTGTTTCTATGTAACTTTCTTCCGCTCTTCTCTCAACATAATAAAGAACCAAATTTGCTATATAAGCGTAAAAATCTATAAGCATCTCCCCTGTTCCAGATCTATATGCATCCTTCCAAGCATCCGCTTCACGAACACGTTCACGGAGCTGCTCTCTTAGATTATCAAAATCATAATCTACATAACTAAGATTATTAGCCATAACTAAACTCCAGCAGTTATAGTTGTTTCGTATTCAAGTATATCTGCATAATTAACTATAGAAAAAGACATACTGACCCCTAAAAAGTTACTATTTGGATCTAAATTGAAATCAATAGAATTTATAATAACCCTATCATCCCATTTGGTGATTGAATCTTTGATTCTTCCTGCTAGTTCTGTAGCTAGAGATTGACTGACGTTTTCAAATAGTAAATCGTCAAGTCCTGCTCCAAAGTTAGGGAGCATCACTCTTTCCATCGGAGAAGTTCGTAGTATATTATCTAAGGAAGCAACAACAGCTTGTTCGTTTAGTACTTTCTTAACCTGACCTTTGGAGTCAAGAATTAGATCCTGATGTAGTTCACTCCAAACTTCACCTGGATCTATTAAAGAAGTTGCTTCAGTAAGGATTTGATTTTCCATAACTTACTCCACGTAAACTCCTCTATCAGGAGGGTTGACTACCGCTCCATTATTACATTCATCGCCCTCAACTATAATTCTTTTTCCTTGAAAAAAAGTTTTCGAAACCGTTGGATTAATTGTCTGTGTCCAATCACCTGAACGTCTAGCAATAGCTCCTTCGACAGCAACTTCTAAACCTTCTACCAAGAAAGTTCCGTCCTGACCAGAAGAGATGATAGTCCCTCCTGCAATTCCCACCGGATCACCCAAACAAGCTATTTTTCTTTTTGCCATAATTATGAAGCAGGAGGATTGATATTGACTGTTGTTCCAGTTATAGAAATATTTCCGGCAGCATCTACAGACATACTGGCACCTCCTGGATGAGTAATGTCAATAGAAGGGATTGCTGCATTGACTACAATGGAAGTTCCTCCTACATGAGTTATAGATACGAAAGGAACTGACTGATCTATAATAACTCCTATTCCATTTTCATATGTTAAAGAAATAGAAGGAACTTCATCATCTATAATAATCAATAAACCAGACGAAGTTTTCAAGATCTTTCGTTTTGGATAGTTTGTAGATTTTTCATCTCCTATAATATGAACAAAATCAGGAGCTTCAGCAAAATATACTGGCTGATATAAATTTCCAGCTTCAAAAAAGCACCAAACAAAGCTATTCACTTCTGGAACAGAAAAGTTTCCTAGTCCTACACCTGCACCACAAAATAAAGGAGATGCTGGAACTGACCACGGAAGATATTCAGCTTTTACATTGTGAAAGTAAGGGTAGATTTCTACTTTAATCCGTCCTTTTTGTTCCGGATCATTGTTATCTACTACTTTACCTCTAAAATTTCCAAATATAGGTTCTGACATTTTATTGTGCTACCAACTGTTCAGCATCCTCTCCAACTGGAGATCTTCTACTGGAACGGATGATTGTTTTAGGAGTTGTAAATGTTTTTCCTACAGGAAGATTTCTGGACCTTGTTTTTTTCCTACTTGCAGGAATCAACGTTGATTGAATTGTAGAATCCACTCCATTTCTTGTCAATAACAATTTACTAATATAGCTAGAACCAAAAGAATGAACAATTTTTTCTACCAACCAAAATCCAGAATACTGATAATCTAGGACTTTCCCGTCTACTGTAGGTCCGGGAAACGCTACAAGAACAATATCTCCTGGACAAATATTTTGCATTCCGCCAGTAGTGATCCACATCTTTGATAAAGCTGTCAAAGATCTATAATACTTATCCTTGACATACCCTATTCTTGTTTTATCATAATCTTCGTTACGTCCAATATCAGAAATCTGTGACATATCCTGATCGGATCTATTTCCGTCTATTAGAAACTTTTCTGTAAGAGAGTAGTAATCTTGAACATCCAATTCATTTGTAACAAATTTTCCATTAAAGTAATCAAAGTAAGCATAAGGTTGTTTTGCATATCCTCCTATATGAAAAGATGTTAATGTATCTATCATTCTATATTCGTGAATAGGATAATAATCTTCAACCTTCTCACGGAAGAAAGCAAAGTTATTTATCGGTTCAAGTCCTACAAAATCATTTAAAGATCTAAAGACAAATTCTTTTTTTCCTTTTCTTACTCTGATGAAGCAGAAATAACAAGACTCATTGTTTACCCCTACTGACCATTCCTTAAGGTAATTTAAAAATTCAGCATTACTCCAATTTCCTTGAACTGTTGTCAAAGAAGTTCCCAAAGAAGGACTTATATCAGTATTTTTTAATTTTAGTTCATTCGTTGAGATGTTTTCTATAATAGATTGAATAGTTCCTGATCTTCCAACTTGTCTTTTAGGATAGAATAATCCATCCACGTCTAACAATCCTTCTACATGAAAGATACCATCACTATCAGGATACTTTCTATAAGCTACAAAATTAAAGTAATTATGATCTTCACCATTTTGAATATCCTCTTGCTTTCCAAATTGAACAAACATCTTACTGACTCGACGGTCAAAAGGAACAATATGAGTCAATAAACCTTGCCTATCAATAGTTTTCAAAACAAAAGAAGGAAGGAATGTACTTATATCCTGTGTTACACTAAATTCCCTTAAAGCATGAGGATCGATACTAGCTTCAACATCCCCAAACTTAAGTCGTAATACATAATCAGTAGTTCTTGTAAGCATTTATCTAAGTTTAAAATCTTTAACAAAATCGTAGATATCTGGCCATGTAGGAATCTGAACAACTCTTCCTACAGTCGTTTCAAAAAAAGGATCCTGAATTCCATTAAAAGCAAGAATCATCCACCAGAATGCAGGCGTTCCGTAGTTACGATAACTTGTAATATCTGGTCTCTTTCGATCTATAACTGACATTCTATAATGACCAGGACGTCGACGAGCAGTTAAATTAGAAATACTGTTGTAAAGAAAATCCAATTCTCTGACTCCATCCACTGTAACTTGTTGGAAAAATTTTGTTCTATCCATTTACATTAACCTCCAGCTCCTGAAACAACATCAGCTATTTTATCTACAACAGTTCCGGAAAACTTCTGCTTCGCCTGCTGAAGCGTCAAAGATTGCATGGAACCGAAATTAACTGTATTAGCTTGCCACTGGTAGACCGCACGAAGACTTTCCTTAGTCATCATCTCAAATGTCTCAAAAACGATTCGTGCAGATCCAGTTATAGGATAACCCTGTTCAGTAAGTTTGTTCTCCAAGTTTATTAGACACTCACTTACGATGACATTACTAAACCTAAGAATATTTCCGAATGTTAAGTCTATTTTGTCTCCACCAGCTAACGTATCCTCAAAAACCGTGAAAGGGCTAGGTCCTGGAGGAGAGTAAACTGAAAACAGTTTTCCGTATGTTTCACTTGCAGTTCCTTCATTCTCAACAACTCCCACTGATAAAGTTTCTTGTGGAAGGGCCATCTGTTGAAGAAGCATACAAGGAAGTAAAACATTATTATAAGCATCATCATAAGCATAGAAATTCATATCTACTGAAATACTTATAGGAGTAGAACCTCTCCACATCCTTCTCTTCATCCAAGGTTGAACTAGTGTGACTCCTAGTAGTGCCTGTGGGATCAATTCAGCTACTTCATTAAACATCCCTAATCCTGGAAATGGTTCCCAAACCCCGTTAACAAGAAATTGTATTTTCTCTTGAACAACAGCACAAACTTTACACTGAAGGGCTTTGCTAGTAACAGTAGTTATATAAGCTTCTGGAACTCCTGTACTCTCAGGGAGATAACCTACTCTTATATATTGTGTTTCCTTAAGAGCAGGAATCTGACGGAATCTTACACGAACTTTATTAGGATTCAAAGTGGCCTTCTTAACCAATCCTGCAAAAGCCTCAGCACTAGTTAGTGATTGTTCTACCATAAGTTACCTACTACTATTCATCCACATATGAGATGTATCATTTTCAAACTGACTTCCTTTAACTAAGGGTAAAGCATCTTTTACTGTTGTTTTTCTAACAGCCTTTTCCACCGTAGCATTTAATTTCCGTAATCCTTCCTCATTCTGCTTCATAAACTGTCTTGTAAGTTCATCCATCTTTGCATATGGATCTATCTGTGCTGTTTTGGAAGTCCCTAACTGCTTGTTTAGAATTTCTTGTGTTGCCTGACGAGTAGCTAGAATATTTTGTGCTGACTTTTCTATATCCACTTCTGCTTGAGTAGTCTTTGAAGAAGATTCCCCAAATCTAATCCCTGTCATCGCCCCTACAGCAGACTGAACAATCCCTTTAGTTTTAGAGAAAGCTCTTCCTGCATATCGTTTTTGCTGTTCCCATAGAGCTTTCCATTCTTCAGAAGAAAGCTTTTCTCCTTGGAATAGTTTTCCAAAAGCAACTCCACCCAAAACTTTTTGCTGTTCCGAAGCAGATCTTTCTATAGGAGAGAAGCCTTGTTGAGCTCTTAATCTGTCAACTTCTGCTTGCTTGTTAAAAATATCTAGATTCTCTTTTTCTACCCTTTCTCCCTTAGAACCTAATCCTTTTAACGCCAAGGCAGTGACTCCAGCAGCAGCTCCAGCAACACCCAATCCTAATCCAAATTCTTTCAGAAGACCAATAACCCCGCCTTTCCCTTTCAAAGCTTCAGCAAGTCCTCCAAACAAACCTCCCTTTCCTTTATCAATATCTAACTTGGCTTTGATTGAATGTAATGTAGAAGTTACATCTGCCGTCCACTTAGCTCCATAAGCTTGCTTATCAAAAAACTCAAAAAGATTAATTCCTCCCGCAGCAACAGCAGGTTCTGCCCGTCCTCTTCCTTCAACACCAGAAGAAGGATAAGAAGTAATAGAAAGCTCCTCTAACAAATTCCTACCGAATCGTCCTTCTCCCAATCCTTTCATTCCACGAATAGGAGCTGTAGCAAGACGTCCAGTTCCTCTAAGAAGTTGCATTCCTGAAACGCCTAGATATCCTGTTGCTAAGCTTCTGGCAAAAGAACCAAGTGTACTTTCCCCTGCTCCAGATTTTCTCTTACTAGAAGATTGTAGTTTACTTACTGTTTTTCTAATAGCAGATTGAGTAGAACGGATTTGCTCAAGAGAAACATTAGTTTCTTTTTCTATAACTTCTAATGACTTGCTAAACTCTTGTGAGGCCCCGGAAGTAGTTGCAAATTCTTTAATTCCAATTTCTATTTCTTCAAGAAGACTATATAAGCTTTCTATATCCTTTCGTGTTGCTCGCCCGCCATACTTTCCTGTAACGTTTTGGATAAGAGTTATTGATTTTTTGATCTTCTTCTTGAGATCATCCGCTACTTTTCCTAAAGGAGTTCCTGCAGGAAACATCTTAATAGATTCATTTAGAAATCTTAAATAATCTTCCCTGTACTTTCTCTCTATGAGATACAAAGTGGAAAGTGTCTTTTCACTGAAAGCCTCCCTTCCAAGCTTCATATAGGACTTGATCCATGTAGGACGTTTAGCCATTCTTTTTTTCGCCTATTATCTGTTCTATACGATTCAAATACCAATCTCGTTCATTTAAAGGACATTCCAAAATATCCGTTCGTGACATCTTAAGAAGAAGCATGAGCAGGAGTTCTACCTCCAAAATTTCTGATAAGCTCTTCACCCGTTGGAATAAGAAACTCAACTTGAAAGGGTATGTAAATACGGTCCTCCTCATTACATTCAGGACAAACTAGCTTAAACATCATATCAGGTCCATGTTTAAATTCCTCCTGAAATGAACGAATAATAGCTGTATCCTTGATAGGAAGCGACTTGTATAACTCCATCCGCTTCAGAATGTCTTCATCGGAAACGATACTTAGAGCATTTCTATATATCCAATCCTCTCCTCCTGATGCTTCATAATCAGAAACCTTAATCTCATCGCCAGCAGTCAATAGTCGAAGATTTACTGGACGTCCATCAGATAGTAGTCTTTTTACAGGTTCCGTATAATCTTTAGGAAGCGTTTTTACCTCCACGGAAGAAAGCTTTCCTACTGTATCTACTTTCCTTCCACAATTAGTACAAATATAGATTATAGGGAGATCGTCCGAAAAGGAATTCATTAACTCCCAAACTAAAAGATATAGTCGATCCCCTACCGTCAACCTGGAAACATCAATACCCTGAACAACGTTCTTTAAAACTTCTAAAATCTTACGATCGTAGTTTGAAGTCTTAGTTTCAGCTAATATTCTTTCTTCCTCTCCCGTGAGAGTTCGAATAGAAATACTTTCTGGATCTACTCCTTGATAAGTTCGACACAAGGAAGGTAGTTTGATTGTTTGAAAACCTTTGTTCATAATTGGTCCATCCTTTCCAAATCATTAGAACAATCCTGTAATAAAGTTACCTATGTTTGCACCTAATCCTGCCAACCCTGAAGGCTCCACCCGGTCTACAGAAAACTCAATAGTATACCTTAGAACATTTTCTTCTCCATAAGATAAAGTAAATGAAGCAACAGAAATTGGATAAGCTCCTTTCAAGACATATCGAGAAGTAGGATAGTAGGAAGTATTTTCTACCCAAACATATAAATTTTTGGTATATGCATTCTTCAGCCCGTAAAAACCTTCTTTACTGACAATCTTCTCACGCCATGCTTGAAAAAATTGCCCTACAATATCTGGAGAAGGTATAGCAAACGTAACAGTTACTCTACTTATACTTAACTGGCCAGGGAAGAATTGTGTCTTTCCTCCCCAACGAAGTTCTTGCAATTCTTGAATAGAGTAATCCCCAAAACGAACATCCTGACAAAATTTAGAAAGGAGTTCACCACGAATTCCTCCCATACTGAAAAACATAAAAAAGTCCCAATTATACGTCCTATGGTAAGGAAGTATATTCTGACCCCCCAATGCTGCAGAAACATAGTCAGACAGTCTGCTCATTTCTTAAACCTCTTCCCAACGATCATAGCTCCACGTCACAGGATACATGACCGTTCCTTCTCCAGTAAAAATCAACGGGACGTCCGGAACGTTTTCAGGATATACTCCTACCACACGGATTTTCAGTGTTTCTTCTCCTTTTGTTGAGAGAAGTTTTAGATAGACATCTGTCTTAATCGAAACGTCTCCAATACCTATATTTGTTTTATCGTTGACTATCAACTGTTGCCATGCATGGATAATATCATGGATGGCCTTATCCTCTCCTTCAATCATAGTTGTATCAAGTGTATGAGGATACGTCAACTTTCCAGGAACTTTAATCCCAGCTGACTGTTTATAAGGAATAAAGATCCCACCATGTCCTCTTCCTGGTCTTGAAGCAGTCTGGCAACGGAGAAGAAGTGTTTCTCCGTCTCCTCCACCGATAGGATTAGCACATTGCCACTCCCACAAATATTCTCTTTGTGGATTGCTAAGATTATTCTTAAAATTATCAACACCCATCTGTACCATGATCTATCTCCTTACAGCATAACGCCCTTGGAAACAAGTTCTTCAAAGGAAGCACCTGTTGATGTTATTATGGTTTGCAGCTGTATGAACTCAGCTGCCCTACTTGGCTTGACGAATACGTCTACATGAAGTTCATTTCTATCAATAACAGCAGGCGTATTATTTGTTTCGTCACAGACTACTTTATATCCACTATCCCCTGCTTCCGTCTGAAATGCTCCCTGTGAAGATAACTGATCCATATATTCTGTAATAATTGAAACGATACGGAACCGTGTAAACTCACTATTGGGTTCGAATGTAAAGTTCTGAAGAGCAATAGCAATAGATTTCTCCATAACAATAAGAAGTCGACGAACATTTACACGACTTAAAGCAGATGATTTAACCTGTTGTGTCTTTTGACCCCATATAACATTTCCTTGACCCCTGAATGTCTGTAACGGATTGATTTGATACTTATATAGTTCATCTCTATCTCCCTGAGCAAATACACTGGAGATGCTAAGGACATTGAGAATCCCTCTATTAAAGCCAGCAGGAGCATACCACGGTTGTGCAACATAATCATTGTATGCCATCATAGATGCAACGTATCCGGAAGGGGGTACCTCCAAAATTCTATCATTGTATCTGTCATTGATCTTTACCCACGGAACGTAAAGGGCACAGTAACTGGAGTTAAAGTTTTGAACGGTTCTTCTCCAACTCACCATGTCGTCTACAGAAGCGATATAATCATAAGGCATATCCAGAATAGCAATACAATCTTTTCTGGCTTCAGCGATAGTTTTCATAGCTTGCTGAACCGTCACAGATGTTACACCTCCATTGATAAGAATTCTAACATCTATATCATCAGGATTTTCAAACTCTTCCCATCCAGTAGCTACTTGGGATGATGTTGCTTGTGATCCGTCATCTCCTCCAGATAAATCAACAGCAGTATCATTTTCTTTGGGAACAACCGTATCTGCAAGATCTGTATTATCTGCTACCAAAATGTAATCACTGAAATCGTTTATCTTGTCTTCTAGATACAATTGACGTCCGTTTCCGTCTGTCTTATGTTTTCTACTGACTGTCCAACTTTCAACTAGTTCGTCTACACCATCATCATTCTGATAATAGATATCCAACGTGAAAGTATATTGGTCCACTTCTTCCGCAGGGAAGTTAACGTCTCCACCATAGTATAGATCATTAACATCCCTCACGATAACAGAAATTCTGTTGTTCCATACTCCAGGATCTTTGCCATAGACAGAAAACAACTCGTCTTCCAAAATAGAATCATTAAAAAATCCTGGCGTTGTTACGCCTACGGAAAATCCTGTAGAGACTTCATCACTGGTGTTAGAGACAACATTCACTCCTCCGTACAAAGCTCCATTGATAACACGGAGACAATAAAGAGTACTTCCGTTCTCCAAAAACGCCAATGCTGAATAATGGAAGTAGTTTCCAGGATCTGGTTTTCCATATTCATTGATAAACTGTTGTGTAGAAGTTATTGTTTTCACTTCTGTACTGCCTTTTGTAGAATAACCTACCAAAGCAGCCGTAGAAGAAGAAATACTAGTAATGACATCACTAATATCTTTCTCTTTCGTATATACGCCTGGACTCACATAAATAGCCATAGCATACTCCTTATCTATTCGTCTGCATATATTATTTTACGATACAAGCGGAGGAGTTCTTGCTCCTCTTCTGTAGCATCTTGTAGAAATTCTGTTGTACTTTCGATATCATCTTCATCATATAAAGTAACAATGATCTTCTTAATTGTCTTGGTTGAAGTAGCACTGAACACCCATCCTTCTACTCGTATAGGAACTCTGATAACAAAATAACGACCTATTTCAAACATAGAAGGAAGATCAGACTCGTCTATAATTTCTCCAAAATGAAGATCAAATTCCAAAGGATAAACATCATTGTAATAGATATCCAAATTGGGATTAACATGCTGCCAGAATAAGTATGTTTCAGTAACAGCATTTAACTTATCCCTATCCTGTGACCAAAACCAAATATTATAATCTAAAGTAGCAGGAACAGTCTTAGCAGTAAACAATGCTATCTTTTCTCCGGAAACTTCCGAAGAAGGAGCTTCGCCATCTACATAAGCTCCATATAAACCACGTCTGGCCAAAGGAGTTCTCTGACGGGTCCAATCTACGTTGGTCCCTATCCTCCAGATATTAGCAAATTCTAAAGTAGCTACTCCTCTTTTTTCTGATATAATTCTTTGAGCTATCTCCTTAGGATAGAAAATAACATCGTCACTTTCATTAGAAGAAAAGCCCATATTGTCTAAAAATTTTGTATAGACAACAGAACGTAAAGCTTCGTCTATATCTTTCAAGAAAGTAACCATAGCTTATTAGTCGGAATAGTTTGTATCCATAGCAACTCGTTCTATCATACTACCATAAGAAGTAGCTGTTAGTATTGTAAAAGCTGCTTCAAAAGGAAGAGCTCCTGACTTCTGAATAACAATAACAAACTGTCCTGCAACACTTGTATCTGACGTATCAATATGTACAGAATAGTATCCATTTGAAACATGTTCTGGAGCAACGGCACTGTTTTTGGCAACTAAAGCGGAGGCCCCAAACTTAATTAGTTTCACATCTGACGCAGCAATAGATAGATCCGTCTTCACAGTGATTCCATCTGAAGATTCCACGAACGGACCTAACAATAATGTAACCGCTGTATTTTGTTTAAGAAACATAATAAGTCTCTCCTAACATAATTTTCTAATCATTCTCCTTCCGCCTTAACATTTCATAGTAATTTCTATATGTTGCAATGGGAGAAGAAGTTTCCGTATAATCTGTCCATACTGAATAGGTTTTAAACCCTAAATCATTCAACATAGGAGGATTATTTGGCCAAGTAGCAGGATATGGCCCAACTCCTGCAGAATAGTTACTATTTACATCTGTACTATCGTATTTAAGATAAATAGTATCATTATCTCCGTTGAGTTCTAACGTCGTCCAATATGCCGTGTCAGATTCTAACGTCCAAGATCCTATATTAAATGTCACAGGAGCAGAAAACGGAATATTTGTTTGGTCACCTGGACCAAAGGCTTTCGTAGTAGGAGTTGTTGCTCCAGAATATAATCCTGCTCTTCCTGTTGTTCCTGCTGATGTAGCGTAAGCTTTAACAAAATTAACCTCACCTCCACCTCCTGAATTTGTCCCTCCTACAAATATGAAAAGATCAAGCTCAATAGATTGAGCACTACCTCCATCAGTAGAGTAGCCTATTTCTGGGCCAAGACAAATTGGATATACAAGATCCTTCAATACATCCTCAGGAAGAAGTACCGTCCAGACATTCCCAGAAATAATCTGATCACACCATACTTTACGTCCTTTTGAATCTGTAATAAATGGACGTTTAAAATGAGCTATTTTTCCAGTCTCGTATATATGATTCTTTCTGTTGCAGTAAACAGCAATAGAATTGATTATCTCCTCTGAACGTAAGAATCCTGACTTAATCTCCTCTTCAGTCAAAGAAAATTGCTTATTAAAAGAGAGCCCATCAGCATAAGTCAGAGTAAATGTAAGTTCAGGTTTAGGAGGTTCTTGAAACCATATTTCATATTCGAATCCATCATTCTTTTGATAGAATACGTGCTTCAAATCGCCACTGATAATTTGATACTTATCCACAGACTCCTGAACAAGATCTTTTCTTAAAATAGCAGAGGATTCTGTATGATTTATATCCACCCAAAATTCGTCCTCAAACTTACTAAAGTTAAATTTAGGGATGACCAGAGAACTATCTGTCCCTCCAAACCTTGTTAACACCTGATTTCTTACAAAATTGTTATCCATAACAAAACTAGTCTTCACTTCGTTTCTTTTGAAGATCGTAGTAGTACTTCATAGGTTGAATGCTAGAAGATGTCAAATTTTCCGTTCCGTTTCCATTATTGTATAAAAAGTCAACGTTATCTTGCGTTAACGCATCGTTAAACAACATAAGATTATCTATTTCGCCATCAAAACTGTAATCATTGTCTCCATTTGAATTCCCTATCCACATAGTCTTAGAGTTTTGACTATACGTAGACAGTACGCAAGGAGTTGTTCCAGTAGAAATAACTAAATCTGCGTTAATGTATATATTTGCTACAACATTTTCTTCGTCAATCTGTGCGATTGTAACAACAACATGGAACCAAATATTTGGGCCTATAAATGTTGTTTCCCATTCAAAATTTACAGTATAAAAAGACGCAGTGTAGTAAAAAACAAGCCAAGTTCTTTCATCAGGAGCTAGCTCATGTGAAACTCTAAATGTATTCCCTCCTAAACCTTCTACAACAGCTCCTATTATATCTTTAAAATGAAAAGCATCAGGATTGTATGCTTTGGGTTTTATCCATACACTAATTGAGAAATCATTTTGAAAAACAGATTCAAAAGTACTGTTTGTATCAATGTAATCTGTTACTCCATTAAAAGAAAGAGCTCCATTGATCTTTCCAGAAGTATGAAGAACAGACGTGTTCTGTTGTGACGTTCCGTTAGAAGTTCCTATGCTATCAACAACAGTTGTATTAGCTTCATTATCATTCATCTTATAATGAGCAATGCAATTCATTGACGTTCCTTGAATGAAGGTCCACACACTTCAGATAAATCCTGACCTACAACAACACAATCTCGTATTTCTGAAAAGTTTTGTATAACATTTCTATCTATAACCTCCAAAAAATGTGCAGGAGAAAGACGAACAGTATCTCCTTTAATTAGAATAGCAATTGTATGATCTGAAATATTTCTTATCTTTAACATAATAAACTACCAGTGGATTTTTTTATTGTCCAGAGTTTACTTCGGGAGTTGCTGTTTCCTCCGCAGTGGCTTCCACAGGTGTCTCTGGCTCTGCAGGAGGTGTCTCTGGATCTGCAGGAGTTTCCTCTGGATTGGAAACCACCTCGGTATTAGCCAGAACAGCAGCAGCCAATGCATCTGCAGAGGTCTTCAATTGATCAACCAATTCTTGAATCTGTTCAGGATCATCCTTAGCAGCAGCCAACTGTTCTGCTATTCCCTGAATCAGAGTGACGGCGGACTGTTCTATCTGAGTATTCACCTGCACTTGTTCAATCAACTGCTCAAGTGTTGCACCCATAATGTGCTCCTTTCCATATATTCTCTCGAGGAGATATATTATGTAATCTAACTTTCTGTGTAATCTTTTAAAAAACATAATCTTCACCACTGGTAGTTTAAGGGGTTCGTTTAGGTGCTAATTTGTAAATAGCTGTTAGGGTGGCATCATGAAAAGGTCCTGTTAGTAAATCAACTATCTCGAACTCGTCTGTTTTCTCAAACTTATCTGGAACATATTGTAACGGAACTTTAATGTAACTATTAACTAAAACATCAACAGATTGAATAGTTCCATCATCTGCTTGTCCCTCTGTCTTAAATCGAGCCAGAATAGGAAGTTCACCTTCAACAAATATTCCAAGATCCCGTAACCTTCGAGTTGTTGGGGACCATTCTACCCAGACTAAAGTTGTATAATGAATAAATGTATGGTCCGTAGGAACTACATAAATATCCTTCTCCTCAAGATCCTCCAGATTAGAAGGAATGTATAAATCACAACTGATTCCATAATTATCTACAGAGACATTCTGATGCTGCCTAAATGTATCTATAGCTGCCTGTGGAATCATTTTACTCATGATTTGATTCTCTGCAATATAGCATGTATCATACGTTTTTCTTCTAACTCTTCTTCCGGTTGAAGAGATTGTCCAGAGAATCCTTCTTCTTCAGCAATCTCAACGTCTTTCCCTGCAACATCTCTCATTCCATCCATAAGATCTTTATCAGGGGGTGGGTCTATTTTCATAATCTCGTGCCCATCTCCATCAAAAGACATAGCAAACAATCCAGAATGACCTCCATTATAATGGAAGAAACAAAGGAAACGTTCAAAACGCTTCATTGTATCTGGAGTAGCTTCTATTGTAAAAGTTTTCTTAACTCGTTCCATAAAACCTCACGTAGCGATTTTATCCTCTAGTTCCTCTATCTTCAAAATTCTTCCTAATCGTCTTCCGATAAGTCTTCTTAGAATACTCCCTGCAGAATATCTATTGGCATTCTTAATCAATTTCTTAAGTCCTTTTGCCATATTCAAACTCCTATCATACGTTTAATAACATTGACGTCTTGATCTGTAAGGGAATTATCTTCTATCATTATATGGAGATCCCCGATTAATTTCAAGTAATTATATCGAGCTAAAAATTTAAAAACAGCATTTCTATCTCTCCAATTCTTTGAAAGTTCTACATCCTTCAGTGCCTGTTCTATAGAAGTAGGTTGTGAGTAATTTCTTCTGACATCTGTCCATTCTCCACGGAGTCTAAATAAGTTTTCTATGTCTTCCTCAATATCCTTTAAACGGAGTTCTAACCTGGAAAGAAGTTTCTTCTGAATATCTACGGGTATCCTTTTCTCTATTGTGTTCTTAATTAAATCATAATCAATAACATCCCTTCTCAATTCTCCAAGGAGTATATCTGCTTTCTCCGCCTCTTCTACAACATCTTCTATAAGATCAGAGTACTCCTCATAAGGATCAAAATTGAAGTCCACCAAGGTAGGTCCTTTTAACCATTCTCTATTCATAAAATCGTAAACACCATCAGAAAGGAATTCCTGAGCCGGATTTCTCTGGATGTAAACTTCTATAGGATGTTCTCTAATATAACCGTCTATTTCATCTCTAAACCGTTTATACCATACAAATACTTCTTTTTGCTCAGTTTCATTATTTAATTCTGAACCTTCTGGAACCACAATATGAACATCTATATCCGTATCTGACTGATACTGATTAGTACAAATAGAACCAGTAATATGGTATTCAGCTCCTTCTATATTTGATAAGTCCAATTTAGTATACCAACTTAAAAGATTTAGTATCTTTTGTCTAACCTCTTCTCGAATACTATACAACCCTTCTTCATACTCCCAAATTTCCGGATCCAATCCATCTTTAGGATAATCAATTAGAGACTCCTTTACGGATCCTCCAAATGTATAGAACCAATTTAAATCGTCAGTTTTTAGTATAGTTTTATACTTATCCCCTTCTCTAATCGTTCGCTCATAAGTAATTGTATCTGCACCATTCGTAAGTTCTTTAACTGCACGGATCTGACTTTCTGTAGGTTTTGTAATGGATTCAACGCCAAACACAATATCGTTAGCAAATATCCTAGCTACACGTATCAACCTATACTTCTCCATAGCCTTATAAATAGTTGACAAGGCACGTATTCTTACTTTAGTAAGTAATACTGCTGAATCTACATGGCTATCAACTTTTTCTATCTTTCCATTTGGATAAATCCAATAACTTGCAGTAACTTCATGCTGTTCATTGATTCCAAATCTTCTTCTAGACTTCTTAAGTTCTAATTCAACATCTCCTTGAGGTCGTACACTAAAAGTAGTTTTAGTCATAGGATCCGTGAACATATACAACGCAACTTCTTCACCCTTTCTTATAGGACCATTATATGTCAATCCTAATTTTCTTCCACGTTCTTCCGGAGAAGTTTCTATTGATTCATGAAGAAGATGAAGTTTACGTAAGTAACCTATGAATACGTCCCATTCTAAAGGCATCGGACCTATTTCCTGATGAGAAGGAGGTCCTTCTTGTCCATAAATCTCGTATCCTAAAGTAGTAACACCATCAGCTAATGCCTTCATAGCCTGAATCTGATTTCTGGTTACTCCTCTATGAATTGTATATCCTACAGAATTGTCATCTAATGTTACTTTAATATCTCCTGTCAATTTCTGCCAAACCTCACTAGGATCCGTTTCTGGCTTTTTCCCTGTTAAACGGAGAACTTTTGAGTATGCCCATTTATCATGTCCTTCGGGAGTTTCATAAAAAGACCCATCAATTTTAATCCATAAGTGTCGCATAGGGTTTTATACTCGTTTAACGTTTTACGCACTGTACGAGGAACGCAGAGTGTTTCTTCAGTGTTTTATATAAGAGAACCATATCTGGACGTTACTGACTACTCCTTTACTATCTACTGATACTTCTAAAGAAGTTGGACCATAAAATCCGCTTTCTTCCCACCAGATATCAGCATCTCTTAGAATATCTGCTGTTACATCTACATCGTGCTCTCCAGAAGCGTCTTGCCATGAAATAGTTACACCAGTATCAAAAGTAGGATCTATATTTTTTATACCCCAACTTCTGTACTCAATATCCAATCCATAGTTCAAATCTACCTTTCTTGTTAGAATATCGTAATCTTCTATTTGTTCATTAGGAAGATCGGTTATGTTTAAAGTTACATCAACAGGAGAAATAAAGGTTTGTCTTTCTTCGTTGAGTCTAGATTCTTCAACATCTTCTCCTTCCTTAGCAATATCCTTTAATCTCTTAAACTCTTTTCTTGAATAGTTTGAATCAACTGCTTTCAGTGAATCTTCCAATGCAGAAGTTAGATCAGTATATTTATCAACATCTCCTTCTCCTAATTTTGATCGCCAAACTCCATCTGTAACTCCTTTCCATACAACAATACTTCCAAGATCAGAAGTTATAGTTATCTTACTACCAGAAGTAGAAACAGTAACTTTAGCATTAGGAGATAACTTTTTAATAAAAGTAGAAGGATCTTCATTAAGTTTGGATTCTCCTATTTTAGATAAACTAGCAATATACTTATCCTTAGTACCTATCTTTTTCTTATTTATAATAGATCTTAAGTTGTTAACAACATCTTCTGGGAGATTCTTTTCAATTTCGTCTAATCCCTCATCATCAACCTTAACGGTTTCTCCACGAAGTAACCTTTCGATTTTCCTTGCAGTTACACCAGGATGTATAGATTCGCCAACAACCACCATAAACTTTTTCGGATCGTCCTCATCGGAAACTACCTTACCTCTTTTGGAACGAGCAACATTTTCTGCATCTTGTTTGTCAGTAATTCCTTTGGCAACTACTTTTCTTACATCCT